AGGTTTTGTGTTTGGGATGCTCCTCAGACTAGACTCTCATAACTGCATCTATAAACTAAATGGACAGGCAGGTGAATTACAACATGATTTCATTAGCATATACAGTACACTGTGACGAATGCGCTGATAAACAGCCACTAGTAGCACAGTTACTAACAGAAGCACGATCAGAAGCTGCTAATATGGGATGGACAAGCGAGAAGATGGGCACAGGGGCTCAACAATGGTACTGTCCACCGTGTTCAGCTAGAAAAGTGAATGAGCAGGTAAATGGTGCTGCTTCAGAAGAATAATACATAGTATAAGGGCTGCTCTTAACGGGGCAGTTCTTTTTTGCGTTATTTGAGGATAACTGAGTAGTATATGCTTATATTTCCCGTTATATGTATAGTATATGTGTTTATTTGCTAATTAGTTGTTGACTGTGCGTATACAGTGTTGTAGTATATAGAGTATATAGAGGGGAGGTTATAGTATGCTTACGAACGAACAACCTGTATACATAGTTAACGAGCCCAAGACATTTGACATAGGGGGCGTATTCACATTAGTACTGATCGAAGGTGAGAATGGTTTATACGGTCACTATACGAATCATACTACGAACACGACTTTCTCTTATGATGGTGCAGGGTTGTCACAGAAGAAGATACTTAAGCAATTTTGGGACAAGGCTAAGAAGATACGTCCCGCTGCTGCTACAAAGTATAGAGGATTTAAACGATAGGAGGGAAAGTAATGCTTAGTTGGTTTCGTAAAAAGAAGCAGGATCAGACTAAACATGATATGGACTTAATGAGTCGCAGATTCACAGGTGCCTTTTGTGCCCATATAGTATTCATACGTATGGCAGGTGTTAAGGATAGGTTTGTAGTATGGAAAGATACACCTGGTATTATAGGTCGTCATAGGCTTGCTAGTAAGACTGTAGTTAACCATATGCTGCAAACACACTATAACGTGCTAGTACTGTCTGAAGAGGTAACTGTTGGCTACGGTATGAAGACTCATAATGTGATCGCTAAGAACTGGATAGGAGGAGTTAGGAATGGCTAAACAATTTGCATGGGACACAGAGGTATTAATCGGTAATATTCAGGAGACTGATAAGGTTAGGCATGAAGTAATACACTGCACGCTTAAAGGACAGGCTTATATAGCGATCGTAGAATGGAAGCTAGGCAATGAGGGTTGGAAGCGCACAAAGAACCGTACAATCAAAACTGGTGTGTTTGATGCAGCAGCTATTATACTGAATCGTTATGATGACGTAGCAGATGGTAAAGGTGACATTGATCCAATGGATGTAGATGTGAATATGATTTCACAGAAGCAGGAAGAGTAGTAGCTCCCTGCACCACATAGTAAAACGTAAGTAGCTCCCTGCACCGAGTAGGGAGTTTCTTTTTATATAGGCAATTTACTAGTAGCTCCCTGCAAAAAGGTCGAAAACCTTAGTAGCTCCCTGCAAAAAGGTCGAAATTGCTAGTAGCTCCCTGCGCCAGGACTGGACGAGCCGCCCGAGGAGAATTGTCAGAATATTTCGTCAATTATAAACACCAGAAGCCCGTGCAATCAATTGTCAGAATATTTAAGCAATTCAGATAATTATAAGTATGCTCACATTGTAATCATTATAATTGTCAGACTATTCTGTATACTATATATGCTCTTACTTTATAATCATTCAAATTAACTGACAATTCAAAATATATAATTAAATTGACAATGTACTATATCCATGATTCTAAATTGACTGACTATTTAACATTCTGCATATAGTATCATATTGTAATAATTATAATTAACTGACAATTCAGATAATTATATAAGTTCCTACATTAGAACGATTAAAATTAACTGAATATTCTTTTTACTTGACACTAGCTATTATACGTGGTACTGCTACATGTCCAAATTGTCAGAATACTTAATTAACTTGACATGACCAGGATTATATGATAGGCGAAACGTGTCGATATTATCTGATAATTCAGAATACACTGTTTACTTGACATATCGCTGAAAGTATGAAACTAATTGTCAGATAATTATAATGTGTATAATGAGCAGAATATTCTGACAATTTCTAAACGCCTGGTATGACTGCGTTTAAAATCCCAAATCGCTCACACGCCTTTCTAGCGGTCTATGTAATACACTTGCTAGGGGTGGGGTGTTAAAATCCCGTGTGCGGGCTGCTAGGTGCCTTAAAATGAATCATAGGAGACTGTATGCACGCCTATATCCTGCCTATAGGCTAGAGGTCATTGTATACACTACTCTAAATATTCTGACAATTCTGAAAATTCAGATAATAATTTGGATCGTGGCGAGAGCACCGTTTACAGAATATTCAGTCAATTTTTAAATTTGAATTTTACGATATAGTTCTGATCGGGATCAGAGGTACATTCAAAAAGTTAAATATACTGAATAGTCTGACAATTAGGACGTTGGAACGACTTATTTTCCCTATAATAGAAGGAAAAGTTTTTTAAAGAAATTTGCATTTTGTTGTTGACCTTTAGAAAACAATCCTGTAAAGTAAGAGTCAGATAAGGCGAACACAAACAACTAAATAAAAGGAGCGTGCCGAACATGAATAAAGAAGGCATTCAAAAGTTTTTAGCTGCTGCACAAATTGGTGATACGGTTACCATTTGCACTATGGAAGGCAGAGAGGAAAACCGCTATCATGGAGAGATTCTTTCTATACATGATACGCACATCATTGTAAACGATGAGAGATGGCTTTTCAGCGTACCAACAGCGGTATCATATCATCACTTCTACTATCATTCATTAGAAGTAAAACAAATTCAAAATTAGTTGTTGACTTTAAGAAAACAATCATGGTAAGATGGTATCAGAAACAAGGGCAACACAAAAAACTAAAAAACGAAAAGGTGGAATTTAAAATGAAATTATACCCAACTACTTACAACCCAACAGCGAGCTTTAAAAAAGAGATGTCAAACGTTGAGCTTTACGGTATCGAAGCAATTATAAATGAGATGCACAAGGATGAAGAATTTTTCGCAACTGCTGAAGGATTAGGGCTTTCTTATACATCTTCAGGTGACTATGCGATGTACAACATTTGCAACGGTGACTACGAGCACGAAGGGGCTAACCTTTCATACTTTGCTATCACTGAAGACGGTCGCTTGTGGACAGTCGCTTATGATGAGGAAGAAAACGAAGTATTCTTTGTAATCGAAAATTAACAAAGGGCGGGGGCTCGTCCCCTGCTACATATCAAATAAAATAATAGGAGCGTGTACAATATGGAAATGTTAAGAGTTGCTGAATTTGAAGGAGCTAAAGCTACGATGAACGTATTAGAAGGTGTTAAAAGGATAGTGGCGAACGAGTCATACACAAACGAAGCTATTGCAGCAGTGGAAAGACAGTTGGAAGAGAACGAAGAGAAGGAGCTCTTTGACCTTCTTATCGAGCATGGAACGAAGGTTATTGCAAGTTATCCCATTTCTAACAATCACGGGTTCGCTATCATCTACCTAGACAGTGACAAAGCTATCATTCAAGACGGGGAATACTATGCACTATGCGAGATAGACGACAGAGGGGAACACATCGTATATGATAGTTTTGAAATCCCACTAGCTGAATGTATGCGAGTTTAAAGGGGGCGGGCTGATATGGATACAACTGTATATAAATTAGGTTGCGAGTTCTTGGAGACTGATGCAGACGAAGAAACGCTGCAAGAGGTCATTAATAAGCTTACAGAAGAGCACGGGGAAGACTACGACCTGGACGAAGTAGGGGACGCTCTGAATGCACTGGGGCACTTCTCACGGTATGTAGAAATTAACGAAAATATTAAAAATTATATCCCCGAACATAAAGAAGATTAGGAGCGTGTACACTATGATAACTAAACTTATTCAAGTAGAGAAAATGCAGTATGAGCATGAAGGCGAACAAATTGATTTCGACCGTTATGTGTTCGAACGCCAAACGCCTATGAGTAACCAGGATTGGAGCATTGTTGTTAACTTCAGAACGGGTAAAATTACAGGTGATGCGGTGCGATACGGTTCATGGGATGACCTGACAGAGGAAGAGTGCTTGGAGTGTTTGTCCACACTAAAGCCCGACCAAATCACTAGAGACTTTTCCCACATGCTACCAGGAGGTGCGAACTAATGACAGAGAGAGAAAAGCAATTACTAGAAGTGATTCAAACGTTACGAGGTGAGGTGTACGATGCTATTAGTTTTATGGAGACTTTCGATGCTGATAGTTTAGCCGATAGCGAGGAAGAGGGCACAGAGCGCCTACAAAATAAAGAAGATGCAGTTGAGCACGCAAACAAGGTGCTAATAGAATTAGGTTTAGAGCAATAGTATATAAAAATAATATTAGGAGCGTGTACATTATGAAAATTATTAATAGTATCGGTCAAATTGTTAACGGGGAAGGTAGCGACACTACTGTAAAATTTGTTAGAAAATACCAGGATACAGAAGGCAAGTGGAAAGGCTACGAGTTTGAAACTAGCGATATGATTGCCTTTCAAGTATTCAATGAAAACGGGAAAATGACTAGCGAATATGTAAGTGATATTTTCCGCCTGGAAATAGCTGAAAATTATGCACTGGTATTAATTGGTAGTCATGACGAATACTTTGTTATGGAAGACGTTGACTATGCATTCGATACGGAAAAACTAGTTGAATATGTTAACCTGCATGAAAGCGAGATTCCCGACTATCAGAAAGAGTATGAAGAGTGGGAAGAGGAAGAGGGTGACTATTAATGTTATGTAGATGTGAAGTTTGCAGCAGCTCATTCAATCATTCGTGGGATAAAACAATATGCACGACATGCGAGGAAAAGAAACGTAAAGGCTATAGCAATGAGAATCAAAGAGTCATGCTGAATGACTTGAGCACGCTATTAGATAAGCTGAATGCAGAATATACGCATGATGAAAGCCTACGTGAAAAACTAGTAGACGCAAATATATATCCTAGTCAGTTAAAAGACATATCAGCAAACTTAAGGAGGTTACTACGATGAAAGAGTTTGGAAGGGGTTCACTAAAGGTCATGGTATGCGGGCTTGCATTATATGGTTTGCTTGTACTCTATTCACACTTAATAGTATTGGGGATGAAATAATATGAGCGATGAGAGAAGGCAGTTTTTAGACCTGGTATTATACAGCGCTGTGGAAGACGCTAACAGCGATATGGAGCTAAACCAGGGGAATATATCCCAACTGATAGATAACGGGGTTACGTGGGCAAATAGGCACCTTAAAAGCGATATGCAGTTGAAAGCAATTGATAGACATATCTTGTCAGAAAAAGTTAAGTTCGAATTGGAAAATAATTAGGAGGTTGTACAAATGGAATTAGTCAAAGGTCGCACAGTCGAAGCAGGTCAAAAGGTCAAAGTATATGTTAACTTGAATCAGCAAGGAAGGTTTTCACTAGTAGACGCTAAAAGCGGGCTTGTGGTAGCGTATGCGGAAACTGTGCACCTGGCGGACGGTAAATTCCATGTAGGCGAATCAGGTCGTAAAAAGATTCTAGAAAGCAAGCGTAAACGGGTTCATGCGTGGGTAACTGGAATACTTTTAGGGGTTGATATAGAGCAACCGAGCCACCTCACAGAAGAGGTGTACTACAATCCATATACACATGAGAAGTTCGAAGCACAGAACGGGGATATTGTCAACCATGCACAAGAAATATATTTTGTCAACAAACGATGTTATATACAGAAAGGGGAATAAATATGTATAGTATACGCATATATTGTATGCACCCACGTAAAGGGCTCCAGGTGCGATATGTCACCTTTGATACTTATACCCTGGCAACCGACTGTATAGAGGTTCTAGGCGGTAAGGAAAGCCCAGGATACACAAGTGATATGTACTTGGAAAGTGGTACGATTACTAGGGATATACTAGGCGAGTTAGTGAATGATAGGTCTATAGAATGCCCAACACTGATTAACTATTTAACTAAAACGATATAAGGAGGAGCACACTATGACTGAATTGTCAATGAAAGATTTATTACTTATGGCATTGTTTGGAGATGAGGAGGAGAAGGACGAAGCACGAAGGGAAGCCCAACGAAGGCACGAGGAGGAAGACGAGGACGAGGAAGAAGAAGAAGAAGAAGAAGAAGAGGACACAAATGATAGATTGTCAAGTCGTGAACGAGCGATGAGAGAAGCAGGACACAGAGAGACCGACTTTTTCTAGAGTCGGTTTTTTGTCGTTTGTCAAGCATAACTTTTCGACACGGTTCGACATCACCCCACCCCGTACCATTTTTTACCATAAAGGCGTACCACCCCTACCCAGGGGGCTACCCCAGGCTCAAATTTTCCCAAAAAATTTTTTAGGGTGAAATATGAAGGTATCTTAAACGGACACCACCCCCTCCCAGTAAGCCCGATCATGGAGCCCCTATATAGCCCCAATGAAAAGCCCCTATAGGAAGCCCCATAATAAGCCACCCAGTAGGCTCACATAAGGAGCTCACATAGGATGTACCGACTAGAAGCCCCTAGCGCCCCGTGTAAGCCCCATACGAAGCCCCACATAGAAATCGTAGAGAGCAACAGGAAGCAAACTGAGAGCCCAGTATGAGCCACAATAGATCACAAAATAATACCCAAAAATTTTAAAGGGGTACTACCTTTGCATCCTATTATTTACATAATACAATATAGTTGTAAGTAGTGGACAAAAGAAAAAGCCCCCAGGGAGGGGACTTGATGTATTAATCGAAGCTGTCAAACGTACACGGTTTCGCTTCTAGGATTTCCTTTAGGTGTTCATGTGCGTTCTCAGCAGTTATGTCTATACCCGTGAACTCTTTAATCTCATCCTGGATGTCTTGTGGGATCATATCGAGTAGGGCTTTACCGTAGCCTAAGTTATGTACCATTGCATTGTAAACCTTTGGATAATATGTACGCATCCATTGCATGTACCCATACTTCACGGGAATAGGGCACATCATGCAGCCTACCCTTGGAGTGAACATGCTAAACTTCAGTTTCTTGAGAAGCATAGCTTGTCTACGTGTAACGGTTTGTATTTGCTGCTCTTTAAGTTGTTCTACGTCTATACCTACCGCTGTAAGTACAAGTCTATGTTCGTCTATAACTCGTCCCAAAGTTTTAGGATCAGGATAGCTCTTAATCATATTCTTCTTGTATATGTCACTATAAGGGACTTTCTCTTGTTCTACGTAGTTCCATATGTCTTCTTCGTTCCACCATAGGATAGGTCTGACAACTAGTGCTTTCCACTCCTGGATTGAATAGAAGAACTCTCCGTCTCGTAATCCTGCGATCTTACGTTGTGAAGATTCGTCTGCACGTAACCCTACGATGATTAAGTCCCAGGTATGCTCCTTAAGTGCTCTCTTCATTGGTTCGTGCTTTAATGTGCCGCAGCATTTCTCACTAAGCGGTGTACCATGTTGTCTAGCACCCTTTCGAGCTGTGAAATAGTCGGACGTTATACCCCCGTTGTCGTCAATAATCTTCTTCAGGGATCGCTTCGGCTTCGTAGTTGTCAGTCGTAAATTCCACTCTGTAGTTAAGAATTTTGCAAATTGTCGGACTTCAGGAAACTCATTTACTGTATCGTTCCAAATAATATCTACGTCCGATGGGTCTCTACCTAGTTCAGCTAGAGCCTTACGAGTTAAATATAACTGGACTATAGAGTCGATACCGAAGCTGCATGATAATACAGGACGTTGTACACGCTGTAGTGCCATTTTTAAAAGTTCGATCGTACGTCTTTCTTTCATGTCTAGTGTTGTGCCTAGCTTGTCCACTTCAAAATGACCATAACGTGTAGCTTTATCTGCACGGGTAGACTGCCATTTCTTATCTCCGTCCTTATAGGGTTGAACCTGTAAATTGTAACGATTAATAATCTCCATTGTGTGTTATCCTCCTGATCGTAAATAAAAACTCTCCCTTAATATAAGAGAGAGCTTTCTATTCTGTTTATTCTTCGTCTTCTGCCGCTACATAAGGTTCATTGATACATCCGTAATAGACATTGCCTTGTACGACCTGTTTATGTGTATCCCACTCTTCCAGGTCTACCGTAGTATCTGAGCAAGAAGGATTTAGTGTCATGTCTACTGCTAACGCTTTTTCGATTGCTTCTTGTTCACTATTTACGCCTGATACTTCTACAAGTACTTTAGCTACGACTGGTACTGCTACTGTGTAAACTTTACCCATTGTTTTTCTCCTTTTCTACTACAGGCTTGAACATTTCAAATAGTTCCACATACACTTTCGGGTTCCCCTGAATGATGTGAGCTGACATGTTTTCAGGTAGCTTGTCAATTTTGTTAGGTTTAAGTGCGTTCATTACAACAGATAAACGGTTATACTGGTTCATTTCTACATACCATAACTGTTCAGTCTTTGGTGCTAGACGTTTCAACTGTCTTACCATAGCTGCGTTATCTTCGGAATGATTGTCACCGTCCGATAGGATAAGTACGTAAACATCGTGGTAGTCTTCGTAAGCATACTCATCTGTCATGCTATTAAGTCCTGATATAGCAGGAGACACTAACGCACCAATACCTTCACCCTTACCGAAACACTTTTCAAAGTTAGCTTTTCTAACACCTTCAGCGTCAAATGTGATGTATCGTGCATCCACACTTCTACCATAGTGAAGGTGTAACATTGCTTTTGTCCAGTGCGCTACGCATTGAGCCATGTATGTTTCCCATTGACCCATAGAACCTGAGCTGTCTTTCGCAACTAGCAATATAGGGTAGCGGTCGATCATTGTTGCGTTTTCTTTAATAGTAATTCCTAACACTTCAGCTAATCGAGCCATTACGTCTTGTTGAAGTTGCAGTTTCTCAGGTGTTGGGCTAAAGTCTCGAATTAGCTCTGTAGATACAACAGCTTCCGCTAAAGGCATCTTCTCTTGTTCGACTTTCTTAACTTCTTGTTTCTCATAATCTACTTCTACAGTAACCTCAGCGCTTTTTTCTCTATCCTTAGGCACAGTTAAAGTTAATGATGCTCCTGAACGAGCTTCTAATTCTGCGATCCTAGCTGCTTGCAGATCAATGTTTCTTTGTAACCTGTCGTTATCCTGGATAAGCCCTTCGATGATTTCATATACTTCACCTTTAGCTTCTTTATGTGCTGCATTTATTACCTGCATTGCTTTATGTAACGTTTTAATTTTACTCATTTTATTTCTCCTCTCGTTTTACAAAATCTTTATACCACTCGTTGACTTCTTTAGCTTCTTTTGCAAAGTTAACAAGGTAGATAGGCAGCCACCCCACTATTAGTAGGAGAGCATATAACGGATACAGGAATAGAGAGCCCCACCCGTCTGTAGCTATCACAAAAATCCAAAATACTACGCCCATAACCAGGTATAGAACAACTGCGCCTATGATCCACCAAATCACAACTTCTCACCTGTAGCGTCCTGGTATACTCGTGCCGCAACCATCATAGCATAATTCCCGATATGTGCTGCTTCAGTAATCGCAGCTACCGTATGGGAATTGATTGCTAAACCGTGATGTAAGACATTATCCTCAAAGCTTCCTGCCTTACTTTCTAATTTATATTTTAAAAAGTTAGGATCGCAATTGTACCAACCTTCTTTAAAGTCGTTCTTCTTAAGCTGTTCTTCCATCTGTGCAGCAAACCAGGCTACAGCAGGACGTACATCTGCAAGCGGGTGTTTCTCTATACGTTCACGTATAAACATGCACTCTCCGCCTGATATGATGCTAAGTTGCCAACCGTCTGCTCCTAGCTCATTAAGCTTGTCCATAGCGATTGTACCGTGATAATGGGGCTCGGATAACTTATGCAGAGGTATTTTCTTATACTCGTATTTCTTAACGTCCATTCTTACCATCCTTCCAACTCGATCCTTTGGTACGATGGATGTTAAATGCAGCTCTAGGAGAAAATCCCATTTTAACGAGTTTTTTAATGTTTTTGTATCCTTCTTCACCATAGAAAGTAGATATTGTCCAGGCATCCTGTTCGCTGAATCCGAGCTCTTGTACCTTTTTACCAATGTCGTTTAGTTCGAACGATGCATCTCTAATAGTTATAGAACCTCCGTACATCGTTTCAAACGAAGCCATTCTGCTTCTGCCTTTACCTGAATGAGCAACGATGGTTTCCATCTCTCCAACCCTAATCATAGTACCGTCAGGTTTCTTAAAATACATTATTACATCTGAACCTTTAGGTTGTTTACCTAGCACGGTTAATACCTCCTCGTTTCGGGAATGACCAAAACATCTCTGCATGACCGCAGTCCTGGCACCACTTGATAATCTTACCTGTTACGTGCTCATGCGGGCACATATCCATTATACGGTTATGAGCGTGCTCGATGTTCTTGTCTAGTATTTCGAGTTCAAATTCCGTTTGTCTTCGTTGTGCGTATAGCTTGTCAAGATACTCTTTAGCATCTTCCATTCTCATAAACTCACCTCTATTCTACGTCCTCGTCCCAACGTTCAACTCGACCTCGTGAGTAAGACCAAATACCATTCTTTTGAAGTGTCTCTAATGTAGTTCGTACAGGAACGTACTGGATTGATAGCTCCTCTTCAATAAACGTCTTTGCCATAGCTTTTGTAGGCAAGAAGCATGTTGGAGATAAGTCTGTTGTATCGTCCTCCGCTTTAAAGTCATAGAATACATCTTCTTCGAACTGGTAGGCGATTGCCCAAAAAACCATACCCTTTTCCATTACGAATCCGCCCCTATCTTCGTCATTTTAGCTCTGCCGATCACTTCAATCTTGCTCATAGTGATAAACTTCACTGAACGGATAGAGGTAACCGTACCCTCATCTCCGTTAGCGAATTGTAAAGTAGTACCTACAGCAACGTCTTCATTACTGCATAGTCTTCTAAACGAATGAATCTCACCTATCTTTGCCATTATCGAACACCGTCTAGGTTACGTCTTTGGTTCACTAAAGCGTTCCAGTTTCCTTCGAATACACCTAAATATCTAACAAGGTCTGTTCCGAACTGCTCTTGCTCATTTGTCCAACCGTAGCTTAAGAACTCTACCATTTCATCGTACATTTTAGCTTCAGACTTATTATGAGGAACCTTCTTGTCAGGGAATAAGCCTGTGTAGAAGTAACGAATCAATCCTGGCTTCTCTTCTTTTAAAACTTCCTCAAGGCTGTGCAATGCTACCTTCTTAAGTTTACGTTCTAACTGCGTAGTCCCTACTGTTTGAGCATATGTTAAGTCTGTAACTCGTTTCTTCTTAGGGTTCTGCTCTGTTCCCATTTCCTCTACAATGTCTCTTCTCGTAACTTTAACACGGTTGTAAGTTAAGTAATTAAACATTTTAAGCTCACGTCTAGTGACCATTTTCCCGTAGGCAACAATCTTATTTGTTTTACGATCAATGGCTACTATAATTGTTCGTTCAAGGTCTGTTAAGATAATATTATAGTTTTCTGTGTCCATATCACGGTCAACCATGTTTCTAATAGAAACTGATTGCATAGCTTCTTCTATAATACTTTTCGGGAACGTGTCTTGTCGTGTTTCAATAATTCGTAGAGAATCAGAATCAATTGTTACAATCGGAACAACTTCTAAAAAGTCGATTTCGTCATTTTTATTCCACTCATGACTCTCCGCCACCGTTAAAGCATCCGTTACGTTATACTCCCACTTTACATCTACATCATCATATCTCATTTTATACACTCCCTCATTTTAATTTTTTTCGGTATACCCTGAACCAGTAGTCATACCCTTTGTCTTCTACCCCTTTACGCTCGTAGCACTCACGGTAGTCTTCTAACGGAAATTCAGGAAAGAACTTGTCCGCTTCAAATGCAGCGTCAATTTCAGTTAGATACAATCTGTTTGCGAATGGTAGAAACTGCGTGTATACGCTTTCTCCGCCAATAATCATTATTTCTCTATACTTCTTGAACTCACTTAAAACTGATTCCACATTTGGAAGCACTATTACGGATGGATCAGGGTTATAACTTTCATCCCTGGTTAACACAACATTTATGCGATGCGGCAATGGTTTACCTATACTCTCGTATGTAGCTCTACCCATAATTACAGGCTTGTTGTATGTATGTTCTTTAAACCAATCGAAGTCCTCTTTGATGTGCCATAGCAGCTTATTCTCTAAGCCAATCTCGTTGTTTTTTCCTTTCGCTGCTATCATAGATATTTCCATCTGTAAAGCTCCTCTCAACTGCTTGTATTTAGTATATATCCGTGGTTGTACATTAGTCAACAACTTTTTAATAAAATATAGAAAAAGAACTAGACAATATAGTCTAGTCCTCCGCAAACCTGCATATTATATAGGTTTACCCTGTTCCCATAAGCGCTTGCCTTCTTCTTTATCGATCATGATAGGGATAGCTTTCTCATCTGCTGCAAGGAAGTAAGTTCCTTCTTCCGCTTCATGCATGATGATTTCCCCGCTCTCCGTTACACGAGCCCAAGCTACTTGTTTCCTAGCTCTCCACGCTTTGTATTTAGCTATTAAATGTGGTACAACGATCGGTAAAGTGAAAGCAAAGTATAGAAATAATACATACGCAATCCATTTAGCCATTCAAATGCTCCCCTTTCAAATAGGTCATAACCTCGTCAAATTGGGCATATAATGTCTCTAACGAACCGTTATTATACAGAACGAAATGGACAGGCGCTTCAGCGATATACTTTTCTGACTCGTGATCTAAGTCTTCTAGAGAGAAGTTATCCCCCGCTGATTTAGCACGCTCAATCCGTACTTCCTTAGACGCTTCTACTCTAATAAGTGTGTAACCTTCTTTATAACAGCGCTCGAACTCGTTTGGCTGTCGTGCGTCTGTAATCATAGGCATGAACTCTACCTGGTCATTACGAATGTTGTAACCCTTAGCTGCTCTACGAACAATCTCAATATGATTAAAACATCGGTCAATCCAAAAGTTCTCACCATAGATAAATCGCATAAGTTGTCCGTACAACTGATAACCTTTACGAGGTTTCGGGTTTACAGGTACGTGTGGGAACTCTGCATGAAACATTTGCTTTAAGTCATCTGCAAAAGCAAAAGGCATTACACCATATTTCTTATCCGCATAGAGCTGTAACGTAGTCTTCCCTGATCTAAGCTCACCTGTAATAGCGATCTTGATTTCTCTGACCATGTTCTTATCCTTATCCGTGTATTTCATGGGTTCACTTCTCCTCTTCTTTTAGTCCCACAGACACTTTACCTTTAATCACTGGATGAGGGTCATAACCGATAAGCTCAAAGTCGTCTATCGTATAGTCCTCGATATTCTCATGAACTGCTTTCACTTGAAGTGTTGGTAATGGCTTAGGTTCACGAGTCATTTGCAGCTCTAATTGCTCGACGTGGTTGTTATAAATATGCACATCACCGCATGAGTATACAAGTTCTCCAACCGCTAGACCTGTCATTTTCGCAACGATATGTACTAATAGAGCATAACTAGCGATGTTAAATGGAAGCCCCAGGAATACGTCATTTGAGCGCATTGTGAACATACAGCTTAGTTTTCCGTCCGCTACATAGAACTGGAATACGTAATGACACGGTGGTAATGCCACTTTACCGATTACCGATGGGTTAAACGCTAGTACCAAGTGTCGTCTTGAATCAGGGTCTGCTTTAATTTGCTCAATAACATTTTTTAACTGGTCAATACCTTCGTTGTTCCAGTTACGCCACTGCGCCCCGTAAATAGCTCCCAGGTCGAACCCGCACTCTTTAATACAGTCAAAGAACTCTTTCTTCGGTAGAGGTCGTCCTAATTCTTTATACCAACGGTAAGCGTCATCATCCCAAATGTGAACATTCTTGTCCAATAGGTCTTTCATGTTCGTACTTCCACTGATAAACCATAATAATTCTTCCGCAATCACTCGGAATGGGAGTTTCTTCGTTGTTAGCATCGGGAACCCTTTAGATAGATCAAAGCGCATTTGTGCTCCGAACAATGATCTAGTACCTGTTCCAGTACGATCTCCTTTGTAGTTACCTTCTTTAAGGATTTTCGCTGCTAATTCTAAATACTGTGTATCTACGTTGTTGTCAATTGTCATCTGTATCTTCTCCTCTAACCGATTGTTGCCACTCTTCTATCCAGGATGGTATAAACACATCCTCTTTCACTTCTAAATGTGCAGTAATAACCTTACACTTAAAACAATACATATGCTTAACGTGGTCTTTTTCTTTAAGCCTACTTTTCCTTCTATATATCTTAACTACGTTGCTACATTCTGTGCATTGTAGATATGTAGAACATGTTTTTGTCTTGCTCCCTGAAGCCATATCACCCACCTCCTGCTGCCATAAGCTATGTTATATTCTCATTATAACATACTCCAAATTCACTCTGATGTGGTGGAGATAAAATACACACTAGTTAGTGAACTAAAGTGTAGCTGCCACACCTAGCTTATGACGTTTAGCGAAAATGTGTAGTGCTTCTTTTTCATGTTTATTTATGTCACGGTTAGCAAATCCTTTAGCCTGGACAACCTTGAAGTCTCTGATCTCCACAGAAACTAATGGCTTGTCCACATCATCTTTATGACGAAGGAACACAATTTGCGATACACCTCTGTTTACTTTTCTAACGTAACTTGCGATACAGTGATGTAGCTCGTTACCTTCCGCTACAACTTCCGCAGCATCTTTTGGCACAACTACTTTGTAGTCACCTAATCGACCTGTTTCCAGTACACGGTAGTTATCCGCAGATTTAGCGAACTGTGCTACTGCTATCGGGTCTTTAATGACGTTGTAATTTCTAGCAACAATGTCATGGTACGTTTTTAAGTATCTAGGGTACTTATGGAAGCTTGTGTTACCCATATCTACGTTCATGTTGTAATAATCTCTGTATGTAACAAAAGCACTAGCATAGTCTAGTCCTTGCATGTTAAAGCAGTCGAACAATAGGTACTCAATAAGCTTGTAAGTATTTGGATGGTTATGTTGGAAAACAAAACCAAAAAATGAACCATCTGCAAAGTTCCCTATCTTTGACTCTTTAACTCGGTTAGCTAATAGAAAATCGTTTATAGTTTCTTCTTTTAGGAACACAGCTAAACGATCGTCCATTTGGAATACTTCTTGCAGGTCTTCAATTTGCTTGATGTACCCTCTGTAAATGTCCATAGCTTGCTGTGTCAAGAACGATGCGTGTTCTGCCAAACCATACAGTCTGTCCGCATTATTCGTAAATGTTCGCAGGAACTTATACTGAGACTTTGTTAACCCAAACATTTGATGAATTTTGCTGATTCCGTCCCTTTCTGCGGCTACTACCATTTTACGAAGGCTAGAGTTCTTTTGAATGTCATCGATATTTAGACCTGCTTTATAAAGTAACTCTAACTTACTATACTCCTGGATAAGACGTACAAGGGAACGAGATGTCATCGTTACTTTCTCTTCGCCAATCTTACCCATAATTTTTACCATCTTTTCGTACATACCTTTGTTCTCAGGAACCGATACTTCGTCAAGGAACTTCTTGGCTCCGTCTGAATTATAGAAGTCGTTTGACCTGCTGTAACCATACAGCAAATCACGAGGAATAACTAAGTCTATGTTAGAGAGATTAAACTTAACTTCTCTGCCATTTCGTACGATGTAATACTTTTTGTTACGTAGATCATACATCATCTCTGTTAAAACAAGTTTTTCAACTTTTCGTACTACTTTCGTATATGTTGCATAGAAATGAAATGAGTAGGCTGTCTTTTCAATCATGTAGTAAGATACGTGCCCGATTTCGAATGTAGGTTTAAGCTCACCTGCTTCGATTCTGTCTAGCACGGTTGTAAAGTCTTCTGTCAAAATCATCATCTCCCTATAGTTTGTATAAAGCGTATAACTTCACTATAGCATACAAATAAAAAACCAGTCAACGATTAATTGACTGGCTCTGTTAGCTTATTTATTTTTCGTTACGAAGGTACCAATGACGTTTCCACGCTAGTTCTAACGCACGGTTTGACAACGAGTTTACTTCTTCGTCAGCCGCACCTTCTACTACACGTAGGAAATAGCGGATTAGGTCATAGTCGGAACCTGTAAACTCTTTCTTGTCCGTTAAGTGGGCAATTGCTAAATCAACAATTACGTCACGTTCACATGGTTTAGAGCAATCAGCTTTGTCATCACATGTGCAAGGGACTACCTGGTCTTCAGCAGGACATGGTACTGGTTCTACTGCCGCTTCTTCTGCGCTGTATTCTTCCACTTCTTTAGGGTCGAATACGAATGTTAAGTCGTTAAGCTTGATTTCGATTACCCTTTTATGAACTCGAAGCTTTCCATAAGCTGCTCCGCTTTTCAATGGGATTACGAATGGAGCAACACCATGACCATGACGTTTTAGTTGGTCGATACCTAAACGTAATGCGTCTTTATACGTATCCGCTAAATCAGGGTGAGCAAGGTCTAAAGAATCAGTTACATAGTGAACGAACTCATCCTCCGTCTTCGGTTTAGGAGCTTCCGCTTTTTGTAACGATTGCTCTGCTTTTTGTTGATGCTTCGCTAGTTCTAAACCTGCCTTACTTAAATTCGAAATCAAGTCTACCACATTGATCTCTTTAAAGTTGTCGGATGGTAAGAATCCTAACATAGCTTGTACATAAGCGTTCACAGGATGCCCTTCGAATAGTTTATCGAGATTCACATTCTTCAATGCTTCCTCTTGTTTTCTATCCTCTAAGTCTTGTAATACTACAAGCGCTTTTTCTAGCTTCTTTTCGATTTTAACGATCTCGTTATATACCTCAGGTGAATCTACATCTAAGTTCCCTGTAAGTAAACCACGCTCTAGGTTCCTTGCTGAATCAGCCGACATACCTAGAAGACTTACTACTTTGTTAAACGTTTCTTCCATGTGTAATTCCTCCTAATTTCATTTACAGTTGGTCTGCAAATGAACTAAACTTACCTCGATAGTTATGTGTTAGACTAGCAAAGCCCATTTCAGGATAGATTCCTGTTTCCACACCTTGCTTGAAGTGGTGGATATACGCTGCAAAGCCTGACGCATCTTTAGCGATGTCAATTTGTCCATTGTGACCTGTAATAGCTACATAGCAGCTATCATCGATACGGGTTAAAACTTTTTTAAGCTCATCTTTCGTAGCGTTTTGCGCTTCGTCAATGATAATACCTACTTTAGAGAATGTGCGACCACGCATAAATGTATGAGGTGCTACTTTGTAATCGTAGTTAGCAAACTCATCTGTCATTAATTCGTAGTTTAAGAACTGTGTACTTATGTTCGCACCTTCTAGCGCTTGCATAAATGGTACCGCATATTCCTTGATCTTATCTGAAACTTCACCAGGTAAGAAACCTAAAGACTTCTCTTGGACTGGGAATACTACATAGTACAATCTATCGATTAAACCTTTTTTAAGTAAAGCGTTCATAGCCTGTGTTGTAACGGTTGTCTTTCCTGATCCCGCTACTGAGTCTACCATTACTCGTTGATGTTTATAGAGTTTTGCAACCATATCTTGTTGTTCTCTGTCTAAACTCTTGATTAATGGAAACTCTTGTTTTGAAAGCTTGTCCAATGATAAACGTTCTGTACCTGCCATATGTATGCTCCTTTACTGTAGGTATTAGTAACCTTACACTAATTATACCACATATAACACCGTCCTCTCGGTCACTAGCCCCCGACTGTATCTTTTTTATGTTAATGCTAGTTATACATAGTATAATTGTTGAGTTACGATATGTCAACAATAATTAAAAATAAAAGACCACCCGAAGGCAGTCTCTATATTTTAGTCGAGATATAGGCTATAATATCATCGAATTGTGTATTAGGTTGGAACGTGAATAGAAACTCAGTACCAGGCGTTTTCATTACAACTTTAGGCGTTGCAGTAACAGGACAATTCCACTCTTGCTGATTGTTAATATGTCGTGCCACTTTGATAAACTCTGCTGTTTCGTCTTCCGCATTACGCATTAGTTCAGCAGGAATAAAGATTTCGTGTTCCGTTGTCATTCTTCCTACAGTCTTACGCTCCTTAAACATAAAGAACGTATCCATTAAACTAGCGGTTAACGTCTTGCGTTCCGTACTCATTATTCTGCATCCTCTGTTTTAGGGAATGTTTTCTCGTGCCACGCTTCCCAGTTTGACTTCTTGATGAATCCGAAGATGTATGTAATAGCTGAGTCTTCGAGTCCGCTATTGATTGGCGATACGCCTGTAGCAGCTAAACCTGTACCATCGTCAATGATAATAACAGCATCTTCGCCTAGATCAACCACATGACCTTTTGCTGCATAGTCTGCAAAACGTTTAGATAATTCTTGCATATCTAAGTTTGCATTCATACATTTAGCGAAGATTAACTTATGTAAATATGGGTCTTCTTCGAAGTTACTTTGTACTTGTAATAAGTGCGGGCGATCGTTAACTTCGTCAGGAGATTTCGCAATAAGGAATTTATACTCCTGGTAGCGCTTTTGGAACAAGTCTGTAAGTAACTCAATCACCGTTTGGTAATCTTCGTCAGTTGGTTCAGTTGTAAGTAACTGTGTTAATGTTAACTCGTTTACAGGCGCAACTTTGTACTCAGGAACGTAGAATACTCCTGTTTCTGTTGCTTCTGCTGTTGCTTTTAAAACTTTCAAATCATCTGTGCATAACTTACCGTTATTCTTCTCGTTTGTCATCTGAATCTCTTCCCTTCTAATGGTATGTTTTACTTCCGATAGTACTTCTTCGACTATCTCTTTCAAAGATTGCATTGTCTTTCTGTTCTCTCTATGGTGATTCCTTGATCGTATGTACCCCGCAAATAAGATTGCTGAGTAGAGAAGCACAAATAAGACAATTAACCCAACTAACATTATATCATACTCTATAACGCTTGTCACTAGTTACACCGCTTTCTTTTTTCTTTTCGGTCTCCTCTAGCTCTTTCGCTTTTTTAAGGAGCCTTCGCATAAGTTCATCCACACCGTCTTTAGATAGTCTGTATTTGCCTTTACGCATTGTTGCACCTCCTGTATAAATAGTATAACATATATTGTACTCCATAAAAAAAGAGCAGCCGAAGCTACTCACGTTACAGGGGTACCAGTTCCATCTACCCACCCATTGTTAGTCGCATTACGATACAATGGCTTATTTAAAGTTGTGTCGAAGAAATATTGCCCTACTACAGTTGTTGTAGGTCTTTGTGCTGTAGTTCCTGAAGGGAATAGGTTAATTGTTACTGCACCGTTTGCGTCAGGAAGTACGTTGTTGACTTTCTTTACCATTCCTGCCACACTTGGGATTGAGATTGTTACATTTCCGTTTGCGTCAGGTGCTGTACTGTTTACTGACTTTACCATTCCTGAAACGCTTGGAATAGAAATTGTAATGTTACCGTTCGCATCGGGTTTGTTACCATTTACTGACTTCGCTCTTGTATTCACATCTGTTTTAACAGTGTCAAGCTCTGCCTTCGTTGCAAAATCTCCGCTACCTTCTGATCCTTGTTCTAGCTTTTGTACCGCTAAATCAAGTTCCCCGATTTTCTCAAGAATGTCAGGGTTATTGTTATACATGGTATTACGAGTCATAGGGTTATTTGACATTGGTTTCATCCTTTCTACAAAATAGTCTTCTTTAATATAAAAGAAAACCGACCCTATTTAGAGTCGGCTTCTATAAGATTACTGGAAAGTTCCCCAGTAAGAGATACGTTTTCCGTCACTAGTTTCACCTGTTGCAACGTATGTACCGTCTACGCCTTTGATCCAAACGTAACCGTCTTTCTCCATTCCGAATGAAGTATACGTGAACGTTCCACCACTGTACAGAGTACGAAGGTGAGTTGCATTTACGCTTGGCTCGCTTCTTACTTTGATTGTAGTGTTAGCTGTGAATACACCGTTTTGTGGTGTGAACCAACTAGAGTCGTATCCACCTCCACCAGTGCTTCCGCCTGTAGACCCACCTGTGCTTCCACCAGTAGAACCTGTACGTTGTCCTGTGATAGCGTAGCAGATAGAGTCTGCAATTTTGTCTACGTTCCATTTAGCCATATCGCTCTCATTGTCGATGAAACCAAGCTCGATTAGGATAGCAGGTGCAGACGTGCTGTTTAATACGTAAAGGTCTGTACGAGGTTTAGCTCCACGGTTAGACCATCCGATGTCGTCAGAAAGCTGTTTAGAAACTTTAGCAGCTAATGCTTGTTGGTCGTAGTAACAAACCTCTACGCCACTAGCAGAACCGTTGTAAGCATTTAAGTGTAATGAAATGTCTAAGTCTACTCGGTGAGCATTACATTTCGCTACGATGTTACGTAAGTTAGCGCTTTGCGTAGAACCTGTTTCGTCTGTGCAGTCATAAACTGTGTGACCAAGGCTACGAAGTTTGCTAATTAAAGCATCTTTGACCTGGCGATCCATAACATGTTCTTTTCGGTTACCATAGTTAGCACCTTGTACGATAGAGTTGTGACCACCGTGTACGTTATATGTTCCCATTAAACTTCCACTCCTTTTAAATTTAGTAAATAATACCCGTCTTTAATATAACGGTTGTTCCCAAAAATTAGTATCTTCTTGTAAAAATGTCTGTAGCTTGAGGTGTCATGATGTCTACAGTCGTGTAACCAAAGGCATTTTCTTGCTCTTTTGTTATGTAAGGTTCTAACACATGATCCATTCCTACCATGCTGTATACAGACGATTGAGCGTAGTGGTCATCTCCACGGTCTGTAATAATTTGGTACACTTCGCCTGTTTTTTCGTCCTCTTCGTCTCGAATAATAACGTTAACCCAGTGCTGCAAGTAAAGCTCTAAGTCCTGGTCGATTGTGTTATAGAATCCTAAGCGTTTCATCTTCATATCTGAGATGTGCTTTTTGTTCTGTGTTAACTTATCGACTGTAACCTTAGACTGTCCTTCTGACCATGAAGGTTGAATCTGCCCATTAGAACGAGGGTTCGGGTTAACTTTTACCCCGTATACTCGACCTACTCCGAAGAACTGGATAAGCTTGTCCACATAGTTTCCACTATCCCCGATGTCGGCACAGATAATATCGGGACTGTACGGAATTAGTTGGTTAATGATACTCTCTAAATCTGCTTCGATATTCGCTACACCTCTAGCACGTTCTACCGAGAATATACGGATTATGTCAATCATACCGTTGTCCCTGAAGCCACGGACTGTAACCCAGTGACGGTTACCCCAGTCAATACCTACAGAGATGAATCTGTAGTCTCCTCTGTCCATTAATGGCTTCTCTAGGTAACTACGTCTATTGTCCATAACGTCAGGTCTTTGAACCGCTAACGCAACGTCCTGGAAGGGATACCCTAAAACGTAGTTATAGAAGTGCTGCTTAGATTTTGCTTCTAATTCCTTACGTTTAAGCTTATCAGCAGTGAACCATACAGCATTCATTTGGGTAATCAGATAACCACGAGTACCTTGATTATTTAAAGTACGGTCGGGATAAGCAGCTACCCATTCTCCATTATACCATCTATCGAGGGTCTTCCTGCACTTTTGGCACACAAATCTGAATGTTCCGTCTTTTACAGTCTTAGCTAGTACGTCTACACCCGTCTCATCCATACACTCGATATTTTTTTCGTAGTCCATTTGTTGTCGGAATCCGCAGTGGTCACATCTATGCATGTACACACATTGGTCGGATTGATCGTACAGCGCATGGATTCCGTAGTTCGGTACCGTAGGAGTTGACCATCTACGTAATACACCGAATTGAGAAGATGACATAGACTCCATTGCAGAGATTTCCGCACTGGCGTTTACACGGTCATACTCATCCAGTGAAAGGTAGTCAATATCGACACCCTCTACCGCAGCGCCTTTAGAAGACGAACGGAAAAGCATGAAGCTATTTCTAATTTTCTTTTTCTCTAACGAGTCAATCTTAGGATCAGAGATTGTAGCGTAATAACCTTGTTCTAGTAGTGGGTTAATACGAGTAGAAACGAAGTCTTTCATTTGTCGGTTGGTCGGGAATGTATATAGACATTTCACGCCTGCATAACTATATAAGTCTGCAAACCATAACATTTCTCCTACCCCAACCTCAGATAGTCCCAACTGACGGGACTTGATAACTGCTTTGTTTGGGTGTGTATCGTTAATCATCTGTACCTGCCAAGGACGGTGTGCCTGGGCTTTGTTAGATTCGTGTCCGCTAACGTGGAAGGTAATTGGATGTCCTTTAACTCTATGATGCTTTAGAAGGTAAGAAGAGGTGTTTAACATCGTTAATACGTATGATAATTCGTCTCTTGTTAAGTCTGTGCGACCGAATGTTTGCTTGGCAACATTGGCGATCATTCTTCCATCGATGTTGTTATTCATTAGAATGTTCCCTCATTTTCTTTGTTCTGTGCTATGTCGAAGTCTCTGATTAAGTCTGCAACCTCTTCTGCGGTCATGTCCATTACGTTAACTTTGCCTTCCTCGTCTGTTGTCATTTTACCTTCACGAATCTTCTCATCCAGTACCTGATCCTGGCGCATGTTAATCTCAGGAAGCGTACCTGATGCACCTTGACCGTCCATAACGTCTGCGATACCATTCATCTCTTTATATAGTCCAACTACACGATGTAGGTCTGCAATGTTATCGATCGGTATTTCACCTGCGTCCATACGCTGCATAAACTTGAATACACCCTTGGTTAAAGCAGAGTTTAAAACATCTCGAAGCTCCTTTTCACTGTCGAATGCTTGCTTCTTCTTGTTGATACCGTTTCTAATGTTGTCAGCCATTGACATTTTCAATCAGCTCCCCTTTCTGCTTTAGTGTTCTGTAGCACGATGTAATGTCTGTACAAGCGTCTACAATAAACAACTCATTTAAGTGGTAGCGGGTATGAGCCTGTATAATTATGTACTTATTCTCATTAATAATTAAAGAGGATAGAGGGCGACCACACACCACACATACCCTCGGAGTATGCACCCTCTTATCACCTTTATTAAATGAGTGACTTTTTTCGGCTAGACTCATGAGTTTCCGCCTTTTCTGTACAACTTCTTTTTTCGTCACCATTTTAACTCACCTATTCTTCCTCATCTTCCTCACTGAATACTGGGCTATTTTCCAGGTAGTCGTTGTATGCTTTTAGCTTGTCTTCCAGGTACTTGTCCCCATCGAACTCCTCATCACTAATTGCATCTACATAGAGATACGGAAGTTCCAGGATGATTTCGCCTACAATGCGATCGGATGCTTCAGTAGTGAAACATAGACAGTATTTTATAAACTGGTTCGTTACGTAGATTTCGTATTTCTCGTGCAAGTGTTTAATAATATCCGCTTCTGTTAGCTCCAACTTAGTTACCAGGTCTGCATAATCGCAAGCCATATTTACTGTAGTTAATGTGATAATTGTTTCTAGATCAGAAAGCATCTTGTTAATATGCGAAGGGATAGGTACTAATTTTCCGTCCTTCTCGACTAGCATCGTAATTAGCTTTGCTTCACTTAGAATAGTCGGTGTTAATTCCTCCACTGCAAAATCCTGTGCTAAGTCTCTGAACTCATCGAAATCTTTTTCTGATAATCCAAACATTTGAAGCACCTACCTTCCTGTTATCTGTGGTCTCTATGCTTTGTGCTGTAGCGAAGCATGGCTGTATTCAGTAAATCCTGTCGCTCTTGTTGAGCACGCATAGCGCCTTTACGTATAATATAATCATACGAACTGACTACAGCTAAAGCTAAAACCGCTCCACATACAATATAAGTTATAGTTGTGTGTTCAATCGGAACGATATTCGCTGATACGAAGTCTGTAATCAAGATGGCTAAGGCTTCTGCTAAGAGAATGAGAATAACCTTCATGTGTATCTGCTTGTTATACTTCAACATTGACATAACCTCCACTTGAGAAAAATTTTTATACCTCTAATATAGAAGATATTGCAAAAAACACGCTATAAAGTTCTATATTAGTAGGGATAAATAAGACAAAGAGGGTAGAAAACAATGATTTTTTTGATTGCGTCCGTCATTTTAACCCTTGTCTTCTATGTCATTGTTACTTATATGTCGTATATAACAGTGTCTATCCTGCACCAGGGATTACTATTCAGGCTAGTGTTCCCAACACTGAAGGCTCTAGCATTCATCATATTAGTGTATATCTCTATTATATCAGATATTATCCTCTTTCGAAGCGGGATGTACCAAACCATCACGATCAAAAACGGTTTACTACTTGTGCTAGTTACGACTGCCCTAACGAGTAATAGAGAACGAAAGGAGATTGGAGATGAACGGAGTAGGGAGTAAGCAGCAACCTAATTTAAAGGCAGAATTTCGTGACCTAGTGAGCAATATGATTAACAGCAATAGGACAAGCCACCATACATATACGATACATAGATTATTGTCATTAGGTCTTCTAATCGACTTCACATTTCATTACGTAGAATCAGATCAAAAGGATTGGGTTCGAATCGAATTAGACTTAAAGCAGGATGGAAAGGTGCGATTTACCATTAATACAGAATCGCAATATGGGCAGGTAGAAGACGAGGAAAGTAAAGAAGTATTGGCACAGTTTTTGGAGCATTTCGATGTGGGTTATGCAAGGGTGCAAAAAAGAAAAGGATTTATATGGTAAATAGCAGAAAGGTGGGGTTTCAGTGAATAACAGCAACCAACAAGCATTATTAAAACTACAAGAAATTGAGTCTACTCTCCAAGAGCGTGAAAACAGCGCTGCTGAACTGAAGAAGGTTGTCGATGAGCTTAAAGGTATCGTACAAGATATTGATAAGAAAATGGCAATCAGCGAAGAGAAACAGTCCCACCTCTTTTACAGAATCGAGCATCTAGAGCAGGAGTTAGAAGACCTAGAAGCGAAAGATGAAAAAGGGGATGACAGACAACGTAAGCTTGTTGAAAACGCACTGATGGTTGTTCTTGGAGGACTTATCAGTTATATCTTCAGCCTGGCAAGCAAGCACTAAGAAAGGATGATTTTAAATGGCTAGACAATTAAAGTCAGTAGAAGTCACTACAATTTTAAATGAGAAAGCATACGTACCGTTAGAAATCTTTAACACGTTCGGTGTACCTGACGCTCCTGACTCAATTGTAGGTAACTACATTAAAGGTAGCGGGGCACCAATGATGAAAGTGAATCCGATGGAAGATATGTCGGGCGCATTTTACTTTATCAACCCACAGATGATTGTAAAAATGGTACCAAAATACTAAAAGACCAAGGATAAATTCCCTGGTCTTCTTTTTATGCTTGCCCTCTTTTGTATCTACGATCGTCAATTTCCACGATTTCTTCAGGTGTCAAGTCTTCGAATAGCTCTCTGTAACTTGCTTCTAATACGTCTTCTAGTGCCATTAAGTTACCACGTCTCGGGTACTTCTGACCATTCTCCCAGTTACAAATTGATGAGTGATCGACACCTAATCGTTTTGCTAGATCATAAATCGTTAGTCCTTTGTCCATACGGTATTTTTTCATTCTCTTTGGTGTTGCTGTACTTTTAGCTGCTTTCTTATTTGTCATTGTAAACATCTCCCTTAGTTTTGTTTTGTCACATTTTACAACTTACTTTATATTCAATCTGAACGATTAGTTGTCGTTTGTTTATCTTGACCTCATCTTATCAGTTTGTTGATTAATTGTCAACAACCACTTTAAAAATTTTTGTCCTATTTTATACAGTCCCCTATTCCTGACCTATTATCCCTAAGCTTATAAACTTTTTTGACCTATTTAAACCCCTTGATACACAAGGGTTTACAGTTATTATTACAATCCAACTTGACATATTATGATTTTATTCCTTCTGTATTTATATATTAATTACTTATATAACTTATTATTAATTATTAAAGTAATAATAGGACAGAGTTATAATTTAAATAGGACAAAAATAACTGAAACATGTACCATTATGTTTAACCTGATCCCTTACCTTGTTCAAACATATATCCTGACAAACCTTATTATATCAATACTTGAAGAGATTATAGTTCTATCTTGACATCCTTTTCAGGGTTATTTACGTTAAATTTAAATAGGACAAAAAAGAGGGAATTTATGTACCATTATGTTTATAACTGTTCTGTATATTATTATTAAATACTTATATAACTTATTATAAAATATTAATAATAGTTAAACGTCCGAAATTGGAAATGAATTACCAGTCAAGAAATAAATGAAAAAAGTTAAAAAACTTTGTATATGTATGTTTAGAATCCTACAGAGTGTGATATACTATAACTAGGCTTTGATACAACAGTAAACACACACCAGTATCAATATTAGGAGAAAAAGGATAGTGACCCTATGGAAACGGTGATCCTATATACTTCCTTCTATAACTTAATACGCAATCTGCAAGCTGTGGCTCCCCTCCCGTGAAAACCTTGCAGATTGCGTTCTAATTTTCTCAGGGGAACTTAACATGAAGGTGTACCGAAGTGGCTTAACGGGCTAGGTTGCAACCCTAGTGCTCGTGGGTTCGAATCCCACCATCTTCTTATATCAAATATTGCTCCTGTAGCGTAGCGGTAGCGCAGCAGCCTGTTAAGCTGTTGGTCGGTGGTTCGAATCCACCCAGGAGCGCCAATATGGAGAGTTGTCAGAGTGGCTTATCGTGCCTGTTTGCTAAATAGGTGTACGTCCTTAACGTACCACAGGTTCAAATCCTGTACTCTCCGCCAAAATATGTGCAGCTCAGGAAGAAACTGTTCTATACCTTGTATTCGTACAGTCGCAGGTAATCTGTGTCCTGTGAGAAGACGGATGGGCGGGTAGAATGGTGAGGAGATCAACTATGGAAAGCCCTATAGCAGAGTAGGAGAGGTCATAGTTAGAAGGACGGTTCGATTCCAGTCCGTGTGCGCCAAATACGGGGCATTAGTATATCGGTTCATTATTCCTGGCTTCCAACCAGGGGAGGTCGGTTCGATTCCGACATGTCCCTCCAATACGCCTTCTTAGCTCAGTTGGTAGAGCGATTGACTTGTAATCAATAGGTCGTGGGTTCGAATCCTACAGTCGGCACCATAACATGGGGTATTAGTTTAGTGGTAAAATACTGCACTGTCTATGCAGAGTCAGGGGTTCAACTCCCCTATACCTCGTTAGGACTTAAACCGTTTTTTCTCTGTAAGTATACCGCAAGGGTAATGCCTTGCAAGCGTCAATGTTTATGGGGTTTTTATGTTAGAAAGGTGTCCGAACTAAAAAACGAAACTAACCTTTCCCATCGTGGGGTATTGGTGAAGTGGTCAAACACATCCGACTTTCTATCGGAGATACGAGGGTTCGAATCCCTTATACCCTTTCCGCCCCTTTAGCCAAGCGGTTCAAGGCAGTGGGATTATGTCCTGCGAATCGGAAGTTCGAATCTTCCAAGGGGAGCAATATCCGTTATCCCTCTGTGACGGTATATAAAAGTGAAGGGACTTACAGATGTTTTATCTGTGGTTGTGACAGGCAACCGTAAAACCTGTCTTTTATTTATCCCTTTAGCCAAGTGGATTAAGGCATCGGGCTTCTATCCCGTAGATCGTGGGTTCGATTCCTACAGGGGGTGTAAACTTAGTCGGGAAGAGTGTCAGGTTAGCACACTTCACCGTAGGTGTCGTAGGTAGGGTTCAAATCCCGTTGTCGGCTAAGTTAATTGGAAGGGTACTCAAGTGGATAAAAGAGGGCGGTCTTGAAAACCGCTAGGCGTGTAAAAGCGTGCGTGGGTTCGAATCCCACTCCTTCCGCCACAAAATATTTTCAAAAAATTTTAAAAATAGGGTTGTACAAAGTTACAGACTATGATACAATCTCTTTACAAACACTTTTTCGGAGTAGCCAAGTGGTAAGGCAATAGACTTTGACTCTATGATCGGTGGTTCGAGACCATCCTCCGAAGTAAACACGAAGTTCCGTACTTCGTAAACTAAGTCCAATAACATGCCTACCAGTCAGACGATCAGACGTATTGGGCTTAGTTTACGGGGTGTGGCGTAACGGTTAACGCAAGTGACTGTGGATCACTGAATAGGGGTTCGATTCCCCTCATCCTGACTTATTATGTGGGTGTAGCTCAGATTGGCTAGAGCGCTTGCTTTGGGAGCAAGAAGTCGCAGGTTCAAGTCCTGTCACCCGCCCTTTTGTTTATGTTTAGGTTTTTCACACATATTCCTCCTACGAGATTCGTTCATGCGTAGGTTAAAACTTTGGGTATCCAAGTACCAGGTTCAAGATACCCCCATTACGGACGGATAGCTCAGTTGGTAGAGCAGAGGGCTGAAAATCCTCGTGTCGTAGGTTCGATCCCTACTCCGTCCACCATATGCCTTTTATATTATGGTTGATCTAACGGTGCGAATCTTAGGGTCAACCACCTAAATCTTTTTGGTTTGATTTTCATATTTCATTTCCCCTTTGATTATTTTTTGCTCCTTCTCCACGGAAAAGGGAAGGAGATTTTTTGGGCGAGTATGCAAATTGGTGAAGCAAGCGGTCTGTAAAACCGTGACGTAAGATACATTGCAGGTTCGAATCCTGCCTTTCCCACCATGCTAGGGTAGCTCAGTCAGGTAGAGCAGTGTCTTGATAAGGCATTGGTCGTAGGTTCGAATCCTACCCCTAGTACCAATTAAATTATGGCGGAGTGTTGGAATTGGTAGACATATGGCACTTAAAATGCTATGTCCGTACGGGCGTGGTGGGTTCGAGTCCCCCCTCCGCTACCAAAATATGCCGAAGTAATCCAATGGCAGAGATAGCGGTTTTAGAAACCGTACAGTGTGGGTTCGAGTCCCACCTTCGGTATCATCATGCAGGTTTGCGATTAACGATCGTTTATGGGGTCGTTCCCCACTGCCTGCTCCATATGGGGGAGAGAAGCTTAAAGACGAGAGGTAAGTCAGTGGTCTCCAAAACCACCGCTAAGGGGTTCGATTCCCTCCTCCCCTGCCAATACAGGGTTATAGCTCAGTGGTAGTAGCGTGGGTCTCATAAGCCCAAGGTCGTAGGTTCAACTCCTACTAGCCCTATTGTTTCACATAAGCATTTCATAGTATACATTAAAAAGTCCTTTGTGCCGAAGGGCTTTTTTACATCTGAAAGGTGGAGCTGTATGTTACAAGTTAAGTCGTTTAGTGGAGCAACACATGCAGAACAGATTCAAAATGCAATCAATGCAGCAAGTGTAAGCAATACAGATAAGACTGTACAGTTAGAAGAGTTCAAAGATTACTCAATCACCGCACCAATTGTTGTTAAAAAGAATGTAGAACTATTGTTTGGTTATGGTACTAAGTTCGTGGTCGATGGTAACATTCGTTTATTATCTCTAGAACAAAATGCATCGATTACAAATCCTTACATTGCAATACAAGACCCGACATTTGACTCTGAGGTCTTTTACCTGGACGGTAAGCATAAATACTATAACACCTGGAATAGATCAGCGATTAAGAACGGTGTTATTGTTAACTGGGCAGGTTCGTATAAAGGTGTAGGTATTTCGTGCTTCGCAGGAGGAGCAGGTCACGAGATTTCATTCGTAAACTTCTTCGATGTCAAGATAAGCGGATTACGAAGAGGTATAGAGTTAAAAGCATCTAAACCTGCTACAGGAATGGCTTGGGTAAATGCAAACAGATTTAATGACATCTCTATCGATGACTGTGTAGAAATGATTGTCATTGACTCAGCAGAAACAGTTCCAAACGAATGCAGCGGTAACATGTTCACTGGCTTACAAATTCAACCATCGTCTATGACACAATTAATCCTACAGGTTAATGGTCAACAGAACCGATTCGAAGGTATGCTATGGGATACGCATTTAATTACAAACCCTGGTGCGATCGTTAAACTTACAACTACAAGTTCGTACAACAAAGTAGACTTTAACGGGACAATACCAAGCGGTAAAGTGTCAAATGCAAACGCAACTAACAAAGTAATGTAAGAGCCCTTATGGGGCTCTTTTTTCGTTGTGTCCTCTAACAGACCCCCTAAAAGCTGTCTATGATATAATTAAAGTACACATTCCGTACTCCGTATTTCCAAAGTTTAGACTATGTAGTCTTATATTATATCTAAGGGCGTGACCTATTTTGAGTTCATTCAGAGAAGATTCTAAATGGCAAACAGCAAAGAAATTACTAAATCAGAACTATACGTGGCTAGAAGTCATTAGCTATTACAAGGCTATCGGTGGTAAGAATGTGCTAGTTTACTCTGTTATGGACGGAGAGAAGCGGCTTATTGTAGACCTCACCGAAGATAACCAGGTGTCATTAGTTAATAGACGAGGAGAATCGGTGACAGATACTTATGAGAACGTGCTGAACAGTCGAAAGGTGTTTGAGTATGCTGATCGAGACTCCATTGAATGCAAAACGTAGAGTGCTAATAAACAGAGGTGACATTGGATGGGTGCATTTGACTGGTTCAGTCGAAAGGTAAACGAGTCCCCAGTAGAAACAATCCAGGAGCATGACACGTTATCTACTAGGATTCAAGAGATAGAGCAAGCAGCAGTACTTATGAAGAGCAATAACGCTAGTCAGGGAAGAGCAAAAGCATACGAAGAACCGTTGTTAGGTAGTATGTCGATGAACCCCGACTATAAAGAAGCTCCTTCAGCAAGAGGTAATTACAACTTACTTGAAACATTGAAACTATGGTCAAGAAAGAATATTATCCTTAATGCAATTATTAATACCCGTGTGAACCAGGTTTCTCTATTCTGTACACCTGCTAGGCAGAGTGATAGAGGTATTGGTTACGAGGTTCGATTAAAGAACCCACAAGAAAAACCATCTTCACACGATCTAGCTAAGATAGAACGAATTGAGAGTTTCTTGCAGCACACAGGTAAAGATGAAAAAGACTTTACAAAAGACAATTTACGTACATTCGTTAAGAAGCTTGTTCGTGACCGACTGGTTTATGACAAGATTAACTTCGAATTGATCTATGACAAGAAAGGCGAACTTAACCGATTTACAGCGGTTGACGCAGCTACAATATATGTTGCAGTAGATGATAATGGTCATGAGCCGAAAGGTAAGGACGTTACGAAATTTGTTCAAATCCTGGACAAAAGAAAGGTAGCGGAGTTCAAGGCTAACGAAATGGCATGGGAAGTACATAACCCTAGAACAGATATTACTGTAGGTCGCTACGGTTATTCTGAGCTAGAAATCGCTATGAACCACCTACAGTACCATGAGAATACAGAGTTATTTAACGCTCGTTACTTTGCTCAAGGTGGTACGACACGAGGGCTATTACATATTAAAACAGGGCAAGAACAATCTACTCAAGCGTTACAGGCTTTCAGAAGAGAATGGACTGCTATGTTTAGCGGTATCAATGGTGCTTGGAAGATTCCTGTAGTATCTGCGGAAGATGTTAAGTTCGTAAATATGACACAATCGTCTCGTGATATGGAGTTTGAGAAATGGTTGAACTATCTAATCAACGTATGTTGCTCTATTTATGCTATTGACCCATCGGAGATTAACTTCCCTAACCGTGGTGGAGCTACAGGTAGTAGCGGTAACTCTCTAAATGAAGGTAGCACAAAAGAGAAGCATCGTAGCTCGAAGGATAAGGGGTTAGAGCCTTTACTTAAATTCATCGAGGATGCTATTAACAAGTACATCGTTTCTCAATTTGGAGATAAGTACATTTTCAGCTTCGTAGGTGGAGACGTACAGACTGAACGTGAGATCATAGAAATCCTGGAAGCGAAAGCACAAATCGGATTAACAATTAATGATATTCGTAATGAGCTAGGTTACCCACCTATCGAAGGTGGAGACGTAACACTTGCAGGAGTTCACGTACAACGTTTAGGTCAGTTACTACAAAAAGAAATGATGGAAAAGCAAATGGCTATGTCTCCGAATGGACAAGTTCCAGGAGGTAAACCATCGCAGACAGCTAAAGAGGAACAATCCCAGGCAGAACAAAAAGGGATGAACGGTGACTCTAGTAATGTTAATGGTAAAGGTTCCTTTAACAAAGACGTAGGTAAGGATGGTCAGTTAAAGGGCGCTAAGAACACAAACTCTATGAAGCAAGGAGGGAAAGGTGACTAATGGCTCTCACTAACTATAAAAAAGGTTTGAATGATGGTTATAGAATCGCTAAGTACAAAAAGCTTCCTAAGTTTGGCTGCGAGGGTGACGATACCAAAGAGTACCTGCAAGGGGTAATCGATGGTAAACGTCTATATCTAATCGACAAACGAAAAGAAACATTATCATAAAAATCCTCAACTAAGTGGTGCTTCTGTTATATTAGAGACATCAAAAACGTGCTTGTATAGCACACACCACTTAGAGGGGAGGGCACCCTATGAACACTATTAACCCCTTAACAAACAAAATCAACCTATTCGTGCCAATTGACCTAGAAGAGTCTATCAGCAAAAGTAATGAAGACCCTAGCGGTAAATCTTGGTGCCTGAAAGGTTACGCTACAACTCCTGACCTTGATTTACAAGATGACATTGTTGATCCGAAGGGAATTGACATTAGCCACTTAGTTACTCACGGTTATTTAAACTACGAGCACTATCAAGGTGAAGAGTACAAGATTGGTGTTCCTACTGAAGGTACTCACGTAGATGATGTTGGTTTGTTTGTAGAAGGAAAGCTATATAAAAACAATCCATATGCGAAGAGCATTTGGAACCTGGCAACGAACATCCAAAAGTCAGGTATTGACCGTAAGATAGGATTCTCTATTGAAGGTTTTGCTAGAGCTCGTGATAAAAGCGATCCTCGTATTATCAAGAGTACATATGTTACAAACGTAGCAGTTACAACTAACCCTGCTAACCCTAACGCTGTATGGGACGCTTTCATGAAGAGTTTCCAAGTCGGGTATGCAATGACACCTGAAGATAGTACAGGCGTTGCTGCAATCAGTCCTGACAGCCTGGCAAGAAGTTTATATAACTTATCTTGGGCATTAAAAGAAACAGACGAAGAGCAGTTCAAGAACGTTTGGGACGAAGTAGGCGGATACTTAGATGCTATGGGAAGATACACGGACGATAGCGCTATTCTATTCTTACAAATTTCGAAGGGATATTCTAGAGACCAGGCTAAAGAGATTTTAGCACAGATGGAAAGAATGTCCGAACAATAGAAGGGAGTTTCATAAATGGCTAAAGATAAATCATTTGCTCAATTATCAGAACATTTAGAAAAGTCGGCAGAAAAACCTGAGGAAGTTAAAGTCCCAGGAGCAGAACCTGTTGCACCAGTTCAAGAGCCTGAGGTAGTAACACCAGTTGAAGAACCAGTGGTTATTGAACCTGTTAAAGAGGAAGAAGGCAAAGAGGAAGAGCCTGTAACTGAAGAACCAGTTGCAGAAGAGCCTACTGCTGAACCTGAAGTTGAACCTGAAGTTGAGCCTGAAGCAGAACCTGTTGCTGCTGAACCTGAATCTACTGAAGAACCAGTAGAAAAGTCTAAGAAAGACGAAGACGGAGACGACAAGGACAAAGAAGACAAAGGTAAAGACAAGGACAAAAAAGGTGACAAAGACAAGGACAAAGATAAGAAAGACGAAGAAGTTAAAAAGTCTGAAGAAGTAACAGCTCCTACAGGCGCAGAGTTCCTTCGTGCATTCGAAGCTATTGTTAAGTCTCACGGATCATTACAAGGTGACGTAGACGGTATTAAACAATCGTTAGAAATTGTAATGAAATCTATCAATGAACTAACTGAGCAGTTAGAGAAATCAGCGGAAGTTCCTGCTGAGGAACCAGTTGTGGAAGAACCTGCTTCTGAACCTGAAACTGAAGAAGAAGTTACAGAGGTTGAGGAAGAAGTAGCAAAATCAGCAGAGAAACCTGAAGAGGAAGAAGAAGTAGAGGGTAAAGCTTTAGGCTATATCTCTAAATCTAATGGCATCCCTGAGGTTGATCTACAAGAGGAAGAGCCTGCTGCTGAAGAAGAACCACAAGAGGAAGTATTCGATGCTACACAACACGTATCTAAGATTACTGACTATGTGATTGCTAACCACCACAAAATGCATACAGCTACAGTTCAAGGTATCCGTAATGCGGTTAGCCGAGTAAAACGTGGCGATGGTACAGCACAAGATATTGAAGTTTTCAAAGAAATTTTAAAAAATATCTAAAATTTCAAAAAATTCAGTACAAAGTGTTATATTAGGGACATGAAAGCTTGAAATAGCTTTGCAAACGGTGGGTTCCTCCTCCTAGCCCACCTTTGCTTTATCTATAGGATGGACAACCATACGGTAACTATTAAATTAAAATAGATTTCAACTAGAAGGGAAGATACATACATGGGTAACGAGTTAAACAAAGACCAAGCACAGCCTGAGGTTCGTAAATTACCTGAAGAAGCTGAGAAGAAAATTAATGAAGTTCTTTCGAAGTCGTTTACAACTGGGGTAGGAATTACGCCTGATACGCAACAAAACGCAGCAGCTTTAAGACGTGAGTTCCTTGACGATGAAGTTAAAATGTTAGCTTACACTAGCAATGATTTCACGATCTACCCAATGATTAGCAAACAACAAATCAACAACACAGTAGCAAAATACGCTGTATTCTATCAACATGGACGTACAGGGCATAGCCGCTTCGTTCGTGAGGTTGGGGTAGCATCTATCAACGACCCTAACATTCGTCAAAAGACAGTTCAGATGAAATTCTTATCTGACACTAAACAACAATCGATCGCAGCAGGCTTAGTTAACAACATTGCTGACCCAATGACAGTGTTAACTGACGATGCAATTTCGGTTATTGCTAAGTCTATTGAGTGGGCAATCTTCTACGGAGATGCAGCTTTATCGAATGACATTGATCCTCAAGCAGGTATTGAGTTCGATGGTTTACATAAACTTATCGATGAAAAAACTAACGTATTAGATGTACGTGGTGCTGATTTAACAGAGCAAATCTTAAACAAAGCAGCAGTAGTTGTAGGTAAAGGTTACGGTCGTGCTACAGACGCATTTATGCCGATTGGTGTCCAAGCGGAATTCATGAATAACTTACTAGACCGTCAACGTGTTATCCAACCTGCGGCTGAGGGCGGAATGGCTACAGGTTACACTGTAACTCAATTCAACTCAGTACGTGGAGCAATCAAGTTACACGGTTCTACAATCATGGAAAACGACAACGTATTAGTTGAAGATCGTATTCCACAAGCTAACGCTCCAATGCCACCACAAAGCATCGTAGCTACAGTTAACAAAGACAAAAAAGGTAAATTCACTGCTGACGATGTTGCAGCAGGTCTTAAATACAAAGTTGTAGTATTCTCTGACGAAGCAGAATCTGTAGCTTCTCAAGAGGTAGTAGCTTCTCTAGCAGCAGCAGATGACTCTGTATCTCTAGCGATCACTCTACAAACTTTATACCAAGCACAACCACAATTCGTAGTTGTATACCGTCAAGGTAGAGAAACTGGACACTTCTTCCAAATCGCTCGTGTAGCAATGTCTAAGGCGCTTAACAACGTAATCACATTCGTTGATACAAACGAAGTTATCCCTGAGACTACAGACGTATTCCTTGGAGAAATGAACCCACAAGTAGTTAGCTTACTTGAGTTACTACCAATGATGCGTTTACCACTTGCTCAAATGAACGCTACTTACACGTTCACAGTCCTTTGGTACGGGGCTCTAGCTCTATACGCACCGAAGAAATGGGTACGTATTAAGAACGTTAAATACATCCCTGCATTAGCAGCAGATGTTACAATTCCTGTTAAGTAAGGAATACAGAGCTTAAGTAAAACTGAATAGTAAAACTAAATAGGGAGCAGATGAAATATTCTGCTCCTTTTTATTTAATAAAGGAGAGATATTATGTTAGTAAACCCAGTATTCGCAGGTAAATCAGTAGCTACAATCTTTGGACAAGTTGTTTTCAATGAGAAAGGTGAAAGTAACGAATTACCAATCGAACAACAAAAGGAACTAGGTCAGGTACCTGGATATACGTTCGTAGATAATGAGCCAAAGAAAACAGCACCTAAGAAAGCTGCAAGCAAAGCTAAAACAGAAGAAAAAGAATAATAGGAAAGCTGAGGGCGGTTACTAATGATATTTAATAACCCAAATGGCGGAAACCCTTACGAGCACAATAACGAGCAGTTACTTGATAGAGAGACAGTGAATAATTATACGCTAGAAGACTATGGTTTGACTGTAGATGCAATTAAGATTAACCACTTCGGTATCCAGGTTACTGATCCTCGTACAGGAGAAGAATTACCCGATGCATTCTATAAAGCTAAGATTGAACAGGCAGTGGCACAAGTAGAGAAGATGCTAGACATCGTTATTCTTCCTCGTTATGTCCAGGAGCATCATGACTTCCATCGTAATGACTTCGATAGCTTTATGTTCATCCATACACACCGTAGACCGATCGTACAGATGGAAAAAATCCGTATGGAGTATGGTGGAGGGTCTATTTTCGAATACCCTACCAAGTGGTGGAGAATTAACAAGTTACCTGGTCACATCGAAATGCTGCCTACGCTAATGCTTTCTAGCGAAGGAGCAAACTTAAACGTTTCTCAGATATACTCAGGGTACCCAATGATTTCAGGTATTCCTAGTCTAGCAGGAAACAATAACTATGCTCCACAGCTATTCCACGTAGAGTATGTTGCAGGTATGCTTCCTCCGACTCGTAGCGGGGTAACACAACCACATGAAATGCACGCAGATTTATGGACTCTTATTGTCAAAGTAGCTTTAAAAGAAGTACTACAACAATGGGGTCGTTTAATCATCGGTGCGGGTATTGCGAACATGTCTGTATCTATTGACGGTGTATCTCAATCGATTGATACAACTCAGTCTGCTATGTATGGTGGAGCTTCTGCCGATATTATGCAGATTGACCGAGACATTGCAGACCTAGTGCCTGCGCTTAGATCGTATTACGGAATGAACTTAGGACTAATCTAGGGAGGGTAAATCATGACACAGAAACCATCTATGTTGCAGCAGATTTCTACTGCTACATTCCGAACACCCGAATTGGATAAGCACGTAGATGATTTCTCCCTAGAAGCCCTATGGGAGAAGTCTTACTTATGCCCATGTAGGGATAAAGCAACACGACAACCGAACCAAACATGTAAAATATGTCACGGACGAGGTATTGCCTACCTACCGCCTGAACCATTGAAGATTATCATTCAGTCCCAGGAGAAAGGTTCTAGCAACATCGACATCGGATTAATGGATGCAGGTACAGCAATCGGTACACCTGAACGTGATACACAAATTGCTTTCCGTGACCGTCTTACTGTTAAGGAAGCTACAGTTCCACAGTCTTTCATTTTAGATGCATCGCAACGAAGAATAGATCATGGATTCTACATGACGTACGATGTAAAGAGTATTGACTTCGCAACTAGTATGTCGGGTGAATTAATAGAAGGTAGGGACTACACAGTAGACCTAACGAACAATCTATTTTTCCCTGCTGCACACTTACTTGGCAAAAACGTCTCTATTAACATCCAAACTACTTTACGGTACCTGGTGGCGGACTTATTAAAAGAGCACCGTTACGGACGAAACCAACAAGGGCAACGTGTAAAACTACCGCAGAAGCTACTACTAAAACGTGAAGACATCTTTATTGATAAGGAAGCCTTCGAACTAGGTGTGGACAACGAAGAGGTTAGTCAAGAGATTGACGCTAAACGTAAACCGAACTATGACGGACTAAACGGATTCTTTAGGAAGAAAGATTAATGTCTAGAAATTCTAGAAGACCTCGATTCCTTAAGAATAACCAGGCTACGAAATCTGCAATGCAGAACGTAGGGAACGCCCTGGTACAAGGTACACTAGACGCAGGTATGAAAGAAGTAATTAGGCAGCAGCCAAAAGACATATCTGCGACTCGTATGCCTAAGTATTTAAAGCTAACTTCGGAACGTTTAGATAAGCTAGAGGTTATTGATCTAAAACCATTCTTCGCACACAGTAGTAAACGTAAGAAGTCTAAGGACGGTGGATGGTACTTACGAGTACCTATTAAACGTAAAGCCAGAGATATGTCAAGACGTATGTACGAACAGCTACGTGCTATCGACATTGCGCCAAGTGAAAGACAGACGGTTATCTCGGACTACTTATACGATCGTAGAAGAGACTCTGATGCTTCTATGTTAAACTACGAACCGAAATCTAAGAACATTACAAAGATTCGTTCAGGTAATAACCGACACGACTATGTAGCATTCAGAACGGTATCGAATAAGTCTCCGCAGAGTAGTTGGATTATCAACCGTGGTAAAGTAAATACACAAGATACATCAAAAACATTCGTTGCTAATGTTAATAGGCTCATGAAATGGAAGATGAAAAATGGACTGTAGGAAGGAGGGCGTAAGATGATACCAAGTATTGACTCATATTTGCATAACGAAATAGAAGAAAAATTACAAATTATCCTGACAAACCGTTATATTATAGAGGAAATCTTAAAAGACATCAATCCTACTATCTCTAGGAACTTCATAAGAGCGTATGCAGGGGAAAAAGGAAGAGAGATTCCGATTGTTTATACAATGCCCCAGGATAAGCAAACGCAGCAAGGAGCTATCTACATCGGCTTACGTGAAGGGAGCGAGTCGGACACTAGTATTGGTAACACTGAAGGCACATATGGATTCAAGGAAGGGTTAGTGATGGCAGAGACCTCTGTTATTCACACTACTCCTGCACAGGACGAGCTCTACTTCGAAGTATCCAAGCCTATAGGTGAACTAGTCCTGGTAGAAGGAATTACGTTCTCTGCAAACGACAACAAAAGGGTCGAAGGAAATAGAATCTACTTTGCTTATGATCCTACCCTAGCTGTTTTAACGGATGAGTTCATGGTAACTTACGTTGAATACAGAGAAGAAGAAGTAGGTTTAAAACAAGGTTTCACAGCTACGGAACATTATTCCGTACTTGTTGTATCTACCAACATGGACACTGTTCGATGCCTGGACTTAATTGTAAAGTCTATCCTGATTATGATGAGAGCCAATGCTGAAGAACACACAAACATGTTGCTGCAAAGGTTGCAATTCGGTCAGATAGAACCAGTAGTCACAGGAAATTCAGCAGATGGAACTGTACCTGAAATCTTATACGGTAGAGAGACAATCGTAGAATATAAAACTTCTTATAACCTGGATGCTCCTCTACTAAATAAAATACAAAAGTTTATCGTGAAAGCGAAACTGAAGGAGGAGAACTAGAATGGCTAAGGAAGATAAAAACCTGGAAGAAGTATCAGTTGAAAAGACTGAATCTTCTGACAATAAACAAGTGAAAAAAGCCAAAGAGGTAGAACCAGTCAAGCCTTATGTACATATCGACACATTCTTGCAAACTGCTGTTCAGCTTTATGACATTAACAACATGCAGAAAGCAGGGTTTAAAGCCTTAATGAATGGTCGTCATTATCAGACAGACGAGATGGTATTCCTCAATGAGCTTAAACAATATTTAGATTTAAAATAACAGCTAATTAGAAAGGAAGATAAACACTATGGTATCTTACGGACACGATAGAAAACGTCCTCACACTGAGATTTTCCTAAACGCTTCTGCTTTAGGTTCAGCGAACTCAAGAAGTGAAAAGCCACTTGTAATCATCGGGTCTGCTACTGGCGGAAAACCAATGACTCCTATCGAGCTAACTAACTTCGCACAAGCTAGAGACTTCTTCCGTGGTGGGGAATTACTAGACGCAATCGAAATGGCTTGGAATCCATCTCCTGATACTCGTGGAGCAGGTAAAATCTTCGCTATCCGTGCAGACGATGCAAAACAAGGAACAGCTACAAGTGGAGGATTAAAAGTTACATCTAAACTTTACGGTGCAGATGCTAACGAAATCCAATACGCATTAACTGATAACACTCTTACAAGCTCTAAACGTTTCACAGTGTACTTCACTAAAGAACGTTACGAGCAAACGTATGACAATATCGGTAACATTTTCTCTATCCAATACAAAGGTGCTTCTGCTTACGGTGGAGTAGAGATCAAAGTAGACGGTACAACTAAGCTTGCAACGCAACTGATTTTAAAAGCAGGTGCAGACAAAGCTACAGCTACTGTAGTTCGTACTTACACGCTAGGAACTGGTGTATACCAAAACCTTAACGTACTAGTAAACGACATTAGCAACTTACCTGATTTCACAGTTACGATGAACTCTCTAGGTGGTAACAAAAACGTAGAGACTCAATTCTTAGACGTACTAGCTGAAACAGACGTTAAAGCAGCAGCTAAGATGATTACTGCTATCGGTGCAGACTTAGTTAACCAAACTGAGACTGATCCTTACGTATCTCTTTCTTACGATCCTAAAACTGCAATCCCTGCTACAATTCCTGTTACGAACTTAACAGGTGGGTCTACAAGCGCTCCTGCAACTTCTTGGGCTTCATTGTTCTCATCTGTAGCTGACTTAGGCGCTTACTACATTCTTCCGTTAACTGACAAAGAAGCAATCCACGGAGAGCTTTCTCAGTTCTTACGTGACGAATCAGGCGCAGGTAACCAGTTACGAGGATTCGTTGGTGGAGGAGTTAAAGAGACATTTGACAAGCTTAAAGCACGTCAAGCAGGTCTACGTAACGCTCGTATCAGCTTATTCGGTAACTCAGGTACACGCAGAATGTCAGACGGACGAGTTTACAACTTCCCTGCTTACATGGGAGCTGCTTTAATCGCAGGTATCGCTAGTGGTGTACCTATCGGGGAACCAACTACATACAAAAAGTTAAACATCGAGTCTCTAGACATCAAGTTCACAGGAGACCAGTTAGATCAGTTAGACGCATTCGGAGTAGTAATGGCTGAGTTCAACCGTACTCGTGCTAAATCTTACTTCCGTGTAGTAAGTGATCCAACTACTTACAACACAACTACTGAGCCTGTACAAAACCGTATCTCTCTTGGAGAAGTTTCTGACTTCTTAACAACTGACTTACGTACAGAGCTTGACGAAACATTCATCGGAACTCGTTTACGTAACACATCTGCTTCTATCATCAAGAACGCTGTTGAATCTTTCCTAGATAAACAGAAGAACGTAGATGGACTAATCGTAGACTACAACCCTGATGACATCCAAGTTATCATCACAGGAAACACAGCTCGTATCAACATCACAGTGCAACCTGCTCGTGGTCTAGATGCAATCACAGTTTACATCAACTACGTTGACAACCAATTAACTGCGTAATAGGGGGTTCTCCCCCTAACCAGTTTTAAGGAGGAACTGTAATGAAAGAGCGAGATAAAGAAGCTTTGTTGAAGTATCGTATCCTTTATGAAACTAAGCAAGGATCGGGAGTTACCCTTGAAATGTGCGGAGGTTTTATTAAAGATAACGTTACTTTTTACATAGGCAAAGGTGAGGAAAGGCATATGACATGTCTTACCTTAGAAACAGCCAAGCAGCTATCTCTTGACCTGCAAAGGCTTATTGAAGCTAAGGAAGGTCTAGAATACTAAATAATGAACAGGAGTGAACTACATGGCATCTGTAACTAACCAAACGGTACAGACTGGTAATACAGTATATTTCATGATTAAAAACGTACCGATCGCTCGTGCTCAATCTATCTCAGCAGAACGTAGTTTCGGTACTACTGGGGTATACCAAATCGGTTCGATCATGCCGCAAGAGCACGTTTACTTGAAGTATGAGGGTTCTGTAACAGTAGAGCGCTTCCGTATGAAGAAAGAGAACCTTGCAACATTAGGTTTCGCTGCTTTAGGGGAAGAAGTACTACAAATGGACATCATGGATATTGTACTTTACGATAACTACACACAAGAAGTAATCGTAGCATACCGTGGATGCTCTATCGACAGCTACTCTGAAGATGTTAAAGCGAACGAAATCACTAGTGAGAACGCTCGTTTCTACTTCTTAACTTCAGCTAACGTACGTAGCGCATAAGGAAAATCAGGAGGTCTCTTTCGGGAGTCCTCTTTTTCTTTTATATGGAAAATCTAGGTTACAGTTTCTTTACAGTTCGGTTACAGGGGGTTAAATGCGGTATATATGTGTTACATTAGTAGACATAGAACAAGAAAGGAAGTTTTGCATGAAACTTAAATCTATCATCACATTAGGTGCATTGTCAACAGGGTTCTTCCTATTTGGACAAGACACAGCTTCAGCAAGTGGATTCGATACAGACAGGAGTATTGTAGACTATCTTTACCACACGCAAGAGGATCACAGCTTTGGTCATCGTAAACAATTGTCAGAAGCGTACGGAATGTCTAATTACGTAGGAACAGAAGCTCAGAACGTACAATTACTTACCATGCTTAAAGCTGATAGAGGAGAAGCTGCTCCTCAGAAACAGGTAGCGCCTGTTCAACAACCAAAACAACAAGCTCAGGTTCAAGCTGAACCTAAGCAAGCACAACCACAAGGTAAGACTCTGATCGTGGAAGCTACTGCTTATACACCACATCCGAGTGAAAATGGTGGTACATACGGTGGACAAGTATTAACAGCTACTGGGTTTAACTTAAGTAAGAATCCAAACGCACGAGTTATTGCTGTAGACCCACGAGTAATTCCATTAGGTTCTAGAGTATACGTAGAAGGCTACGGAGAAGCAATGGCTCTAGACACTGGCGGTGCAATCAAAGGTAACCGTATTGACGTACTTTTACCAACAGATTCCCAGGCAAACGCATGGGGACGTAAGCAAGTTAAGATTACAGTATTAGGTAAATAAGTAAGCACAAGGCAGGGGTTTCTAACTCCTGCTTTTTTATTGTAAAAAATACTAGCAAATTATAGACAGGCTATGTTATACTCACCTTAAAAGTTATCCACATGTGGATAACTATATTTTACATAACGGTTACTATTGTGGATAAGGGGAGTGTACATATGGCAAAGCAAAGGATAGATGTTGTGGCATCTGAAGAAGCGTTCAAAAACCTGGCTTCGTTTAATAATATTGAAGACATGAATAAAGCAGTTCGTACATATAAAGATATGATCGCAGCTACTATTAAGCGTGTAGACGTGCGTATGAATTTAACAAAATTATTGGAAGTGCTAAAGCGCCACAGTTGTAAATATGTAGGCGTTAGTTTCCTATGCAAAAATTCACTAGCGGCTAAGATGGAAGTATCATATAAAACGATTCAACGTCTAACTAAGCGACTAGAGGATTTAAACATTATTAAACAGATTCCAATGAAACGCAAGTCTGATATGAACCAAACATCTAATGCTGTTGTTATTTTGCCTGTAGAAAATAACTTGTCCGATAAGCAACCACAAGAAAAGTCCGAGAAATGTCCGACCGTTAATACAAAACCAGTTTCTTTAAAACAAAATATAAAAGATATAAACAAACGTAATACATACCAAGATAATACTGTAGCTCAAGATAATATTACAGAAGCAGATTTTGTGGCTCATTGGGTTCCAAAACGTTTCTCTTCTTTCCTAAGCTCTTTTTATCGTAAATCAGAAACAATACAAGAGTTTTGGAAAGTAGTTCGTCAGTGTAATAAACCTGATGGTACGGGCAAGTATGCATTCACGAAGGAACAGGAAACAGTGATCGGTATTCAAGCTGCTAAAGAACTGGTAATGAAGATTAAAAAAGGTGTGAAAATGAAGAAGGGTGCCTATGCGTACTATCACGGTATTGTGGCTAAGATTATGAGTAAGCTCTATTTCGATAATGAGTTTATGGGTGAGCTCTAATCTAGTCTATGAAATAAATTTAAAAATATAACAAAAATATTGTTGACTATACGAAAACCTTGTCCTATAATAACCTTAGATACGATAACACGTATAAAACACACATATAAAAAATCTAAGGGAGATGTTTAAAATGACAATCGTTTTAACAGAAAGAGAAGCAATACTTAGAAAGATGGATTACATTGAGAAAGAACGTACTGCACTATGGACAAGTTATGAAACGTGCCTTGATCGTTTAAGAGAGCTAGACGAAATCGATAGGTTAGCAACTGAAGCGGAACCTGCACCAATTAAAGAAGTTAAAGAAATCAAGGTAACAGAAAATATTGTTGTAAATGCTTTCGAGAATATGACTGAAGATGAAAGAAAGAAATTTGCTCAAGAACTACAAAAGATGGTTACAAAAGATGTAGCAAAAATTGTACAAGAACCTAATGAAATTGCAGCGGCAGTAATAGAGGTGCCTAAACATAAAGCAGACCAACCGATTCAGGAATATATAGAAGAGAACAAAGAAGTGGTTAGCCTACCTGAAGAGGAGCCTAAGTTTGAGTATAACCATGCAAAAGAACTTGCTAAAGATATGGAGTATAAAAATAGAAACATCAAGAATCCTGTACGTAAAGGAAATAGAAAGGGGAAAACTAAGTACCCTGACTTGAATGTGGTAGCTCAATATACTAAAGTAATTCTGAAAGACGCAGGCATACCAACAAAAATCAAGGTTATATTCGAGAAGTTAAAAGAAATTAATCCCGAGTATGCATACAAAAACCCTTATGATATTATTAAGAAGCTAAACGCTATCGATCCTAGAATTGAAAAGATAGGTAACGGTTACTACCAATACAATACAAGCAAATAATAACAAGGCTGTCACTCAAGGTGGCAGCTTTTTCTATGTTATAATTAAATTAGTGTACAAGTTACTGTTATATTATTAGAGACAACTAAAACTAGGAGGTACTAAAATGTCTGAAAATTTCAACAATGAGATTCCTGATTTAAACAAGAAGTCCCAGGAAGAGCTAGAACTAGAGAAAAAACAAGAAGAACGTCAAGTAATTGACCGTCTTATCCGTGGGGTAAACGATACATACATAAAAGAATATGATCTACCTGATTACGATTTAAAATTCACGATTAAGATTAAAGCACCTAACGCTATCCAAATGGCTAGAATCCATGCGGAAACATCAAGATACTTAGGTGGTACGAACGTATACCAAAGTGAGTATATCTTAATTGTATACCAAACACTATCTACATTAAAAATCTGTGGTATTGACGTACCTGAGTTCCTTAAGAAAGAGGAGGAGCTGTATAACCTAGAAATCGTATTCACGATCGGTCGTGACTTCATTAACTGGTTAGACTCCTTTCGAAGATAGGGTAAAGCGACTAGGTGGACTCAAACAGTTAGCTCGTTCTCCTTATATGAGAAATCTATGGGCGATCATGAAAGAGTTTCGTACACTGCCTACCGATGAACGGTTTAAGGCACTATCTCATGACCAAATAGATTTAATCGGTTATTCCATGATAGAAGACCATAGACAGATGGAACTTGCAAGAAAAGGTTTAGCTGTAGATTCTGAATATTATGACTCATCATTCGATGACGAAGTTTGGAGCAAAGAAGCAGGTGACTGGGATGTTCTTAAAGAAGGTCACGATGCTGATAAAATCGCTAAACAGATTGAGGAAGCTACTAAAGCTGAAGATCGTAGAAATCTTGCTTCTAAATTCGATAGCCTGGATGACTATAACGCTCACCTTGAAGCGGGTGGACAAACAGCTAGAGAGATGGAAGTTAGTGACTATATTGACCAACAGCTTGCAAATGCATACGAGAAAGCACAACGTATTGCTAGAGCAGGTGGCAAACATCTTGTCGATGACGCATACCTGGCAGGGGAAACAGAAGAGGTTAATAGCCTGGATAAAGCAGCGATGGACAAGTCTATTGCACTGTTTAACCAACAGGATGACGATGACGACTATACGGAATTGTAGAGGGGTAGGAGTGCAAAATGCTCCTACCTTTACTTATAAGAAAAGGGTGGTGAAGTAGTATGGCAAATAAGGAAGATTACATAATTAGTGTCGATGCGGAGATTAGTAAAGCGGTTCAGAACTTAGGTAAGATTCGTAAGTTAATGGACGAAATTGAAGGTCTCCGTAACAAAGGGGTAGACAACTACTATACTACAAGTCAGAAAGACATGGACAAGAATATGCGTTCCATGAAAGAACTGGCGCAACTGTATAGAGACCTACCTAAATCCATCGAGAAGTTACAGAGTATGTCAGGTAAACTACCTGAAATCGGTAAGAACCTTGAAGACGATGGTAAAGACACTAAAGCCAAACTTAAGCAAAAGCAACGAGATTTAGAAGACTTCGTTCAGAGTGTAATACAGCAACAACAAATGCTGAAGAGCTCGTACAACGATACAAAGTTAGCCTTCCGTGAAATGGCTAGTTTCCAACAAAACTATTCTAAAAACTTTAAGCACGTATTTAATTCTAACGATGTGTTTAACTTGCCTACGGATGATTTCGAAAAGGCAAAGAACATCGTACAGTCTATGGCTAACGAAGCGGACGGAGTATCAAGTAAGCTTGACGATGTTGTAGGTAAGATGCGTGAAATTAATAAATTAGATAGACGTACAGAGAGTTTGGCACGTAGAGCAAGTGCATCTAAGTACATGTCATTCCAACAGGCTTCTAACTTCCGTAAAGACCAACACATTGTTAATGTTGAAATGAAGCAAGAGAGATCGGATAACATAAACCGATTAACAGAGATGGGTATGGAACGTTCTCGTATCTCTAAACAGATCAAGGACATTGAACGTAACCCACAAGCTACGCAACGTGAAATCGATAAGAAGATTGCTTTACAGCAAACTATCGAAGCGATGGATAAAGAATGGCACGCTCGTATGGAGTTAAACAAAGCCATTGAACGTACAACTGCAAACATGGAACAACGTAGTGCAAGTGTACAAGATGTAACTGTTAAGCCTGGTGGAACAATGTCTCGTATGTTATACGAACGTGCTCCTGCAATCGGTCTAGCTGTAACAGGTGCTATGGCAGGTACTGTAGGTAGCCTATACCACCAAGGGGCATCTATTAACAAAGGCATGAGAGACGATGAAATCTCTATCGGTCAACGTATCGGTATGGACGGTTCCCAGTGGCGTGACCAAATCCGTGATGGTGCTTTAAATGCAGGTCTTGCAAACAAGCTAGGGATGTCAGGGCAAGAGATGATTGCCTTCCAGGATAACTACCTATCTAAAAAAGGTTACACAAGCATGGGTGACCTAAATACAGCTATGCAGAACCAAGCTATCTTCAGCCGAACAAGTGGGGTTGGAGTAGAAGATACAAAATCATTCTTCAACACTGCATACGGTTCGGGCGGTATGAATGGTAAGCAAACAAAAGAGTTCCAAAACGCTTTCCTGGGTGCTATTAAACGTAGCGGTATGGAAGGTCGTGAGAAAGACCAATTAAAAGCATTAGAGGGTATCTTAGATGGTATGTCATCTAACCGTGCTTTATCTAACCAGGATGTTATGAACACGTTAGCATTACAAACGGTTCTATCGTCAAGTGGGGATAAATCCATAAGTGGTGAAAAAGGCGGAAGATTAATGCAGAGCCTTGACCAAGGTATCCGTCAAGGATTCGACAACCCTAAAGCCCGCCTAGTATTTGGTCAAGGTACAAAATACCAGGGACTAGAAGGTATGGCACAGCTCCAAGAGCAAATGGAGAAAGGTCTTTCTGATGTTTCAAATTTAGACCCGTTATTCAATATGGCTAAGTCATACGGTAACGGAAATAGAGATGCTGAAGCAGGAGTTCTTTCTAGAGCTTCAAAAGAACTATTAGGCGCAGACATGTCCATTCAACAAGCTAAAGCTCTTCTAGCTGAGAGAGACAAAGGTAACCTAAATCAGAAAACTCTAGATGAGGTAATGAAAAACAGTTCTACTGTCGGTGAAAAAATCTCTAAGGAGAAAGAGCAGAGCTATAAGGACTCTAGTGCAGCTACAGATAACCAAAGTGACCGTGTAACTGAAAAGCAAGCCGCAGGTATTTATGACTTAGGTGAGGGGTTACGTGAAGTTAATGCTTCTCTTGGCGGAATGCCACCTATCGTTTATGGTGCCGCTGCTGCAATCGCTGCTCTTGGTGTAGCCGCAGCAGGTGCTGCAATTTCCTTCGGAGCTTCTACCTTGATGAGAAGAGGTTTAGGTCGTTCCTTCGGTAAAGGTGGAGGAAAAGGAGGAGGAAGACCAGGCGGTGGTGGCGGAGGAGGAGCCACTATCGTAGGTGGAGGTAGCGGAGGTAGACGAGACCGTGGAGGTTCAGGTAACACTGTAACATGGAGTCGAGGTGCCCAAGCTGCTGAAGCTGCCCCTAAGAAAGGTTTTTGGAGTAGAATGTTTGGTGGCGGTGCAGGAGCTTCTGAAGGAGTTGTCGCAGGAGGGACAGCCGCAGCCGCAGCAGGGGGAACAGCAGCCGCATCGAGAAGTGGCGGGCTCCTTAAGGGTGCAGGTAAAGTAGCAGGTAAGGCTTTATTACCTCTTGCTATCCTATCTAGTGTAGCCGACATTTGGAGTGCTCCCGAAGGTAAGAAAGGTGAAGCTACAGGTTCTGCCGCAGGAGGTCTCTTAGGTGGTATCGGAGGAGGTATAGCAGCAGGAGCTGCGGCAGGAACGATCGTTCCAGGTATCGGTAACGTAGCAGGGGCTATCATCGGTGGGGTCGGAGGACTTATCGGTGGTCTTGCAGGTTCCTGGGGAGGAGGTAAAATCGGTAGTTGGTTCGACTCTGACCCTGACAAGGAGAAGAAGGAAGCAGCAGCTAAAGCTAAGAAAGAAAAAGAAAAAGCTGAAAACAAAGCTACTAATACTTCTAGCATAACAGGATACGGTCAACAAGGCGGTACTATAGCGGGTTACACTGCAACTAGTATCGGGGCAGGTACTGTAGCAGGAAGTATGTTATCGAATAACCTTGATCCTGGCTTAACCGACCAAATTATGACACCAGGTAGTGGCGTTAACTCTACGAAGGAACAAGTAGACAAGGAGAACACGAACACTCGTCAACGTACTGAGTTCAAGAAGACTGACAACCTTGCATACGAAAGAGAAAATATCAGCTTGTATGAGAAAGTTCTCCAACGTGCAGACCAGTTACTTGCTCAAGCTCGTGCCCAAAACGGTATCATGGGTAACAACAACGGTATGGGTGGTGCAGGTGGCGCAGGCTCAAGCATGGGAGTTACAGGCGGAGGTAGCTTAAAACTTCTTGGTCAAGGTCAGAAGTGGCAGAACGCAAGTAACTTACAACAGAGTGACTTAGGTTACACAGAGAGTACTTTAACTGCGGCTGACCTAGATAACTGGATTAACTCTAAAGCACCTGAAGGTTCTATGATGCGTGGAATGGGTGCAACATTCCTTAAAGCAGGTCAACAGTACGGGTTAGACCCTCGTTACCTAGTTGCCCACGCTGCGGAAGAATCTGCTTGGGGTACGTCTAACATCGCTAAACAAAAAGGTAACTTCTTCGGTATCGGAGCGTTCGATAACAGCCCAATGGAAAGTGCCTACGAGTTTAAAAATGGTGGAGGTTCTGCCGCTGAGAACGGTATCATGGGTGGAGCTAAGTGGATTTCCGAGAAGTATTACGGAAAAGGAAGAACCACTTTAGACAAGATGCACCAAGCAGGTTACGCTACGAATGGTGATTGGGCTTCTAACATCGCTTCTATCATGAAAGGAGCACCAAACGGTTCAGGTACTGTTAAGGTAGACTCTACGATCAACGTAAACGTTAAAGGGGACGAGAGCGTTTCGAACAAAATTAAGAACAGCAGCGAAATGAAGAACGTAGGTAAGAACATAAATGATATGATTTATAGTTCCCTAAACTTCTATTCGCAGGAAATGAGAAGGGTGTAACAGCCCTTCCGTTTCTTTATTACAATGAAGGGGATGTTTAGATGACTACCATTGTTAAAAGGTATCCGACATTCGAAATCGAACTCATAACACAAAATACACCGTACTTACTAAAGTACGATACACAAAAACAAATATCCCAAAAGTCCTTCGAAGAAGCATTACTTTCTTTTAGTGTGAAGAACTCGATGTCAGATGATAGTCCTGCATTCTCATTTGTTATTTCTGCTAAGGAAAAATGGGACAAGATTATTAATGCTAATGACCTGGTACGTATTAGAGTGTTCCCTGATGTTACAAAGGGTGCCCCTGACAATCCGTACATCATGGTAGGTCTAGTTTCTGACATTAAGAAAGAAGGGGAATATGCTAACGGGTCTCTTCTATACCGTGTAACAGGGCAAGCGATGACCAAAGCATTAATCAACTTTGATGTCGGAGTTATTCAAGAAGTATCAACAGTTATTGCTAGTACGGGTTGGTTGCCTGATGACCCGCAGAAAGGTCTGAAGTTTTCTCAGAATACTGCCGCAGGTATTGGTAACGAACTAATGGAACGATTCGTGTATAAATACGCTCAATACGATTTCAACGGTAAAGGATTAAAAGATTACTTCGTACACAGTTTCTCAAGTTGGAAGGAAGACGAAGCACTGGCAGACGTTACTCCATTCATTAACTACCAAGGTAGTTTACGCCAATTTTTAGATGATGTAGTAGCTAAACCATTTAACGAACTATTCTTTGAGTTTCAAAAGGACGGTAAGTGTGCAGCGTTAATGAGACCTACACCTTTTGATCCTGATAAATGGTTCGCATTACCTACATACCGATTCACAAGTGACGTAGTAGTCCAGGAATCATTCGGTAAGAACGATAACGAAATGTTCTCAATCTTCGTTGTAGGGGCACCAAACTTACTAGACTACAACAGCGTAGACTTAGGGGTATTCCCGAAATACCATCCTGAGCTAATCAAGAAGTACGGTTACAAACGCCTGGATGCACAGAACCGTTACTTGCTATCTAATAGCGGTACAATCGGTCAAGGCGGAACGAATGCTGCAACACCAGGAGCAGGAAACGGAACACCACCTTCGGGTAATGGAACAGGCGGTATGCCAACACCTACACCTGCTACACAACCTGCACCTACTGTAAAAGAGGAACCTACTAAACCACAAGCACCACAACAGCCTAGCTATGAGGATGTATTAACTTTCATCACAGAGAACAATTTACAAGACCCTGAAACATTGAGACGTAAACGAAACGATGTATACGCACAGATCGTAGGGCAGTTCTCTACGATGCCTGCTAGTATGGTTAACGGAATCATAGACGCATTAAAAGATGGTAAGTTCGGTCGTGAAGTATATGCCCAACTTGTTACATCGGCAGGATCAGGCGCAGGTGGAGGAGCAACTAAAGAGAAAAGTGTTGACAGTGAAAAGCTAGGTAAGTACACACAAAAGCTATTCAACTGGTACTGTGAGAACGCTAACTTCTATAGTGGGGATATTCGTATCCTGGGGAACCCTGCTTACCGATTAGGTGTTCGTCTTTTATACGATGACTTTGAACAACAGACTACATGGGAGTTCTACTTAGAATCAGTGCAGCACGAGTTCAGTTTCACAGGCGGTTACACGACTGTATTAGGTGTAACACGAGGTCTACCGAACGAAGGAGCTAAACGATTCAGTAACCTATGGGGTAAATCTGAAGAGTTCAAAGGTGGATACTTAGGTGAGGATTCACTAGAAAAGTTATTAGAAAACGCTAAGAATGCTAACCCAAGTGGAGGTGCAGGTGGCGGAACAGGCTCAGGAATGTGGGGCGGAGGAGCAGGCGGAAACGTAGCAATGAAGGCTCTAGCTACTGCACGAGAAATGACAAGCAAACCGTCTATCTATGTATTCGGTGGAGGGCGTTCAGGTAACAACCCGTTTATGTCATCTCCAATCCGTATCGACTGTTCTTCATTCGTATGGTGGTGCTATAACGTACACGGTGTTCAACTTAAGGGTGGAGCAACGGGCATGACCACAGACACAATTAAAACCGATCCTCGACTACAGCAGATTAGTGCTCGTGGCTCTAACAAGAGTATAGCAATGAGTCAGATTAGGGAAGGGGACATTATCTATTTCGATACTTATAAACAGGACGGGCACGTTGGTATCTATTCAGGTAATGGTAAATTCATCGGTTCTCAAAGTACACCAGGTATCCATGAAGAAGACTTAAGCACATCATACTGGCAGAAAGTGTTCAACGGGCACGTTAGACGCTACGTAGAGGGTGTAGGAAACATAATGGTATAATGGTATAGAAAGGTGGTAGCGATATGTACAACGATGAATATACACCCCTGTCACCGATTCGGTTTCAGTCTGCGTTAGGTTCAGAAATCAAACGTATGTATAAAGAGGGAGAGAACGTAGTAAAGCTCTCCCTTGCTAGGGTTGTAAAAGTGAACTACAGATACAATACGGTTGAGGTTATTACAACAGTACATAAGAACTCTACAATGAAAAACCCGAATGACAATGGTAGATACTCTGCACGACTACCTATAACATTCGGTGGTAAGACACCTGATGGAAACGTGTACGGTACAAACACACTGGTCACTATCGGTACATTAGTGCTGATCGGGTTCCTGGAAGGGGATAAGGATAATCCAATCGTCCTTAATATTTACGGAGACGTAGATAACCAGTCATTACTAACTAGAACGAATATGACAGGTGCCGATGAATCGGACGAGAATATCCAACAGGAGTTATGGCAGCTATTCACACTGTATCCATCTATGACATTTAAAAACATAGACGGACGAGGAAACCAGGAAGTAACTTTCTCAGGTAAATCATTTATGTACATTACGGATACAGACTCTGATAACGAATATGTACAAGACCAGGCATTTGATTATGCTGATTTACCAAGCTCACGTTATTCTAACGGAGAACTAATCGAACCTGTATCGGCTAAATCCCCTACAATACTATTCGTCCATCAAGGGGTATACGATAAGCACCGAGTTACATTCTTCTTGAAATCGGACGGTACGCTTCGTGTAGGTAGTAGACATACAAACGGTAAAGGGATCACGTACCAGGAAATGAAACCTGATGGTTCCTACTCTATCGTACAGAAGCATGATACAACGAATCCTGAAGAGAAGTCATCTAAATTTGCTAAGTTCGAGATTGCTGAAAACGGAGATGTAACAATTCAATCTCTTGACCATAAATTAAGTATCACATCTGAAGGGGTTCTTATTGACGGTAAGAAAATAGGTTCAGGTGGTGGCGGTGCAGGAGACCTCGAAATAATTAAAGAATTACAAGAAAAAGTTGAGGGCGTAACCACTCAGATAACACTAATTAATGGTAGAATAGAAACTAAGATAGATAAAGTCGAAATCGAAATCGACTTGGACGGTATTAGACAAGACCAACAGAAAGTACTGGACGCAGTTAGGGCTGCATTAAACAAAATGACTTCCTTGTTAAAAGAAGCCCAGGACTATATGACGATCGCATTCCAGGATGGTACCGTTACAGAAGAGGAGAAGATAAAGGTTACAGAGTACAAAACATCTATTGGCAGAGAGAAAACTGCTATAGATGAAAAGTACAGCCAAATTATTTCTGATCCATTCTTACCTGCAACACACAAAGATTTACTTGCTGTAGCGAAGGAGAACCTGGACAACCGACATGCTGCGTTAATCAACTCTATTGAGATTGCGATGCTAGACGGAGTAATCACTCCTGATGAAAGAGCAGCAATTAATCAGGCATATGACGGGTATAACCAGTCTATAGCTGCAATGCAGACATCGTTTGAACAGGCGTTAGTAGCCATCCTAGATGCGAGAATTAAAGAAGCACAAGAGAATGCAATGAAGTATAGAGATACCGAAATGAGAAAAATCGGATCGTCTTTCACTCAACTTGCGGACTCTATTTCACAAAAGGTTACCTCAGAACAGTTATCGAAACAAATAGAAGACGTGCGTTCTGAGATGGCAACGAAGGAAGAACAGAAAGAAATTAAGGATACTGCGGAACAGGCACAGAAAGATGCCCAGGAAGCTTTAAAAAAGGTACCACTTAGAATTATGATTGGTAGTACTAATGGTCTTATCTTCCGAAACAACGAGATTGACAGTGTGATTTACGTCAAGGTCTATAGAGGTGAAGAAGAGATTACAATGTCAATTCCAAAGGCTAACTTCTTTTGGACTCGTATATCTGATGATGCAGACGGAGATGCAGCGTGGGAATTAGCGCATAAAGGTGTAGGTAGCTCATTTACTATCTCAGATGTCGATATACCTAAGAGAGCGACTTTCGAATGTGACGTAGATGTACCTGACAGCTAAGGCTTATTGGCGAAGAGAGGACGATAATTAATGGCAAGAATTACAGGACAGATAACTATTTCGGACTTGAATGATGCAAAGCAGTATATTCTTTATTTAAACCCGAACTATAAAACACAAATTTATGATCCGAACGGATTAGTTTACGCACCTGACTTTACAAGCAGTAACTTAGTCATTACACCTGAGCTATACATCGCAGGTGGTGACGGAAGTAACATGTTACCTTCTGCTGCGGTTAAGAGTATCTTTTGGTACGAAGGTACTCAGACTACAATTCCTTTAGCGGAATCAGCAAGCGGAACTACTCCTAGCGGTCTATCGTACTCGTTACCTACAGGGTCACCAAGTACAACTGCAAAGGTATTAACAATTAAATCGAACTTAACAACGATGAATAACCAAATCTTTACATGCGTAGTTACATACACAGATGTAGACCTGAATATGGATGTTACGCTGAAAGCGAACTATGACGTAACGAAGATCGTAAACGGTTCAGGTGGTTCGAATGCTATCGTTGCTTTACTATCGAATGACTCTCAATCAATTCCTACAGACTCAGCAGGTAACAACGGTATCTATGCAGGGTCAGGGACAGAAATTCACGTCTACGATGGTGCAACGGAGCTCTCTTACGATGGTACAGGTACTGCAAATGGTAAGTACAAAGTGACTGCGGCTGCTACAAACATTACAGCAGGGGCTATCACGGCTAGTGGTGTATTCGCAAGCGTTGCAAATGCAAGTAACATCACTCAAGATACTGCAAGCATTACGTTTACAATTGCAGGTAAGTCGCTAAAAGGACAAGCCTTCACACTTACAAAGGTACAAACACTAAGCAAGGTTAAAGGCGGAGCTGCCCCGACTGCTTACTGGTTAGTACCGAATACAGTAGCGATTCAAAAGAATACAGCAGGTACATTAACTCCTGCAAGTATCTCTATTAACATGATGTCCCAAACAGGTTCAGGCTCTCCTGCATTCTATGGGGGTAAATTAGTAATCGCTGAACTAGCAGCAGATGGTGTAACTTGGGCAGACAAATATACATCTTCTGCAAACGAAACAGTAGCTAAAACGTACACGCCTTCAGCAAACACAATTAAGGCAATTCGTGTACGACTGTATTTAGCGGGTTCTACGCCAAACGGAAGTGTAAACAACATCGATGAGCAACAAATTCTGATCGTAGCAGACGGTACAAACGGTACTAACGGGGTTGACTCATACTACTTAAACGTATGGGCACCAGGCGGAGATTCCATTAAGAATAGTAATGGTAACATCACGTTACAGGCTGATATGTACAAAGGTGCGGGTACTGTAACTCCTACAGCATTCCAATGGTACATCCAAGACCCGAACGCTACAACTTCTTCAGGAGGTAACGCAGACGGTGGTAACGGTTGGAGACTGATTAATACGGTGGCTAACCCAACAACAGCACCTACACTGGCTTTAGCAGCAAATGCGAATACACAGTTAACTGCTGCAACGTATTATGTAAAATATACGTGGTGTGGATTGGCAGGAGAAACTATCGGTTCTACACAAGCTACGTTAGCAGTTACAGCAGGTCAAGACTTGAAAGTTACGATCCCTGCCTTTGCAGCAAACGTTACAAAAGCTAGAGTGTATATCGGTACTGCTGCGGCTAACTTGTTCTATGCAGGAGACATTACAACAAGTGCAGGAAGTGTAACGATTTCTAAATTCGATAACACAGCCGAAGCAATCCCTACAACATCGACTGCGGCTATTACTTCTACATCGGCTTCTATCGTGATCCGTAACTGGGCAATCAACGGTGTACAAGGATTCAAGTGTGTAGCTACTGCACCAGGAACTGGGGTTAAATACAGTGGAGTTATCGTGACACGAGACTTCCAAGACCCTATGGTAATGAACATCATCGGTACAAACGTGTTTAAGAATGGTCAAGGAACGATCACTCTAACAGCACAAATCCTACAATCAGGGTTATCTGTTTCTACCGCAGGATGGACATTCACTTGGGCTATCTACGCACCAAACGGTAACTTAATAAAGAACTACCCTACAGTCAAAGGGGATACAATCACCCTAGATAGTACGGATGTAAATGGTAGTGCAAATTTATTAGCGAACGCAGATAAGTAGTTAGAGCTGTTTTATATTATAATAGAGGTAGACAGTTAAAAGGGAGCTTAGAAATAAGCTTCCTTTATTTATAAAGGACGTGAAAATGAATGGCAAAGTTTAGCGTAACGGGTCAAGCTACGATTTATAACATGAATGATGTACTTGCATCATCTACACCACCGCCAAAACCTACTGAAGGGGCATTGTGGTTAAACGAAAAGGACAATCAATTGTATGTATACATAAAGGGCAGTTGGGTAATTTCTGCTGATTACAAAAACTGGGTAAACTCAAAAGGTGATAACCTGGTATCGAATGGTGGAGGTTCTTTAGGTAACAACTCTAACTTCAGTGCATTTGAATTTGACGGTTCAGACTCATACTCAGGTGGGGGATCATTCAAAGATTCAAGTCCTGCAAACCAAAAGTTATCGGATGAACTAATCCCTGTAGATATTAGTAAATCTTATAAATTATCTCTGTGGGCTAAAACAAATCCTAACGTAGGAGCTAAATATTACGTTGGTGTGTTCGAGCATGACATGGACGGTCTACCTATTTATGCAGAAAACCACATGTACGTACAAAGTACATTCTCATCTTTAACACAAGATTTAAAGAATGGGGACACAGTTGTCTACCTGGACAACGTTACAAACTGGTTAAACACTGCTCCAATTCACCAAAGAAAATTAATCTTTTGGGACTATGTAAGTAAGACTGGATATAAATACCAACCACTAACATACTCTCGTCACACATCTGCACAAGACCTATGGGCAGACGGTTCTATTAATACTACGAACAAAACTATTACTTTGAAAGCACCTTGGAACGGTGGTCTAGTTACAGCAGGCACAAAACTAAGTCAAGGTAGCAGTGGTTCAGGGTTCCGATACATTGCTGTACAGAACGCAGCTATTCCTGGTACATGGACAAATTACTCAGGTGTAATTAGCGGACTTAATAACTCAGGTAATGATGCACAGAATCAGTTTTCTTGGGGAACAGCTTATGTAAAAATCGGGTTCCTAAATAACCGTGACGTAACAGGAAGTACTGTATGGTACTCTAACATTAGTTTCGGTCTTAATGTTGCAGACCAAGGAGACGTAGATAAAATCAACGACTCACTAGATGCGCTAGGTAGCGATGGAAAGATTACTCGTTTCGAACGTAGCTTAGTTCGTGGGTACATTGCAGACATCATAGGTAAATTCCTAGCCTATAACGAAGCAATGCCTACACTAGCTCAAATCGATGCAGACACCTACAATGCAGGTAAGCTTTATTCTATCCGAAGAATGGCACGTAAGATTGGTATGAACCTATCTACTAGTGTGAACTATAAACCGTTAGGTGACGCATATACTGCACTAGTAACGTATCTTACTTCATTAACCCCTGTTAAGCCTTGGGATACTACGTCATCTGCAACTATTAACATCGACAGAAACACATGGAACGCTAGATGGAATGAGTACTATAACCGCTATGCTCTATTCGAAATCGAGGTGCAGGATAGACAGAAAGAGTACACAGATAGCGAAGTAGGAAAAATGAAAGACGAAACGATTGCTGCTATTAGTACAGCAGGTAATCACGATACAGTAGTTTTCGCAAACCCTGTAAATGTTAAGCCGCCTATCGCTACGCTCGGTCTTCCTGAGTTCGAAGGTTACCATACAGATTCATTCTATGTTAACGGTCGAAATGTATTAGCAGGAACAGCAACAGCTAAAACTATTGTAGGAGAAAACAGAGATAACCAAACATCGACTATCTATACTTTCGTAGCAGGAAACTCAGCACCTATCACAGGTGTAGGAACATTTACTGTTATGTTTGACTGGATCATAGAGGGAGCTGCGCCTGCGGGGACTATGTATATGCAGGGTAGTAACCCGTACCCAGGTTTAACTTCTACTATTACGTTCTCTAGTTCTAACAGAAGCGGAAGGTATATAGGTACAGGTTCAGTAGCGGGAAATATAGCGACATTCAACGGGATTAACATGCGTTGTAACTTTATGGTAGGTAAGCTTACTATTTCGAATATGAAAATTGCAGTAGGTAATTACACTGTGAACCCTGTTTATACTCCCGCTCCTGAAGAAGCCTGGGCAGGGGCAGGTAACCGTTTCCGTCCTGTAACGAACCCGTTATTTAGTAGCGGTACCGACCTTACTATTTGGGGTAAGTTCTACGGTGACGGAACGAACAATGACAAGTTTTACTGGAATACCAACGGTGCGGCTATTAAAGAGAAGAAATGGGTAGACGCTCGTTTAGATGAAAAACAGACATGGGCATTCTCTTCTAATGGCACATCAACGGACGGAGTTAACAAATTCCTAAAATCTAGTTGTAATAACGAGTACCCAATCTTGTTCGATGATACAGTACCTAACCGTTCGGGTAGAGCTACTATGGCATTCTATGAGGATTATATTATCATGACTTGTAATGATCCCACAGATTCTTTCTACCAACTTGGCAGCTATGACATGAACCTACATGGCTTTGCGGTAGGAGATAAAATAACGTTCTCAGCCGAAGTCAATGCAGACTTTGCAGGGGCTTACCTATCTGTATGGCACAGTGATGGAACTAACTGGATTGAGAATAAAGGTGGAACAGGTGCTGTAGGTACTGCGGGTACATGGCAACGACTAACGCAAACCTTCACTATCCCGAGTAATGCTAAAGGACTATTCTGTCGTATCTACTTTGCTAGGGTAGCAGGGGCAAACACTACAAAGTTACGATTTAGAAAGGTTCAATTAGAACTAGGTATTACTGCGACAACTTGGTCACCTACAAACTTACAAACATTTAAGCGAGTTAGAACAGATGGTTTCGCAATCGCTACACCAGTGTATGCATCTGAGCAAGTAGTTAAATACGATGCTACGATCCTAGATAGAAACGGTAACACACCACAGGCAGACCAAATGGCAATGAACGCTACTAATGGAACTCTATATATCGCAGTAGATAACAAAGACTCAGGCTGGGGAGATACATATACACCTACGCCTGCGGAGATTACAGCTTACTTCTTAGGTTGGAAAATGTGTAATGGTACATTCGGTACGAACTACACAGGGACAGGTAGCAAGATGTGGCACCCGCTTAAAGATAAAGACTTGTCTCGTGCAACCGCAGCAGGAAGTCCTGTACCTACTGAAGCGTCACCATCATTAAGTGATAAGACAGTGAACTACTACCAAGTCCTATACCAACTTGTAGACGCAGTACAAGAGACAGTAGAATTTGATGGTATACTAGAATTACTAGCAAGTGATAACGTTGTAACGACTTATTACCCTACTTGGACACCGCCAATTACAAAAGGAACAATTAAATATGGTACAAACCTAGCTACAGTCAACCAAGATACACGTTACATCATTCCGTCTATGGTAAAACGTATTTCTAATGCAGAGCAGAAGATTACAGATGATGCTATCACAAACACTGTAACTAACTCTAGAGAGTACACACTAGCTCTAAAGAGTAAAGCGAATGCAAGTGACTTAGGGGGTCTTGCTTCTAGGGATGAGTTAAACAACGTAGCTAACGGTGTAGATGGTAAGATTAAAGATGCAATGGACAAGCTAGACTTCTCTCCATATGCAACGAAATCTGAGTTGAAACAAACTGCTACAGACATTACTGCTAAGTTCTCTGCTACAGGCGGGATGAACTTAATAAAGAACTCTATCGGGTATAGTGACAGAGATTTTTGGAGCTTAACTACTGCTTACCTAGTAGACACGATTTCAAACTCTGCACTAGATAACTTAGGGTTCGGTAGAGGTTTTTACTTCAGAGCCAACGGACAAGAGACAGGAATCTACCAGGACGTATCAGTTATCCCTGGTCAACCTTACACACTAGGTTGGTACCTGAACAAGATGACAAAAGGGGCAGATTCAAGTTACCGTTTTTGGATTCAAGTTCAGGAGTACAATGGAACAGCTTGGGTTGTAACGAACCAAATAGCGGATAACAAAGATGTAACAACAAACGGGTTCGAAGCCCGTTATATGACATTCACGCCAACGAAGGATAAGGTAAGAATACGTTTCATCGGATACGCTAACGTAGAAGCCATTGTATCAGGGATCATGCTAAACATCGGAGACGTTGCTTTACAATGGACTCTAGCTACAGGTGAGCTTTACAACACTAACATCCGAATGAACATTAACGGTATCCGTGTATCTCAGTTAGATGCTAACGGTAGTGAAATTGGGTTCACTCAAATCACACCGTCAGAATTTGCGGGATATTACCAAAATAACGGAACATTCGAAAAAGTATTCTACCTAAACGGTGATGAAACAGTAACGAAAAAGCTTCGAGCAACAAGCGAGATTACACTAGGAAATATTAAAATCCTTTCTATACAAAGTGCTACAGCTACAGGTTGGGCATTCGTTCCTAACAATAGCTAATAATGATTGGAGGAAAACATAATGGCAAGTGGTTCATTTAATGTCACTACCAGTAATAGATATGTTTTGGGTACTGTTAATTGGAGCAGTACCCCGAACACTGGTGGTAACTATAGTGAAGTTTACGTAGAGATGCGTTTCTCTCGTACAAATACAGGGTATACAACATATGGTACAGGTACATTCGGACTATATGTAGATGGACAGCAAGCGGTAAATACAACAGGGTTCTCATTCACATATAACTCAAACACACTGGTAGTTAGCGGTTGGTTTAGAATTAACCATAACTCTGACGGTTCTAAAAACTTACGTATCGGTGCGAGTGGTTACACTGATGTATTCTCTATTAATGACGCAGTAGCTTACGTAGACTTGGATCGTATCCCACGAGCAAGTACGGTATCGTCTAATATTAGTTGGACAGCCGCTATCGAGCCCTTACCTATTTCGATTAACCGTGCTTCTACAGCTTTTGACCATATCGTTACAGTGGAAGTTCAGAAGCCTGATAATAGTATGGCAGCGGTTGCTTGGCGAAGCGGGGTAGGGGATAACGTAACATTCTACTTTACTAAAGAAGAAACGACCATCCTGTACCAATCTATAGGTGGTTACGAGAACCGACCTGTAAAGATTAAGGTGCAAACATGGTACAATGGTAGTGTAATTGGAGAGACAGAGAAGTGGGGAACTGTATACGGTGCCACACCTGCTACACCCGTTCTTTCTGATTTCGATATTGGAACGAAAAACGTACCTGTAACCTTAGATTATTACTACGCAGAGTTTGCATATACGTTAGTATTTACTTTCGGTAGCTTCTCAAAAACATTCTCTACGGGTGTAGGGAAAACGTACACGATGACATTTAATGATGCTGAAATAGCTCAGATGTACCAACAAACACCAAACGACAATGTAAAGCAAGCTAACGTTTGGGCAAGTACGAAGTACAACGGTGTAGAGATTAACGATGGTATGCCGAAGGATCAGAATAAAAAAGTTAACCTGCGGGTTGTGAACAGTAACCCTACATATACAGGTGGGTTTACTTATTTAGATACGAACACGACAACGACAACTCTAACAGGGAATAACCAATACCTGGTGCAAAATAAGTCTACGCTGCAAGTTAAGATTCCTGCGACTGCTAAAGCTACTGCACAGAACAGTGCTACAATGGTTCGATATGAGGTAGCAGTGAACGGGGCAACACAGTCTATTAATTATGCTACAACAGACCTTACGCTTAACTTTGGTACGGTAGATGCGGCTTCTAACGCTACACTAACAGTTACAGCAATCGACAGCCGAGGTAACAGAACATCTGCATCTTCTGTTATATTAATGTTAGCTTATTCACCACCTTCTATAGCAGCTAGTGCAGACCGTTTAAATAACTTTGAGACTTCAACTACACTTAAGTTAAGTGGTTCTGCGGCACCGTTGACTATTGGTGGGGCGAATAAGAACGCAATCACTGTGGCTAAATACCAGTATAGACAGGTAGGTGGTACTTACAATACAGCAGCGAACTTCACGGTTACAGGATTCCCTAACTTTACAGCAACGAATGTTACAGTAAACCTGGATAACACTATTGCATGGGAAGTACTAATTACGGTTACAGATAAAGTAGGTTCTACTGTAACAGCAACTAGACCTGTAGCGGTCGGTACGCCAATCTTCTTTATCGATACAGTGAAGAAGACTTTAGGTGTTAACAAATTCCCTACGAGTGCAGCAAACGGGCTCGAAATAGCAGGTGACCTGGATGTAGATGGTATACTTAAATTAAAGGCTAACCAGTGGATCGCACAAGGTAAGTGGGGATTACACGCCAACGGTGGAGACTTTATGGCAGTTAACTGTATCTACTTCAGTAGCCCAGTAAGCTCTACAGGTCAAGGGTTAAACTTCCTAAGACCAGGTAAAACAGCAGGGTCTACAAATGCTGCCGATTATAGTACATTCGGTGTATTAGACTACGCAATGAGAATGAACAACCAAAGTATTTTCTATCAATTCACAGGAACAGCAAATTTAAGATTGGGAGGTCATTTATACACACAAAGTAATGGTGGAGTTTACTTTGATGGTTATGGAAATATTAGAGGTCAATCCGATGCAGGTAGTGGAAATACTTGGGGTATTATGGATGCAGATAATAGACTTAAATTCCTAATTCCAATTGGTAAAGGTGCAACTATGCCAATGGAGTTCAGGTCGCACGTTAATGGTCACGACTTCTACCACGATGACCGTAAGTTTTTATCATTCTACACACATGAAAACTATTCAGGAAGATGTATCCAATTCGGGAATGATGGTGGTATCCTTAAATGGTACGTTAACTACAACAACTTCCAAGGTAGACTTGAAGCAAGAAACTCAAGTAATACAAACTGGTGTGAACTAGCAGGGAACCTGAACAATGCATCTTCTAGAGAGTACAAAGATAACATCGAGGTATTTAAAGGTAGTGCAATGGAAATTATCAACTCTTCGGTAGCAAAGACTTACACATATAAAGGGGACGCAAGCCAACAAGTTAAGGTTGGACTTATTGCAGAGGAAGCACCTGAACTTATATCAGGAGAAGACACGGTAGATTCTTACGGTATGGCAACATTATCGTGGAAAGGTCTACAAGAGGTTTACGCAGAGTTACAAGAACTGAAACAAAAAGTAAATAATAAACTAGCCTAAGGAGCGAAATAACAAATGATATACGATAGCTTACCAGTTTATGACAAAGAACTTATTATGGTAGGATTTAACAAAATGCTACCGAACAACCAAGATTCTCTAATTAGTGCTATTGCCCGTAAGCAAGGTATAACTCTGTGGCAAGTCAAACCTGAAGACATCTTAAAGTACCATAAAGAACTTAAAACAGCTATGACGGACGAGTTTGCCGATGTATATATTAAGCTAGGGTTTAAATCAGCTAACGGGCATAGATCAGCTAACGGGCATAGATACCGTTTAAATGAAAACGACCAAATTAACTTCTTAGGTAAGAAAGACTGGCTTCGTGACCACCCTGAAGCTACGGAGGTTCCGTGGAAAACAGAGGATGTGGGGTACATAGTACATACAAGAGAAGACTGGTTAGTAGTACAAGCTGAAGCGTATACACATAAAGAGACACAGTTGTTTAAATACAACGATAAAGTTACTGCTATTGCAGCCGCTACAACACACGAAGAACTTGTATCAGTTTCTTGGACGGGCGAAGCACCAAATAAATAGTAGCTAAAAATAGGAGGAAATAGCGTGGAACAACTACAACAACCACAAGGTAAACAGATTAACCCAAACTACGTGTTCAATGAGCAACAGGCAGCTCTTTTCGATCTATTGACCGAGAACATTAGGTTAAAAGCCTACATCGCTCAGTTAGAAGCAGAGAAAGCTCAAGCAGAGTTACAGGGTAACGAACCTGCACAATCGTAATAGAAAGGTGACTAAGATATGACGACTGATCTACAAGCAGCAGATGTCATATTCTATAGACCTACGGGCTTCATTGGAAGGGTGATTAGTTACTTTACTAAATCACCCTATAGCCATGTTGCTTTAGCGATTAACGCTAATACAATAATCGAAGCGGATAGATTTACAAAAACTAGGATCGTACCTATAGAGTATGATAAAAATATCACACACATATATCGCTTAGAGAACCTAACGCAAGAGGAAAGAGAAAAGATTGTAGAGCTTGCGACTAGTTTAGAAGGTACGGACTATGACTATGCACAAATACTTGAGATGTTTGTTCGAATAGTATTCCGTATTAAACGAACTTTATTCAACAATCAAAAGAAACTTACATGCTCTGAAGTCGTGGACAGATCATTTTACCTAGCGGGAGTTAAGCGAAAAGACACGGAATTTCTCTATGATGTCACTCCTGAAGAATTAATACATAAATATCCACTAACTAGAGTGCTTTAAGACGGGAAATCATCCCGTCTTTTCTTATATTATAAGAGAGGTGATACAACATGCCAATGTCAGATGGTAGAAATGTTTTAAAGAAGATTGCATTCCAGGTAGGAAATAAGTTTTTCCGCTTCGCTTTAAACCCTGAGAACATGACTTATGTAAGACCACACCGTACAACTGTATTGAAAACAAAGAGTCGTATCATCGTAGAAGACTTCCAAAGTGATATTCCTACTTACACAATTAGTGGTACAACTGGTTTCAACCCTACAGGTAAAGCTTCCGACCGAGGGATTACTAAGATAAAAGAAATGAAAGCCTTCCTAGAAGACTATGCAGAGACAGGTGGTAACGGTAGAACTGCTGCCGAGGACTTTTACTTCCACAACTTTACAAACGATGAGAGCTTTGTAGTCCATCTATCTCCTGAAGGGGTTACATACACACAAGATGTTAACGCCCCCTTAATGTACCGATACGAAATTAAATTCGTTATCCTACGTAAATCTACTGATCCTGCGGACGATGACGTGGTACAACCTGAAATCGGAAATAGATACCCAACAGTTAATCCAGGTGGCGGAAGTTCGGGTCTACCAAACGTAACTCCTCCTGGTGGAAGTGTTTGGATTCCTAGCCCGATTCTACCACCGTTAGGAGGGGCTATCGGAATGCCTACGCCTATTATACCTGGCGGAGGTTCTAATTCAGGCTCAGGTTCAGGCGGAAATAAAGGTAACGGGGGCTACGATCCGAGCTCAGGTAACGATGGGATATATAATAAAGGAGACGACAATATTTATATTCCAGGAACAGGACGTAACCCAGTTAACCCACAGAGCCCTTCACCGCTATCATATCAGTACGGAATGTCAGGACTAGGGTTTAACATCGGTTATTACGGAAGGTGGTATTAAGAATGGCAATTAAGAAGCCGCTAGACTTAGTGAAGTTCGTCTCTAGTGTACCTGTGCTGAGTGACGGTACGATCCCATTTAACGTACTAGACGATTCGAAAGAGTTCGTTTCCACTTTGTACAAGCCCGTGTACAGCTTATCTTCTGTAGCACGACTAACACTAGAGGACATCAAGACTGACAAGATTGAACTAATCAATGTGGAGCTAGACCCGAACACAATTGTAGCCCAGGTTATGAAAAGCGACCTAGCTACATATAACCCAAGGATTTATGCACTAATGACTTCGGTAGTTTTAGAATCGTTTGCGCTACTATACAGCATAGAAGCAGCTAGTACGAATCTACAATACATTGCTGCAAAGGACTTCTTACGAATCAAGGAAAACATTAACTACCTTGCAGACTACTTCGGTACAGAAAAGAAATACCGCAGTATGATCGAAACTCTTCGAAACATGCATATCTCCTTTGGGTACTTAGAAAACCAAGTTGACGTAATTATGAGCAACAACTGGACGGTGAGATAATGGTTAAATTCAGAAAGAAGATTATATCTTACGGAGATACAATGCAGGCAATCGCTCAACAGGAATATGGAGATGTAACTCGTTGGGTAGAACTAGCACGGTTCAATAACCTACGCTATCCGTACATCGTAGACACAGTAGACGAGAAGATGCAGAACCCTGACCATCTATTGACAATCGGAGATACGCTAATGGTTCGAGTGTCAGAGGATACAGAAGCGGAACTAATCTCTACATTAAAGAGAACGAACGAGTTTGACCAGGAAGAAATCTACGCACTGTCACTAGGTAAAGACCTGGACATTCTACCATTACCTAAACAATTTGGTAGCCCTGGATGGGACGCTGAAATACTAGAGCTGAAGGACGATGGTAAAGGAGATGTCAAAACGATTAGAGGGATTGAGAACCTGAAGCAGTCCTTATACGTTCGCTTAATCACTCCAATGGGAAGTTACCTGGGGCACCCTCGATATGGTTCTAGAGTCCATGAGTACATCGGTAAGAAGAACACAGAAGAGAATGCAGCACTGTTAGCTGTAGAGATTGAGAGAACGATGAGAACAGATGGTAGGGTTCGAAGCGTGGAGAAGCTAGGGCATTCCATTAGCGGTAACACATTCACAGCATCGTTCAAAATCTTCTCAATTGCATTAGACGAAGCCTTTATCTTTGCAGTGAGATCAGGGGAGTCAGGTAGATTGTTACTGGACAATAACTTTAGCGATACGAATATAAGATAGGAGGTTTACACCTTGAGATATAAACAAATGACAGAAATCTATGCAAGACTGGTAGACCACACGATTACGAATACAAGAAAGATTAATGACTTCTCAATCGGTAGTGCTATGAGAGCAATATACGAAGCCATTGCTACAGAGCTAGAGCAGTTCTACGTATTAACAGAGGAGAATATCCAGGAAGCCATTGCAGCGGGTATATTCGCTTCGTTCGGGTTCACAAGAAAGCCGCCACGTAAAGCATATGGTAAGGTACAAATTGTTTTCCATAATGCCTTGCAGCAAACAGTAGCTCTAGCAAGAGGTACACGCTTTACATCGAGCCTGGGAGACTATTCGAATACATATGAAACATTAGTGGACTACTACATCCCACAAGGGACAGTAACTGCTGAAGTACAAGTGTACTGCACGATCCCTGGTGAGATTGGTAACATCCCTGCAAACGTAGTAAATATCATGATGACTCCTTTAGCGAACATCAAGACAGTAAACAATGGACAAGCATTCCAAACGGGGCAGAACGAAGAGCCACTAGATGAAATGAAGTCACGTTTCCGTTCTTACATCGAATCGTTAAGTAAAGGTACAATTCCTGCTATTGAATACGGTACACGTTCAGTTCCTGAAGTAGCGGGTGTATGGATTGATGAAAAGACAGGTCTTATCAATGTTTACGCTCACGACCGAAACGGAGACCTACCTGACGATGTTAAAGCTAAAATTGTCGCAACATTAGAAAATTTCAGACCAGGCGGTATTCCAGTTCGAGTTATGCCCGTAGTACGTAGAACAATCGATGTTGATGTTAAAATAACATTAACAAACAAACTAGCTATTACAAAAGCGTTCCAGGATAAAATCGTAGGAGAAATCTCTCGTTACCTAAATAACATGCAGACTTCACAAAGTTTGATCCTATCTGATCTATCTAGTGTTATTAAAGGACTTGACAAGCAGCTCATTTACGACATCACATTTGCAAAACCAACAGGAAACATCCTGGTTGCAGGGAATGAGATTATCCGTGCAGGAACAATTAAAGTAACTCTAGAGTAGGAGGTACACAGAATGTCATTTTTAAAACATCTACATCCAGGATGGAAGACTCGACTAGTAGATAAAACAGAAGCGAATGCAGCGATCCTGGCTGCTATCGATGATGAGCTTAAGCTTACAGAAGCCGATGCCATTTCAAGTAGGCTAGATGAGTCATTAGAGACTGCTACAGGTAAATGGTTAGATGAGTACGGAGACATCTTCGGGGTTATACGACAAGACAACGAAACGGATACCGCTTACAGAGCACGAATCATTCAGTACATCTTGCTTGACCGAGGTACGATCCCTGCTATTAAAAAAGCGATCCTGGCTTTCTTAGGTGACCCGAATACATATGTAAACATCTACGAGCCATTCAATAACATTTTCTTCTTGAATCAGTCTAAGCTAAACGGTAACGACAAAATCTTAGGGGAGTATTATACGACAGCAGTAATCGATATATTCTTTGCTAATAACTTCCCTTACGCAGTTATAGACGTGGTGAAGAAGTTTAAGCCCGCAGGTGTAACAGTCCATTTAACAAGACAACCAAAGGCGTATAACCCTGTTGCAATACCATTTAAGGTGAAGCAAGGAACAGTTCCTGTAGACGAAGCAATGAAAATGCAAGCAAATAGGGACAGCACGTACGTGTCAATCGCACAATCTGCTATAATTGGTTATAAGAGGGTTCACAAGATAATGTTAGCAAGACCACTTAAGGATACAGAGGACGTTAAAAACCCTCCGTATCCAGTCGTAATGTATGGCACTAAGCCATATGTACTCGTACCTAGAGATAACGCTGTAGCCGAGGGAGCGAAGTGGTTATACATAAATGTAACAGTGGAAGGTAAAGACTTCCAAGACAGCGCATACTCGAAGGTAGAATTGTACTTTAACCTGGTACCGAAAGGAACTAAGAAAGATACATTATACCCATCCGAGGTAACTAGCCCAGGAACAAAGCTTATTACTGATTCTAGGGACTTACAAGGGCGCACAATAGACTTAAAAATGGACGAGCAATTTATGATTGAGTTCCAATAGAAGGAGTGAACAACATTGGCAGATAACATCGATTTAAGTTTAAAACCTTATTATGATAGATTCGACCCAAAGAAAGACAACCGTTCTAAATTACTTTTCCGTTCAGACAGACCGCTACAACAAGCAGAACTAAATGAACTACAGTCAATCGCAGAGTACAACCTGAGACGATTAGGTGACAGTATCTTTGCGGACGGTGCGATTCAGACGGGAATGGCTTTCAACTTTGATAATAAGGACAACCCTACAAAGATTACAGTAGAGGATGGGATTATCTACTTAGCAGGTAAGCCTAGAGCATTCAAGAAACAAACGATTAACTTCACAGGAAAAGGAACAGAGATTATCGGGGTAAAGGTTGTACAGACTGTTTTAACGTACAATGACGATCCTACACTGCTAGACCAAACGCAGAACGCTCCTAGCTACCTATCTCCTGGTGCAGACCGTTTACAAGAAGAAGTAGTCATTACGTATAACGATGACACTACAGCTTCTGTATACCGCTTTGAAGATGGTAAGTTATTTATCGAACCTGATCGCCCTGAGTTCTCAGTTATCAACACGGTATTAGCGCAGCGTACTGTAGAGGAATCAGGTAACTACCAGGTAGAAGGGTTCGAAATGTGGACAGAGAAAGGTCAGGACGCAGAAAAGATTGACCTTATTATCGATAAAGGTTTAGCATACGTAATGGGGTACCGTATTAGTAAGCCTACATCTACTCGTATCGCACTTAATAAATCCAAAGAGTTCCGTTCAATCGTACAGGAAACAAGCACATACAACACAGCTAAAGCAAAAGTCACTGTAGGAAGTTCATTCGTTAAAGCAGTTACAAACGTTGTAGGACGTACTCTAAGCCCCGCAGGTGGCGTGCAAATCTCTAAAGGCGTTCTAGATGGTCGAGACGCTATCCCTGCTCAGTACACGAATATAGACCCTACTACAGTGGTTCTTTCATTCAATACAACAGTGTATGTACGAGACAAAGACTACAAAGTTGTGCAGGACAGTGGTATTCAATATATCGACTGGAACACAGGCTTAAACGGTACAGAGCCAACACCAGGAACAACATACAAGTTAACGTTCGAATATGACCGTGTAATGAAAGCAGGAACAGACTACAAGGTTACGAATACTCCATTAGGTGAGAAAGTACCAGGAGCAACTACTGAAGTAGATTTTAATGGTATGACAGGGGTTAAACCAAAAGAGGGCGGAACAGTTCGTGTCGATTACGATTACTACTTATCCCGAGAAGACATCGTTACATTAGATGCTGCGGGTAATTTTGCAGTTATCGAAGGGCAGCCCGATCGTGAAGGCGTAACAAAGCAGCCTGAGAACCGTGACCCTCTTTCTCTGAAAATTGGGAATATTCACATTTACCCTTACTCTGATTTTGCAGCAGCTAAGAACACTGCGGTTATGCGTCTACGTATGGAAGACTTACAGAAGCTTAAGACTCGTGTAGAGAACCTGGAATATAACCAAGCACTAATCATGCTTGAGAAACAGGCTACAAAGACTGAAGACCCATTAACGTTACGTGGACTATTCGCAGATGCATTTACGGACTTCAACCGATTAGATACAGGGTTATCTTCTGTATCATTCTCATTCGATGATGCTACTATTACAATCCCAACTAAAACTCCTGATGACCAAAAGGTACGTCCTAAGTTCATGGAGAACGAGTCAGTATCACACTCATGGGGTCGATTAGTAACTGCACCATTCAAAGAGATTAAAGAAATCAGTCAACCATTAGCTACATCGGCTTGGAACGTTAACCCTTACCAGGTATACAACAAGCAGGGTGTTCTAAAACTTTCTCCTGAGAGAGATAACTGGATTGACGAGAAGCGTGTAACACTTTACGAAGAAGATCATATCACAACGAACATTAACCGTTGGTGGGCTCACCAAGGGGAAGGCGACCCGAACGGTAAGCTTTCTGATTGGAACCAATGGTTAGTAGATAATACTTCTCTAACTGGTGGAGCTGCTTGGAACGAGCAATCACTAGGTTGGCAGAAGACGGATAAAGCAGAAGGGGTTCTATGGCAATCAGCTCAGTCAACTCGTGACGAAGTTATTGAGTACATGCGCCAAATCGAGGTATCGTTCACTGCAACAAACTTAATGAAGAACACTGACAACTTATTCCTAACATTCGATGGTGTCCGAGTACCAGTAACACCAGTGGCACCTACAGTAGCGGGTTCTCAAACAGGTACACTTCGTTCTAATGCACTAGGGGAAGCGACAGGTAAGTTTATGATCCCTGCGGGTATTCGTACAGGTACACGAGAAGTAACGTTACAGAATGCGGATAACTTAGCAACTTCTACGTTCTCAGCTCAAGGTACAGCGAAGATTACTACGGATACAATTACGAAGACTCGTGTAACGTTCAACCTGTATGACCCTCTTGCACAATCATTTGCTTTCCAACAAGCAAGAGTAATTACTTCTGTAGGCGTATACTTCGGTTCTAAGTCTACAACAGATAACATTACAATGCAGGTTCGTGGTCTATCAGATGGTGGTCTACCTAACCGTACGATCTACGCAGAACGTTTACTAACACCTGATAAGATTAAAGTCTCTGAGGATGCTTCATTAGAAACTCGAATTGCACTAGATGACCCGCTAATGGTTAAACCAGGTGAAGGTTACTGTATCGTATTCATTACAGATAGTGCGGACTATACAATGTGGTGTGCGACATTAGGACAGAAAACACTTGGAAGTAACGGACAAACTGTAGTTTCTCAACCGTATGTAAACGGTGTTCTATTCAGTTCTTCAAACGCAGTATCTTGGACAGTTCACCAGGAGACAGATATGAAGTTCAATATCTACACTGCTGAGTTTGCTGAAGAAGGTATCATTGAGTTTGATACAATGAAGAATATTGACTCTAACGGTATCCTGTTAATGGCTTCATTCTTAACACCTGAGAACACTGGTTGTAACTGGGAAGTTAAGATCGTAAATGCATCGGATGTCAACACCGTATCAATCGATAGTGTACCGTGGTTACCGCTAATCAACTATGCAGGTATTCAAACACCATTCGTAGTAGGTCTAGCGAAGTTACGAGCTACATTCAAATCGAACCGATACATCTCTCCAATGTTGGCGCTTGATGATTTACTATTCGTAAACTTCGTATCAGCTACTAAAGCGGACTATGTAAGTAAGACGATTGACCAAAGGGAGTCTCCATTTAACACGGTTACAATCTCTTACGATTCTGCTGCACCTGCGGGTACTCGTGTAAAACCGTACTACTCGTTAGACCAGGGAGCTACTTGGAAGGAATGTAAGTCTACTCCTTCTACTGCGAAGCGTTCAGCCGAGTTTACTCGATATACATTCGTAGAGAAAGTAGCGCAAACAGCAGTTGAGAACTCAATTAAGTACAAGTTAACGCTTGAAGGAGATAACCGATTCTTACGTCCAAGAGTAAGACAGTTTACTGGGCTAACTACGGACGCTATCTAAGGAGGGAAAGCGGTATGCCGATGGAACAACGTGATCCACAATCAGGGGCGTTAATATTCGTCCCTACTCATTTTGAAAAGTCTACTATCTCAGCAGCTCGACAAATGAAGGCACAGTCTAAGGAATTAGAACAGAAGCTGCAAGAAGTAGATGAAATGAAGAAGCAGCTTGAAGAAGTGTTAAAGCAAGCTAAAGAAAAATAAGCATAGAAAAAAGAGGTACCCATCACAGTACCTCTTTTTATTTTACCCTGCTCGTGGAAAAGATAAGGGCGGTTCCCGAACTTTTAGACAATATGTTCCTCTCACAAAACATACTTAAAGTTTACTTGAAGTTGTACACAGTGTCAATACATATTTCAAAATAACATTTCTGACATATTTAAAATACTTGTAAACAAATGTTTCTGAATCATTTATTACATTTCCCTGACATATTTAATTTTATTCATTGTGTATTTATATTTATATATTTTATAACTTATTAATAATTAAATAATAAATACGGAATGGGTAAACGGTAAATAGGTCAACTATAACTTGTGTTGATAAGGCTGTATCATTGTGGTAAGATATAGAAAGGTGTATAATATACATCTAATAACTTAAGAGGAGGAACACAAATGGGCATGAGTATCAGCGGTGGAATCAACATGTATAACTTCCTTGGTAAGGAAAGGCATGAAAGTGACACACCACCTCACGGAAGGTTAGTCAAGTATACGAATACAGGGGGAACTGACCACGACAGAAAGCAAGCTAACCTACACTTCAAAGAGGGTCAAATCCTAACTGTACAAGAAATTTATGTTAGTGCTTGGAGCTCGGAAGTAGAGTTTGTAGGGTATCCATTCCTTAAGTTTAATACAGTAATGTTTGAAGACATAGAATTTTAAGCAACGGTTCACTGTGTATCAAGCCATACACCAGTGAGAGGATGTAATTACATACATGAAAGTTATTGTAGACATAATGTATACCCACGTAGACTTCTTAGGAAACACTTTACTTCGAGAGAAAGTGCAAGCAATGATGCACATTAAGATGGGTATTAAAGAGGACAGCGCTTTCCATTCGCCTTCATACAAAGCAGGACATTGGGATGGGATCGTAGATTTCTATGACAAGAAAGAAGATAAGTTCCTTACAGGACTCCTTCCTCAGTTCATGGATGGTATGCGTGCATTAAAAGACCAGTACCCGATGCTTGCGTATGAAATCGAGGACGTTCGACCACCACAGATTATGCACCATGATAGTATGGACGAATCTATTGTATTAGGTAACGGTGACGAAGAACCAATTACGTTACGACCATACCAGTACAATGCGGTTAAGAAAGCGCTAGAATCTCAGGTGCAAATTCTGAATCTTGCAACGAATGCAGGGAAAACAGAGTGTGCTTCAGGTATTATGCAGCAGCTAATGCCACATGTAAAACGAGGGGAACGACTAGCATTCTTCTGTAACTCGAAAGAGATTTTCCACCAAGGGGCAGAACGTGTACGTAAACGTTTGAACCTGAAGGAAAAGGACATCGGTAAAATCGGTGACGGTAAGTTCGACATCAAGAATAAGAAGATCGTGTTCGTTATGATCCCGACATTAGCAAGTGCATTGAAAGACCCGAAAAAAGGTATTAGCTTTACACCGAAGGAACGGGTTATTAAATTCATTGCAGAAGAGATTACACCTAAGTTCCGAAATACAGTGAATACAAGACAGCTTATTCGTAACTATCTGAAGAACTGTAACCTGGATACACGAGTATGGAAGGACTCGGAAGAGCAGCTAATGTACATAGCTTACGACCAACGATTCACAGATAAAGGGGCGCAGATGCAGCTCAATAAGTATGTGGTCGAGTTCGATAAGATTATGGAAAAGAAAAACAAGAAGAAGTATAAGAAGTTTAAAGAAGTGAAAGAGTTCATGGAATCTGTTCGAGTAGCAATCCAGGACGAAGCGCACGAGATTAACGGAGCGACTGTATTTGATACAATGACTCAGTTACCGAACGCTCAGTATCGTATTGCATTAACAGGTACAGTAGACCAAAAGAATAAGATGCTATGGCAACGTATGCAGTGTGTGTACGGTAGCGACTTATTTAAAGTATCGAATGAGTATTTAATTGGACAAGGTGTTTCTTCTAAACCAGTCATTCGTATGATCCCGATAACAGAACCAAAAGACATTGAACTTGTTGGTAACTACTTGGAAGCGTACAAGAAAGGTATTTCGGAGAACGATGCACGGAACAGAATCATTGCCCAAACTGCAAGTTGGTATTTACGTAACCGACCAGGTGGCGTGCTTATCAGTGTAAATCATATCGAGCACGGGGAGCGAATCCAAAAGATTCTCAGAGAGGAATTTGGCTTCGATAGCGATTTCACGCACGGTAGCTTAGATATGGAAGATCGTGACGAATACCTACGCAGATTTAGTACAAAGGAATCCCGAGTACTGATTGCATCGAGTATCCTTGACCAAGGGGTTGACATTAAGAGTATCGGTATGCTGCTGATGTCAGGTGGTAATAAAAGCTTACGTCAGAACCTACAGCGTATCGGTCGTGGATTACGTCTTAACGGTATCGATGGAAATACAGTCCTGGTATTCGACTTCTACGATATGACAAACAAACACCTGTTGTCACACAGTAAAGAACGTCTTAAGATTTACCAAAATGAAAGCTTCGATGTACGTATGCTAGGGGAGTAGCATCATCGGGTTTACAGAACTACAGTCTGTGTTATAATAGAGTTATAAACTACGGAATGTAAGGAAATAACACAAGGAGGAACTAATATGGAGTACGGTGTGTACCTAGAATCATCTGTTGTAGACATTAAGCCTAAAGTATTAGACTTTTTAACAAAGCTAGTTGAGAAGGCAAAACAAGCAAGTGAATACGTATTAACATTTACAAAGAGAGAGTTGTCTGAGGACTTCGGTAAGGATGTTCGGACAACCTCTCGTTATTTGAAAGAGTTGGAGAGTCGAAAGATAATCCAGTTAAAGGGTAAGCGTGGACGTGGCGGTGGAACCGTAATCATGTTCAACTCTGCTCTTATTCGTTTTGAAACATCCGATAAGGCATTGGTCAACTCAGAAGAACCAATCTCTATTGACGATGTACTGGAAAAGAAGATTCCAACTAAGAAGAAACCAAGGAAAGAAAATAAGCGTAGTCGTAGAACAAAACAACAAATGTTAGAAGCTCAGTTACTACAGAAGAAACACCAAAACAATATTGACGAAGTTAACGATCGTTTAGAAGAGTTAGGTGGTAAGCCGAACTGGAACTGGTTCGAACAATTGGAGAATCCTGTAGACGATTACCGTACATACTTATTGTCTCGTTTATACAATCGTTATGCAGTCCTATTTACAGACCAACATAACTCGGATGTAATGAATGGGATAACAGACGCAGAGAAAATACAAATGATTAGCAGCAGTTACGATGTACTTCCTGAAAGATTCTATGGTTCAGTACGTTGGGCGCAATTTGAGAAGTTACGTCAGTTCTGTGATGATAACGGAATTGACCCTGCGGTATATCTTTCGGCACAGTTTAACCGTTCTATCTATGATGCATCCATGAAGAAGAGCAAGAAAGTACTTCCATTCGTGAACGCTTTAATTAGTGATACCTCTTATGAAGTGTTCGCCCAATACTGCGGATTCCAACAAAAGTACAGCACTACGTTTAGATCAGCTCAACAGATTCCTGCAAAGTTCGTTAACGATTTTGTAGTCCGTGCTATTCGTGACGGTTACGATGAAAGAACAAAAGGAAAAGGCTTATGGCACTACCGAGCAACACTTACGGACTTCTTTAAAGAAGAAGGTTTTGGTGATACAGAATACGCATTATTAGATTTCTATGATATGACATCCGAGAACCTTAAAGCTAAAAAGGTTTCCTTTAAGACTCGAAACACTATTAAGAAGTTTGTTATGTTGCAATCCTTAATTCAAACGGGTGGAGCAACGAATCTACCTGAGCATATTATCCTGGGCTCAGAAATGACACAGATTATGTTAGCGACAATTGCACGAGAAGCTACACCAGTGAACCCTGTACGATGGAAGTACGAATGGGCGTTAGGACGATTAGCTCACCCAACAGCAATAGAGAAGGAACAGAAGAAAATAGGTAGAGACTTATACTATCGAATGGTTGCTTTAGACGAGACGTACGATGTACTACGATTGATTATGGAGTTCCAAGGCGTTTACTTATCATTAGCAGACATCCAAGAAGCATTCAAGGAGTACGGTAAAGAGAAAGTACCTGTGGACGAGTTCTCTATGTTAGATGTAGACCAAATTGTTAAGTTCATGGACAAGGTAGAAAGTGAAGAGGTAGATCATAACGACATTACAAACAAGAAGACCTGGGAACTAGAAGGTAAAGTAGAAGAGAAACAATCAGTAGATGAAATGCTTGAAAACTTCTTCAACTAGTTACAGCTCGGTTTACAGGGTAATGCAATCATGATATACTGATGTACAGTCATCATTGGAGGAGGAGCTTAATGGAAACACCTATTATGAAACAGATTTTAAGAAAGGCTATCGAATCTCCCTCGTTCTCGAAGGAGGTTCTGCCTATTATCCCGCTATCGGTATTTAACAGCTCCCAGGAATATAAGGAGCTAGTCGGGATTATCAAACGGTACTATCAAACGAACCGTAACATTTTAAATGAAGACGCATTCCTTACGCTAACTCAAACCAAGCTAGACCGAATGCGAAAGGAAGCGGAAGAACAGCAAAAGTACTTTGATAAGATTCACGACCTATACAAGGTTAGGGATAATACAGACGATTCCGTTATCGATGAAAACATTGAGTTGCACATTCGTAAAGCAATGCAAATCGATTGGATGACTAAAGTAGCGATGAACTTAGAGAACCCGTCTTATATGGATAAGGCGGCAGAAGAATTTAAGCAGATTCTCTTACTCAACATTACAGGTAAACGTGATGAAATCATTAACGTCCTGGACGATACAGAATATAAACGAACATCTTTATCTACGTTATACCAAAATATGATTCCTACAGGCTTTGCTGACATTGACCATCTTAATAACGGTGGGTTAGCAAAAGGAGAGTTAGGTATGGTAGTAGCCGCTTCAGGTACTGGTAAAACATTAATCCTGACAAACCTAGCTACTAACTATACGAAGAACAAATATAACGTTCTCTTTATTGCCCTAGAGGAATTAGAGAACCGAATGATTCTAAAGTTAGAGCAATCGTTACTACGTAGAAACCGAAGTCAGATTCTAACTGGTAATGCTCTAAACCAAGTAGAGTTTAATAAGAACCAAGAATTTATTAAACAAAACCGACAACACTTCGGTAACTTGTTCTTTGCTCGCTACTCTCCACGTACGATCACACCTGCGAAGATTGAACAGTTAATCTCGGATGTTAAGATTCGTTGGGGTATTGACCTTGACGTTGTTATCATTGACTACCCTGAATTACTTCGTAACCCAAATGCTACAGGTAATGAAGCAGAAGATGGTGGGCGTTTATTCGAAGAGATGAGACGTATTGGGCAAGAGTATAATGTTGTAATGTGGACAGCAGCTCAGATGAACCGTACAGCTTACAGTGCAACAATCCGTACCTCTGAAAATATGGAAGGTTCGCTTCGTAAGAAGAATGCTGCGGAGTTAATCCTGGCAGTACAGCAGTCTGACGAAGAGTTTAGAGCAGGATTCGTTCGATTATATGCGGACAAGCTTCGTAACCCTCCTGAAGGACAGTTCGATAAGATGATAGGGCTGAAGGTTGTAGGTAGTGCCCAAACCGTACGTAACTATAAGTCGGAACAAGAAAAGAACGAGCATTTAGCTATTCTTGAGTCGATAGATGACGCACGGGACGCAATGTTTAAGAACAAACGTAAGGGTAAGCAGGACAATACACAAATGCCAAACTATGCAGACGAGATTAACCAATCCATTCAGAATATGAGGGGAGCAAACTAGATGGGGCACAATCTTATTAATTTCTCTGATTTTCATTTACATAACTTTGAGGATTACGCCAAGCCGATGACATACAACTTCTTCGGTAGGGAGATGGAACTAACTGATCGCCTAGTGGCACAGATAGAAACCTTAAACAAGATATTTGCTATTGCCCATGAAAACGATGCAGACATTTTGTTTGATGGGGACTTTTTCCATGCACGTAACCGAATACCAACATTGGTGTTTAACTTAGGTTTCGATACTATTTATGAAAACATGATGCGCTATCCGAACATTAACATGTACATGATAGTCGGGAACCATGACCAAAAGGATAACTCACCGATGCCTGAGCATAGCTTGAGAACGTTTAGAACAATCCCAAGGGTAACTATCCTGGATGATTTTAAACCAGTGCATACAGGCTCATGTATGATTTACCCTGTATCATATTCGGACGATATAGCAATGGCAAAGACAAAGATTAAAGAGTTTGCGGAACATGCAAAGACAGTCCAAGAACCTACGATCTTAGTCGGGCACCTGGGAGTAGACGGTAGTGAAACGGGACGATATAGTCACCGACTAGAAGGAGCATTCCAACTAGGAGACTTATACCCGCATGTATTTACATACGTAGCTTTAGGTCATTATCATAAGCGACAGTTCTTAGGTGGGACGGACAATACCTTTTACTCGGGTAACCCGTTACAAGCAAGCTTCTCGGATGAAGGACAAGACAAAGGTGTATTCCATCTCAATGTAGAGACTATTGGTAAACCTGAATTTATCCCAATCGAAAATAAGAAGTTCATTACGCTTGACCACATCCCTGAGAACATCCAGGAGATTGTCGATAACAACTATGTGCGCTTGATCCTGCCGCAGGAATTAGCTACAGAAGTTGCAGTGTTCAAAGAGAACACAGATAATGTCCGATTGGAAATAAAGAAAGAGTATCACACTGAAACCCGTATCAATATTGCGGTCACTTCAAGTGAGAAAGAAATCGTGGAAGCTTATGCAAAAGAGTACGCTCCTGAGATAGTAGACCTAGCTCTAGACATACTAAAAGAAGCGATGGAAAAATAGTCAGAAAATTTAGGAGGTATGCCTATAATACCTCCTTTTTGTGTTGACATAAAATAGGTCAAATGATACAATGATGCTACAGAACTGTATACACACCTAGTTAGAAGGAGGACAACCATGAAGTGGACAAAGTTAACTGTAAAAAACTTCTTAGCCATTAACGAAGCAGAACTGGAACTAGATAACCAAGGATTAGTTCTGATCGAAGGTATAAATAACAGTGACCCAAAGTTTAAGAGCAATGGTTCAGGTAAGAGTACTCTTGTTCCTGACGCTCTATCATACGTTATTTATAACGTAACAACTAAAGGGTTACAGGCAGACGAAGTAATCAACAACAAGATAGGTAAGAACACAGCAGTCATTTTAGAAGGTGTTAAAGGTGACGATACATACCGTATTGAGCGATACCGAAAACATTCTACATATAAGAACAAAGTAAAGTTATTCTGTAACAACAAAGAAATTACAGCCGATACTGCGCCTGCTACAAATAAGTTGATTGAGGATATAGTTGGACTTCCTTATACAACATTTGTAAACAGTATCTTATTTGCACAAAAGGCTGACGGATTAGGAGCATTCGCATTACTTCCTGATTCACGTAAGAAAGAAGTGTTAGACAGTATCCTAAACTTAGACATCTACTCCATAGCACAGATAGTAGCTAAGGATCGTGTGAAAGCAAAGGAAGCAGAAATTCTAACAAAGAAAAATGAGATGGAAAAGTTAGAGTGGCAGTTAGGACAAGTTGACACCTTAGAACAACAGGACACACAGCATTACCAAAACACACGTAACCTGATTCAACAAGAGCAACAGAACCTAGCAGCAGCAATCAAAGAGCTGCACGATTTCCCCGCAAAGCATTTCCCTATCGTAGAGAAAGCAAGAGAAGATATAGAAGAGCTTACGAAGAAACGAGATGCAATGGGCAACATCGACATCTCTACTTACCAAAACGAAGCAGCTCAGGCACAACAGCAAGTAATGAGTACGAAGAATGAAATCGCTAATGCTACTCGAAGAAAAGACGAGCTAGTTACGAACTACAAGAAGTTAAGCTTAGATACGAACTGTCCGATATGTGGAAGTCTACTTGATCCTACACATAGAGAAAAAGAAATGGCTTCTATTAAAGAGCAAGTAAGACAGTCACTACTTCAGCTACAAACATTAAGCCCATTACTTTCACAACAAGAAGCTGCATACCAGGAACTATACAATACATATTTGGAACAGAAAGCAATTTATGATAACGCTTTAGCAGCATACCGAGAAGTGGCAAACGAGATTCAGAAGAGAGAACAATACATACAAAGATACACAAGCACATTACAGGCTCTTAAAGATAAAGAAGCCAATATCAATCGTAACCTTAATAACCTTCTAGCGATTCCTGAGCCGCAGCCAAGAGATAAGGATAGGGAAGCTATTCGAACTAAGATTACAGCCGCTAAACACGACCTGGTAGCCTTAGAGAAGGATAAGATTAAGTTAGAGACTGCTGTTAAGATGTATTCGAACGAAGGAGTTAAGTCTCACGTATTAGACTTAGTTACGCCAAAGCTAAATGAAAATGGCAATAAGTACTTAGCGCAGTTGTCAGGAAGTAACATGGAGCTTAAGTTCAGTACACAAACACCTAAAAAAGGTGGCGGATATACTGAGAAGTTCGATGTACAGCTTACGAATAGAGCGGGCGGAGATAACTACAAGGCTAACTCGGACGGAGAACGTAAACGAGCGGACTTAGCAATCTCATTAGCGTTACAAGACCTAGTTCTTGAGTTCACGAACCTTACCGTTTATGACGAAGTGTTTGACGGGTTAGATGAGATCGGTGTAGAGAACGCAGTAGCGTTATTACGTGAACGAGTGAAAAAGGTAGGAACAATATTTGTAATTACACATAATGCTCACTTTAAAGCATTATTTGAGAAGGTTATCACAGTTGTGAAGGATGCCAATGGTATCTCAACATTACAGGAAGGAAAGAACACACATGAGATTAGTTAGCGTGTTAGATCATGGCATTAAGTTACAATTATCAACAACAGACCAGGAGACAGTTACGATCCTGATTCCAAAGAAGAATATTCATTTTTGGTATCCCTTTAACCTGGGGTTTTACTACAAGTACTCTGCTGCAAAGGAATACATGTATTTAGTCCAGGACAAGCATTACGACCGAGGGAACGTATACGGAACAGATATTCTCAAGCGCACAAAAGAGCTGCCGATTACTGAGGACGATGTACCGTATAACGAACCAGTATTTAAACGAAACGTACAGATTATAATGAAAGCCCGCTTCATGGGTATTCCGACAATTACAGATAGTTACGATCTAAATAAGGTTAATGAAGGCTTTGAAATTGTATCTGACCATATGCAATACATAAAAGAAAAGATTGAAAAACGTTATATGGAAAAGTACATGACAAAGGTAGAAAGTTATCAACCAGTTCAACAGACAGAAGAATGGGACAAGCAGATTTACCGATGTGCAAAAGCTGCTGAAATGGGAGAGCTTGAGTTACTAGGTGAAATTTATAACATGCTTGTGCTTATGAAAAAACTTCTAACTAAAGGGGAGTAAGTCACATATGTTCCTAGACATATTTATCCAAGAGCTAGGAGACAGCAAACCCGCAGGTAATGAGACCAGGTTTAATTGTCCATTCTGTGGCAACACAAAATACAAACTGTATGTAGAGAATAGAAGAGGTCTATGGCAGTGTAAACGTTGTGGGGAAGATGGTAACCCTGTAACATTCGTTATGAAATACTACGGTGTGGATTTTGCTGAAGCCGCAGAAATCCTAGAAATGTACGACTACGATGTAAAAGCACAAAGGAAACAGAATGCAACGATAGCACAATATGGGTCTGATCTATCCGAAGCAGAACGACTGTTACTATTCATTAATCGAAGAGGGGCACCTTTAGAGGAAGAACAACCTAAGATTAGGTACACCTTCCCTAGACCACCGACAAACTGTAAGACATTAATTAATAACTTTAATAACCCTGAAGCGTACCCCTTCTTTATGTATCTACATGGTAGGGGTATAACTCTTGAACAGATTAAAGAGCACAACATTTCTTACGTTACTCGTGGTGAAGTAGAACTGGTAGATGGAAGAAAACTAATCCTTGTCAATCATGTTGTATTCTTTACATTTGATGAGAAGCGTAAGCCTTTATACTGGAACACTCGTAGTATAGAACAGTCTCCAAGTATTAAATCGTTTAATGCTCCTGCAAAGGAAACCGAGTATTCAAAGAAGAACGTAATCTTTAATTTGAATAATGCTAGAAAGTGTAAACGTATAGTCATATCGGAAGGTGTATTCGATGCACTAACAATTGGTCAGGAAGGTGTAGCAACCTTTGGTAAGAAGATCACAGCAGAGCAGGTAGACTTGCTACTTGAAAAAACAAAAGTGTACGTACCTATCTATCTCTATCTTGACCGAAACGCTACTAAAGAGATGATAGATACATCACAGATGATACACGCCAAGCAACCTGAAAGACCTGTGTACTACGTATACAGTCCGACTGATGACGATGCTAATAAGTTAGGACAAGAAAAGGCGCATGAGTTAATTTCACAAGCTATTCTAGCAGATGGTGAAGGTGAACTGAAGTTAAGATTATGGACTATAAAGGAGGGCAGCTAGTGGTGAATTTACGGGTTCGAGATTTCTACCAAAGACAGAACTATGATAAGTTTTGGCACTTCCTATTCGGAGTAGTTATGTGTACGTTTGTATTACTCCCTATGGCTTTTATTCTTAGATTGTTTGACAAAATAACTGGAAACTAGACAGGAGCTGAACAGTATGGAATATAAATATAAAATGTGGGACTGGGACGAAGGCTGTTTCTATATCATTCCAAAAGAAGATGTTGCGGAAGCAATCTACTATGCCTGGAACTATGAGTTTGACGTATATGATCGAGAGTCAGGTGATAAGATTTTCTCAGGTCAATTAGATGACGAAGAAAATTCCGAAATGTTAGAACCTTACGGGCTACGTGTTATTGAAGGTGAGAAGGAACGTAACCTACAGAATATTGAGACAGGTGAAATTTATAAAGCAGATTGGCAAAAGTAATTGACAGTAACCACACTGTATGATACACTCTTGAATGTATACATATTACAAGGAGGAACATTAATGAAGAAAGTAGACGTTTTGTACAACACTGAAGAAGGTTTGAAACCAACTCAAGCATACCCAGGAGACTTCGCTTACGACATCTATGCTTCAGAAGGTCGATTAGTACCGCCAATGACATTTAGCTCGGTAATCGTTCCTACAGATTTCAAACTAGCTTTTGATCCTGATGAGTATGGTTTAAAAATGAACCTACGAAGTGGCGTGTCTGTTGATACACCATTAATCTTATCAAATGGGACAGGCATTGTAGAAGGTACATATCGTAATGGTTTAGGTATTATCCTTCGTAACGTATTTACGGATAACCGTTTAGTACCGTTTGCATTTGACACAGCAGGCAACCGTGTCGAAGTATCTAGCATCCCTAAGCAAGTGTTACGTAAAGCACGTAAAGACTATGAAGAAGAATCTGAAAAGTTAGGTTATGAATCATTAACACCTTACTTAAAAGAACATGTATTTGTAGACTTAGTACCTGCGGGAACAGTATACATTGCAAAACATATCCGAGTAGCACAAATTCACTTCCAGGAAAAAGTAGAAGCTGAGTTCACGAAGTCGGCTAAACTACCTGATAGTGTACGAGGAACGAAAGGAACAGGGTCTTCAGGCACAAAGAAGAAAGGCTGATGCTGTATGGGAAAACCACCTAATAACAGGATTATCCAGTACATAGAAGATACGATCTATCTAAAGAAGAACCATGATGGTGAAGGACTGTTACGGTTACAAGAAGAAGGTAGAGAGAAATACGTTACCCTAGAGGACGTAGGACAAGCCTTCATTAACATGGCAGACGAACTTACAGGCTTTATAGATGCTAACCAAGGTCTAATGGAGATGCGGTTACTAGCTGTTATAGCTGCTTTAGACGGAAAGGTACAAGCAGATATACTTAAGATATTTGCAGAGCACGAAGATGATTTATTACAACACTTACAAGTAGAGGAGCAAACAGACAATGGCAAAGAAGATTGAATCATTAACAGACGAGGAATTAGCATTATTCGTAAACTACCTAATCGAGGGTGGTACAGAGACTGAAGAAGAACAAGCTCAACTTGAAGACATTAAGAAACGTTCGATCACTGTAGAAGATGCAGGTACTCTTATCAAAGTATCTTTAGGCTACGCAATTCAAAACATGCACGCTTCAATGGGTAACGTTATGGAACAGGTACGTATTCAAGGTATTGTACTTGAGAAGTTAGGTGCTAACCAAAAAATCTTCAAAGATGCTAAAGTGAAATACAACAAATTCCTAGCAGAAGCGGAAGCACAACTTGCACCACAACACCCTGAAGTTAAAGTGGAGGAGCAAGAAGAAGCTGACAAGGAGGAAAAATAATGCACATAATCCAAGTGTATGCAGGATTAAGTCCTAAGCCTAGCGTAGTGATCGATGTACATAGTCACAAACCTTTGACATTTGAGACACAAGAAGGGGCTTACAAGCACGCAGAATCGCTTAGAAAACATAGTAGTATTGGTGTTTGGTTCAAGGTAGTTCCTTACGAGGAGGAAAAATAATGAAAGAGCCTTTAAAAGTTGTCTGCTTGGAGACATTGGTTGTTCAAGGACGTACTTACCACACTAAAGGTGAAACCTACAATGTTATTTCGCATCGTACACTTCCTAAGGATGCGCTAATTATTGAGGTTGAAGTAGAACCCTACGCAGAAGTAGGTAGCATAGTAATTAATGCAAAAGACCCTTCGTACTTAGTGTACTACAACGAGGAGGATTAAATAATGGCATCATCGGGTAAAGGCAGCAAGGTTAAAGGTTCTAAATATGAACTAGACATAGCAAAGAAATTAGCTGCATGGAGTGGGGAACAGGTACACCGAGTTCCCCAATCGGGTGCAGGAGGTTCTACCTGGGGTGCAGATAGTCGTATGAACGGTGACATCGTATTCCCTGTAGGTAGTAAAAACTCATTCGTCTACGAGTGTAAGAAACGTGAAGGATGGGGACTACATAACTTATTCCTGGGCACAGGTCAGATTAAGGAATGGTGGGAGCAAGTAGTTACAGATGCACGAAGAATGAAAGAGCATGGAATGGCTCCATGTTTAATCTTCTCAAAGAATCGTGATAAGGACTACATACTGATCCCTTACGTTCCGTATATCTATCAGATACTAGTTGAACATAATCATCCTGCGGCAATCCAACGAATAAGCTTTGATAACATTCGTAAGGAACCGCAGTACTTCGATGTTATCCTAACAACGTTAGATGGATTCACCGAATTCAAGTCAGATTTCCTGTTCGATAGCTACCGTAACTTGGACTGGGACGTACATAACAGTAATTAAAAAAAAAATTCCCTACAATATAGTTATACAAACACTATATGTAGGGTTTTTTCTAGCTTACAGCTTGTATGTACACTATATTATGTGGTATAGTGAGTATAGGCATTACAGACATAATTAGAAAGGGTGCAGCATTAGTGACGATTATTACGAAAGACAGAGGGAGTTACACACAAGAGAAACCGTTTGAACCCCAAAGATTTTACAACTTTATTCAGGAGCTATTAGAAGAGACAAGTAATAAAGAGAAGATTGACAAACAGATCATTGAGGATATTTTCAAAGAAGTACTAGACTTTATCTTATCTAAAGAAAAGGTAGAAGCAGTACGATTGTTTGATTATATCATTCGTGAAACTAACTCTCGAATTACAGCGAAAACTCCTGAGCTAACTTATTTCTCGGCAGCAGTCTATCGTAGGTATTTATATAAGCAAGCTAGTAAACTCCGTGGATTCGATTACAAAAAAGGATACGGAGATTATTATACGTTCGTTCGTGAACAAGTAGAAGCAGGTACATACTCAGAAAAGCTATTAGAAGCATACAGCGAAGATGAGTTAAAAGAAATTGGTAATATCATTGACAAAGAAAAAGACAAACTATTCAGTTACAGTGGGCTACAAGCCTTAGCTGCTACATACTTGGTGAAAAACGAAGATAAAGAAGTAGTGGAGTTACCACAGGAGCGTTTCTTAACAGCCCTCATCTATATGTTAAAAGACAAACCAAAAGAGAAACGATTAACGCTTATCAAAGCATCCTATGGGGTTATCTCTAACCACCTTATCGGATTAGCAACACCAACACTGAAGAATGCAGGAACGCCACACGGTTCATTATCATCTTGTCATATCCTTACAATGGACGATGACCTTAAGAGTATCTTCCGTGTTATCGAGCAAGCTGCACGCTTTAGTCAAAACGGTTCAGGCTTAGGTATCTATTTAGGATTCTTACGTGCAGGTGGTTCATGGATTCGTGGTATCAAAGGTGCAGCTACAGGAGCTATCCACCCATCACGTTTACTATCTACTACAGCAGAGTACGTAAACCAAACAGGAACACGTAAAGCGGGTATCGCTGTATACTTACCAGTATGGCACGCAGATATTTTTGGATTCCTAGAGTTACGTTTAAAAACTGGTTCCCAGGAGAAACGAGCACACTCTATCAAAACTGCTGTTACAATTCCTGATGAGTTCATGAGACGTTTACGTGACAAAAAAGTATTTACAATCTTTGACCCGTACGAGGTTAAGAAAAAGTTAGGCATTGATCTAAACCGTTTATACGACAAGAAGAAGTTACAAGATGGTGAAGAGCCAAACGCAGAAGACCATGCATTCACTTACTACTACCGTATGGCTGAACAAGCTGATTTAGAACTGAAACGTACAGTAACTGCTACAGAGATTTACAAAGCAATCTTTACTAGTCGTAAAACTGGTGGAACACCTTACATGTACTGGTCTGATACTTCAGCTCGTTTAAATCCAAATGGTCATGTAGGTATGCCATTTTCAAGTAATCTATGTACAGAAATCATTCAAGTTATGGACTTCGATACAGAGGTTTCTGAAGAGCTAGAAGAGAAAGGATACGTAGTTACTAAAATCTTAGGTGAAGGTCTAGTAACATGTAACTTAAGCTCATTAGTGGCTCACAATACATATGACTTAACTGACGAAGAGTTCCAGGAAGTAGTAGACGTTCAGTTTATGTTACTGGATAGTGTTATCTCACTTAACAGAACCCCAGTACCACAAGCGAACCATACAAACGAATTATTCCGTGCAGTAGGTGCAGGTTTACTAGGACTATTCACATTACTAACAAACATGGGAATCCCTTGGGAATCTCCTGAAGCGGCTGAGTTCACAGGTAAGCTATTTAAACGTTACTTAAAAGCTCAGATTAAGGCTTCACATAAGTTAGCAATGGAAGAAGGCTCTTACCCGTTATTCGAAGGTTCTGACTGGCAAACAGGGGAGTTCTTCGATAAGAGAGGTCTAGTAGGAGAAGAATGGCAAGAGTTCCGTGAGCTTGCAGCAAAAGGTATGCGTAACGGTTACACAGGCGCAGTAGCTCCTACAGCAACGAACAGTATTATTATGAACGGTTCTCCTTCTGCTGATGCACCTTACGATGTAATGTACACAGAAAGCAAATCAGGTATTAACGTTCTGATCGTACCACCAAACTACAACAACCAAACTAAGTGGTTCTATAAATCAGCGTTCGAAATGGACGAGATGTGGTCAATCAATGTTATGGCTGAAGCGCAGAAATATGTAGACCAAGCGATCTCTCACAATATGCACGTATCTGAAAATATCAAAGGTTCAGAATTGTTACGTTTAGATATGGCAGCATGGGAGAAAGGCTTAAAAACAATTTACTACACTCACACATCTAACATGGAAAAACCTGAAAACTGCGTAATGTGTGAAGCATAAAAGGAGCAAAGAACAATGTTTAATAACTCATATGAAGCACAACCTTTCCGTATTTACGATGCAGAACAGCCCAACCTTCCTACTAAGCTTTTTGGTGGGAAGGCTAGTGGCATTCGAAGTTGGGACGAGGAGAATGTTAAATATCCTGTAGCGCTAGATTGGCAAAAAGCCTTATTCGGTGAGTACTGGGTACCTGAGGAACTACAGATGGGTAAAGACATCGAGCAGTACCAGGACTTATCAGATGCGGAGAAGCTAGTATATCAATATACAACAGGCTCACTAAATTGGCTAGACTCAATGGCTAGTGATGTAGTAACATACTTATTCATGAACATGTCTGACCCGTCATTCCGTACATTGTTAACGATCATAGCTTCATTCGAAACTACTCATAACGTTTCTTACGAACACATGACATCAACAGTGTTAGGTGCAGCAGAAAAAGAGCGTGCATTCCAGGAAGTACGCAGACTACCTCTATTACAAAAACGTAATGCTTTCATCATTGAGAAGCTAGATAAAATGATTCAAGAACTTACAGGTTACATGATCGAGAAACGTGTTACGGGTAAAGAGGAAATGAGTGACGAGCTACTACAAACATTATACGAAGGGATTCTAGCATATCAGATTCTAGAAGGTTTATACTTCTCAGGCGGATTCGTATACTTCCACTCACTAGCTCGTGACAATAAAATGATTGAATCAAATAATATGATTAACTTAATCAAAGCGGACGAGAACCAACACTCTGAAATCTTTGGCTTAATCATTCAGATTCTAATGGCAGAGAATCCACAGCTTAATACAAAAGCGAATATGGAGTACTCTTTAAACTTCGTACGTGAAGCAGTACAGTTAGAAAAAGAGTGGACTGCTTGGTTATATAAAGACATCGATACTCTTTCAATCAAAGAGTACCATGACTATGTAGAATATCTAGCTAACTTAATTTGCCGCAATGCAGGATTACAAGAGCCATTCCCTGGCAACGAAGAGATTAAATCAAAGTGGATTGTGAACTACGGAAGTAAGAAACAAACTGAGGGAGCGATTGCCCCTAAAGCAGACTTCTTACAAGGTAACGCAATCAACTACAAGCACTCAGACGGGAAAGACGACTTTGACCTTTAAGAAACCCGCTAGTCTGATCGTAGCTTCGGAAAAAGGGAATACGTTAGGAATCCTACATTACCTGGAAGATAAAGATTTTGAGTTTACAGAGCGCATTACAAAGTTTAGGGGTACGGATGAAATACAACGTGCCCTGGACTATGCGGACATAGTTGTTTTAGGAGTAAGCACATATTCAACTACCTATCAACAAGAACCTGAGTTCCCAAAACAAATAGCAAGGTTCCAAGAAACCTTAGAGTCTATAGAAGGGAAACAGGTTATCCTGTTCGGCAGTGGTAGAAGTGAGTATCCGCTATTCTGCGGAGCACTGGACTACTTAGAAAGTGTACTAAAAGAGAAGAACACTATACTAGCCAAATACAAATTCGAAGGGTACCCAAGAGAGACCCAAAAGAAAGAATTTGCAAAACTTGTGAAGGAGCATATCTATGCAAATAATTAAATTCGAAAACGAAGGTTGCAACCCATGTAAAGCAGTAGGAGAATATTTAGACAGAGAAGTTAAGGAGTACAGAGTAATCGATGCGTTTAAAGAACCTCGTGAAGCAGCTAAGTTTGACATTGGTTCGGTTCCAACAGTAATTCTATTGGACGACAATGACGTAGAAGTAAAACGATCAGTAGGCTTCAAACCTGCGGAACTAGAAGAGATTATTGAGTTACTAGAAGGGGAATAACCCCTTCTTTTTTTTTATGTATTTATTGTTGACTTTAAGAAAACATTAATGTATTATGAGGTTAACAATAAAACAAAGGACGTGTTGATATGAACATCGATAAATTAGATAGAATCGTTATTAATTCACAAGAAGAGATTGATCGCCTAATTGCATGGAGAGATAGCAATAAGGATTTAGTAAGAAACTTTAGCCCAGTAATGGAGAATGGTGTAATCTTTATCAAGGAGACACCTGAGCTTCGTTATATCTTCCGTAAACAAGGAGCTGAGTACCATCATACTGTGTTCCATGAAGTAGAAAAGGCGATTGTACATTCTGTGATATGGGACTCCGCTACAAGAGAAGGTCGAGTTGTGCAGTCTGTTATAGAAGACCCGACTATGAAGCATGAGTACAACATGATAGTTATTTCGCTCCATGCTACATTAATGGCTTACATGGAGCATTCCCAGGAGAATACAGAAAGTGTAAGTGTAAAGACGCATACTGTTGTAGTTGGTCACAAGAGACAGAAGAAGTCTAAGAAGAAAGTACCTGTAAAGATACGTAGGAAGGTCTACACCGTCTCCATTTCAAAAGAAAGTCTAGAAGCTGCTACACGTTCTTACGAGCGTCACATCGAAAAATGGACGGTTAGAGGACATTGGAGAAAAACAAAGAATGGTCAAGTATGGATTAAACCGCATGTTAGAGGAGAAGGAAAAGAAGTTACACCGAAAGAATACCAGTTATAAATTATTGTTGACTGTGGGACAATCACATGTTACAGTAGTTATAGAAATTAGATAAAGGAGCTGTTACAGTGAAACTTAAGAAAGAAATGTTCTGCGGTGACTTACGAATAAGTACTGAAGGCGAAGAGATGTATATGCTCATCCATCCTCAAACAGGTGTAGTTGCAGATATTTATTACACGAATGCAACGATTCAGCAAGTAGCAACATTTATGACGAAAGCAAAAGCAGTGTACAACAAATTTATGCTTTCAAAAGAAGCAGAAAGATTCAAATACTAGGGGGAAAAGAAATGGTAAAGTTAGACTTAAATGAGGTTGGTTACGATTGGATGGAAGATAGAACGATTATTTTAGCTCCATATGGTTCTCGTGCTAATGGGACAGAGACAGAGGACTCAGATCATGACTTTAGAGGTGTATGTATTCCGCCTATCGATTACTACTTAGGGCTTGAGTCATTTAAAGGTTATGATAACGTAGGATCGAAAAACTTTAGAAGCACGAAAGATTCTGTAGATATTAGAATAGACCCTATCAACAAGTTTGTAAAGGATGCTATGTCAAGTTCACCGAACAGTATTGAATTACTATTTACAAGACCCCAGGACTACATAAAGGTCAGTGCGCTAGGTCAACTATTAATTGACAATAGACACTTATTCCTGTCTAAACTTGTTAAAGGTAGATTCGGTGGTTTTGCTAGTGGTCAAGATAAAGAGTTCCAAAAGGGTAGAGCTGACATAGTTGAAAAATTTGGGTATAATACAAGAGCGTTTTGTCATAGCGTTAGAATAAGAACATCTGCTATCGAAATCTTAGAGACATATGATTTCTGTACATACCGACCTAACAGAGAACTGTTAATCGAATGTAAGACTGGGAAGTATTCGCAAAAAGAAGCGATGGAAATGGTAGCTCACTATGAGGACAAGTTGCAACAAGCATATGAAAAATCGGAACTTCCTGAAAAGGTAGACAAGGATAAGGTCGATAAACTACTGGTTGTCATTAACAGTATTGCGTTACAATCGGAGGTACTGGGCAATGTCAAATTCAGCTCATAACGGTGAGATGAGAAAATGGCACATGGAATACTTCTATGGGGACAAGTTCCTTACCATAAAGCTAGATGCTAGGAACATCATTAAAGCCATAGAGACGTTAAAACGAATCCAGTATGATAAGAGTAAGCCTGTAATGGTTAGCGCTGTTTGGTGCGTAGGGTATGCTCGATATAATCCATATAAAAAATAGTACACTAAGTAGAGGGGTTTCCGAATCTCCTCTACTTTTTTGTTTGTGCTATAATGAATATAGTAGGATATAGCCGAAGTCCTAAAATACATATTCACATTGGAGAGATTACAATGACGATGACAACAACGAGAAAGCTTTATGGGCGAGGTGAAATGTAATGGCTAGAAAAAAAGGATTAAACGTATACAATACTGATCGAACATTTAATATAAATTTGACAACAAAGCAAGAAGAAAGTAAATTTGTAAAGGTTACAAGGCTAAATGAAAAAGAGATTGAACGAGAGATGGACAAGCTAAAAGAGGAATCCAGTCGATTTAATAAACGTAACGATAAAATTTACTTACTATTCAAACAACGTTATCCCAATGATACTTTACATAGTAAAATTTTTAATCATGGTGGCAGTATTAAATATTACAGTGACGGTAGAGTTCCGATTCCAGTAATCAATCAGTTAGCGGGCGTACCCCAGTCAGAAGTTATTTATCAGTGTAAGAAGGACTATACAGCGGAAGATGTAATGAATGTACACCTGGCTTCTATGGCTACTAGTGTAGTTGTGGACGTACCAATCGTACTTCCCGATATTAACATTTACGATTATCTATTTTCGCTGCATCCACTTCGTTATCACGTAGATAAAGTTAGAATTTCGTTCCCTGCTTTAAGAGAAGATGAGATTCAGGAGAGACATAAGAAGTACTATATCTTTTATAACGGTATGTACCATCTAAAAGCAAAATACAAGTACCAGTGTTTCTGTCATTTACAGGAGCCGCTATCTACCTGGAAAATGAACATATGGCTTGTTTGCGATTCTAAGAAAGACAAACAAATGATTGAGGATATGGTTCTAAACGATAACAAACGATTTAGACGTATGGAAAGTCCTTTCACAGTGGAGGGAGAGTAATATGGCTGTAAATCGTAACGAACTGGCTAGACGTATTGCCCACCGAGGTAATTATGACATAGGGATCGCCCAGGAGTTTCTGAAGCACTATGAAGATGTGATCGTGGAAGCGCTAGAAAACGGTGAAGAAATTAAACAAGGTAAGCTATGGAAGCTGCTACTACAAGAAGTCCCATTCAAGAAAGCATACAACGGGTTCAGTAAAGAATATTTCGATCGTCCTGCTAAAAGGGTTCCGAAGTTCAAACCCTTGTCACGACTAGAATCAATTGAATTACCTGTAAAGAAGAGAGAGTGACAGCCACTCTCTTTTTTCTATGTATCCCGTTATTGACGTACAGAATATGATATAGTAAGATTATAGTTATTACGGAAGGAGGAGAGGGAGTATGCCAAAAGGATTACTATTGTTTATCGGAGCATTAGCTATAGGGATAACCGTGGATGCCTTCACGAAGCAAGACTATGCTTCAGGTACATTCAGTCTTATTATCGGGGTAGCGGTGCTTATTAACTTGATAGTAAGATGGTTCATCGATTTAAGCATGGATATGGGGGATGAAGAGTGAGCTACAAGACGGATAAAAAGCTAATCCTGAAACAGCTAAAAGAAATAAAGGCAAGAGCTAAGAATGGGGTTCGTACTCACGAGGACTATCGAGTGTTAGTGAATACGATCATAAAGCTTACTGATTTAGTGTTCGACCTCTACATAGCAGAAGAAGAGGAGCTAGAACTTGCGGAACGAGTTGATACGTTTGTAGAGGAGTTAGATAAAAGGCAGTGGGACAACTAAGGAGGACGCAACTTGAAGATATTATTTCTACAAGAGTACTTAAGAGAGCAGCATATCAAGAAACAGCCTGACGGTACTTTAAAGAATGTATTCCTCAATACAGATGCAGGTAACATTCTTAAAGACCTGATTCGAAAAGGTCTTCAATTGAAACGTGGTAACTATTACATAGATTATGCGTACGCACTGATCCCGAAAGTGTTAGAGCGGGATAAATATAAAAGAGCAAGTAAGTACAAGCAGCCCACACAGAAGGAAGCTAACCCTGAGTTTGAGCTGCTTTATCAACGTATTGTGAAGGAAAAGCCTGACATCATTATCCCTTCAGGTAACCTGGGTTGTAAAGCATTACTAGGTAAGTCCTCTATTTCAAAAACAAGAGGTGTACCTCAAAAGGTTACGATTAAGGCTACACTATCGTTAGAGCAGGCAAACCCGCATATACATAGCGATGTTTTGGACGAGGTTACTCGTATAGAAGAGCTGAAGAAGGCTCGGGAACATTTAGGTAACGCTGAGAACGAACTTGACTACTTCCTGGAAGGGTACGGAGGACGTATTTATACGGAACCTGCACTACAGGCAGATCATGCTAAGATTACGAGTCGTATCGATTCATTAGAGAAACGTATTGCTCACTTAGAATCCTTGAACCTGGATGAAACGTTTAGCCTTCCTGAAGGAGAAGTAAATTCAACAGTGGTAGAGCATACATGTTGGGTACTGCCGATGTACTCCATTGAGTATATGCTAGTGGCTCCAAAAGTGCAGAACCTGGTAGAAGCCGATTTCGGTACACTGAAGAAATTCGTAGACCGAGGTGAGGACGCATTCGTAGCCAAACCAGTACAATACGAAGATGTAACGACCATTGAACGAGTCAGGGACATATTCCAAAGGGAAGTCAAACAAGCTCCTATTGTCGCATGGGACTTAGAGACGAACACCTTACATCCTGCCTTAACAGGTGCGAAGCCATTAGTAATTTCTATCTGTACTGCGGAAGAGACGGGTTACACCATTCCGCTAGAGCATAAAGAGTTTACATGGTTACCAGGGCATCTTGCCGAGATTTACAAATTGATTGAAGAGTTCGTAGCCGATCCTAACATTATCAAAGTCGGTCATAATATTCAGTTCGATATAAGGTTCCTACGATTAACAAAGAATTTCAAAGTGTTCAAGAATCACCGAGATACAAAGGTTATGTACTACTTATTAGTTAACCAGGCAGTAGATAGCTCATTAAAATTAAGTGACTTGGCTTATGAACTTACGGACATGGGCGGATACGATAAAGCATTAGAGGACTTCAAAGTACAATACGTAGAAGACTATGAAGCAGCTTTAAAAGCTAAGGTTGACCAAATGAAGTTAGATTACAAGAACCTTTGCGCTAATTTAAAAGCAGATCACCAGGCTAAAGTAAAACAAGCTAGGGAACAAATGAAAGAGTTGCGAAAAGGTAATCCGACTTACGCCACTCAAGAAGAGTACATAAAGCTTAAAGAAATAGCGGACTCAAAGCATGTTAACCCGCCTAAGCCCGACTATCCTGCGGTAGAAGCACCGAAGAATCCAATTGACGGTACAGACTTCTGCTATGAATGGATTCCATTATTCTCAATGCTATCTCCGTACGCTAGTGGTGACGTTGACGCATGTTTACGTATCTATAACCAGTTAGAACTTCGAGGACAATTACCTGAGAACAGACGTATCCGTGAGTTGTACACAGGGCACTACACGGAGCTAACAAACTACTTAGCTATGATCGAAGCCAACGGAGTTAAGATGGATATAGCATACAATGACATTTTAATTGAAGCGTATACCATTGAGGAACGCAGACTGGTTGAAGAGATGAGAAAGTTCCCTGAAGTACAGCAGCTAGAAGAAGAGCATTTAGAGCTGTATCAAAGAGGGGTAGCGGAAATGGCTGTACCGAAAGCGCAACGTAATGAAAAGATTGCGGACTTGCGTAATAAGTACAAGGACAAGCTTGAGTTTAACCCGAACGCTACTGAAGATAAGCAAAAGGTGCTATTCGAATATACAGGTCACAGACCACCATATAACAAAGAGTATTTAGTCAAGTCAGTAATGGAAGACAACGTACCTGAAGAAGATATTGATTGGTTCCATTACAAGACGAATAAGACAACGCTAGAGTACGTAGCAAAAGAGTTTGAAAGCTCTAAAGATTTAGCCGAGCTACTACTAACGCACTCACTTGTTAAAACTCGTAAGCAGAACTTCACAACGAAACTACGAGCACTGATTGACCCTGAAGCAAGGGTGCATGGTGGATTTAACCCGACTGGTACTGAAACAACACGTCTATCATCTTCTAAACCAAACTTACAGCAGCTACCACGTAAAACAGGGGATATTAACCGATTCGACTATAAGTATCCAATTAAACGGATGTTTATTACAAGCTTCCCTGGCGGAGCGCTATTACAGCTCGACTATAGTTCCCTGGAATCTCGTGTACTAGCTTTAGCAGCGATGGACGAAGAGATGACGCAAGCCTTCCTGGATAAGAACGACATCCATAAAGAGACAGCTTCCCTGGTATTTGGGGTACCACTGGATAAAGTTACAAAGGATATGCGTTCTTCAGCTAAGTCTACTACGTTCGGTATCGCCTACGGTGAGACACCATTTAGTTACTATGCGAAACACGGTATGACACTACAACAAGCGGAGCAACTATTCGAGGACTTCTTTAGAAATAAACCTCGTATTAAGCAGTTTATCGATGAAACGCATGAATTTGTTAAAGCGAATGGTTATGTAGAATGTTTACATGGATTCAGACGTAACTTACGTGACGTGTTCTCAAGAGACAACTCTAAAAAGAACGGTGCATTACGTCAGTCTGTAAATACTCGTATCCAGGGTTCAGGTGCATTCTTAACGAATACATCCGTGATCTACATTAACAAGTTTATTGAAAACAACGGATTCAGAACTAAAGTCGTTCTTACCGTGCATGACTCTATCGTACTTGATTGCCCGCCTGAAGAAATTCACATCATGGCAAAAGCAGCAAGACATATCATGGAGAACTTACCGATTGATTGGTTATTTATCGATTGGAAAGGTGAAAAAATCCGCTACCCAATCGAAGCCGATGTAGAGATTGGTGTAACGTACAATGATATGGTCGAGTACGATGCAGACGACCTTAACACATTCCAAACGGTTGCGAACTATTGCAAGTACCATTCTACTCTAAGCAAGATCAAGGATTATTCAGATTCAAAAGTAATCACAGAGGAGAAATACGAGGAGTTAGTCGAAACAGTTAAAGCAAGCAAACAACAGTATCAAACAGCGTTATAAATTCTGTAACTTTAATTTGACATACAGAATGTGATATAGTATTATAGTGAGAGAAGGGACAAGTTGTTTCTTCTCTTTTTACTCTCTAAAGGATAGAGGTGAGAATATTTGTTAGAGGTAAAAGTAGACAGCTTAGATTTCGACCAAATAAACATCATAGACGAGAACAAACAGTTTGAGACATTTAACCTGCGAAAGGAACTTGCTGTAAACGAGCATAACCTTTTAACGGAGATGTTAGAACAGCCCTCTAAGTACATTTACTGGTCTTCCGTGCTTGAGAAATTAAAATTCTTCCAGGAGTCAACCGAGTTACAGTTAGAGTTTTTAGTGGCTACCTTGGATAAACAAGCACGAGACGAAATGAAGCAGATCGGAGAGAAACCTACAAAGGACAGTGTAGACGCATTTGTTAAACGTAATGCAGATTACCAGGCAATGAGACAAAATTGCTTAGGTTATGAATACGTTATAGGTCGTGTACAACGTATTGTAAAAGCGTTTGAACAACGTAAAGACATGCTCCAGTCCTATGGTAAACAAGTTCTCGAAAATCAGCTTTATGGTAAGGGTGCAGGTGGTACTGCGATTCAGATGCCACAGAATCACCAACCGCAACAATACTAAGGAGGAATAAGGATGTTAGACGATCTTAAAGGCGTTCGATTCAACGAACCAGTACAGATTAACAAAACAGACGCTGCTGTAGCCACTAAGCTAGGACTTACTCTTGAAGACGGGTATTTCAAAACAGCAATCGTTGACGAAGTAACAGGTGATGTGAAGTTCTCAGATACACCTTCTGTAACACCACCTGCATTTTCTAGTGATCGCTTCCTAGTAAACACTATGGCAGACTTCGCAAATGCAAATGAGATTACGCTTCCAAAATGGACTGCTGAACCTCAGAAGATTGCACAAGCGATTGCAGATTGGGAAGCTTAATATGTGGAGCTTACCTGAGGATTGGATAAGAGATAACTATATCGTAGGTACTACGGATAACACACATGAGGGTATGGAAGTATTCGTAAGAGGATATGACGGGGTAGACGAGGTTCTTTTCCCGCATAGTGTCTTAGCAGTAAGAGAGACTACGATCGTCAGTATCGAAACAAACAAACAGTCGGTTATACCGCTATCTGAAAGAGGTTCAGCAGAACGCTCTCAATGGTACATCAAGAAAAAGTTTAAAAACTAGTCTATAACTGTCAGAAAAGTGTGGACATATGATATAATATGTGTTAGACTGTTTTTGAAACTACAACTACATAGGAGGAATCACTACATGTCATTTGCCGACATCATTAACCAAGCACAGAAAAACCTAGAACAAGGAGGGGACAACCCCAAGGTTGAATACCCGAAGGCAAAGCACAAGAAGTTGTACTTCAGTAAGGAAACACCTAAACTGTTGATTCAAATTCTACCTGACGCTGCTTTAACTGGTAACTTCTTCGTGCCTATCCGTACAGTGTATTTAAACACTATTACAGGAAACGGTAAACAATTCGGTTCAAGCTTCGTATTAGACGCAGCCGCAAACCCAGGCTCATTGTTAGAGCAGAAGATTACTGAATGGGCAGGATTAGGTATGATCCCGAACGGTTTCGGTGGACAACAATCTCCTACTGAACGTTTCTTAGTAAACGCAGTATTGGTTATCCAACACCCGATGAACCCGCAGCAATGGGTACAAGAGCGTGACCCACAAGGTAATTTAGTGGTACGTGTACTTGAGTTACCTAAAACTGCTTTATTAAGTGTATTTGATAAATTGAAGAACAAAATGTTGAACCGTACAGGTACAGAGTTATCCTTCATGGACATCAACAGCCCTCGACCAATCGAGATTACTAAGCCACCACAAGGTAAGAAAGAATACACTGTAGAACTTTACAATGACATCGTATTACCTGCGCTTGGTCAAGGTTGGGAAACGCAACTAGAAGACCTAAATGCTCATGCAGTACCAACAGAGCGTTTAGTGAACGGTATGCAATGGGTACAAGCTTTCATCGATATGAAGGAAGGTCGTAAGCCTAACCAAGGTGGAGCAGCAGCCCCTGCACCAGGAGCACCTGCGGCTAACCCTTACGGAGCGGCAGCACCACAACCAGGCGCACCAAACCCGTACGCTAACGTACCTGCGCCAAATCCATATGCAGCTCAACCAGGAGCGCAACCTGGGGCACCTGTTCCGAACCCATACGCACAAAACGCTGCACCACAGCCTAATCCGTATGCTAACGTACCACAACCAGGAGCACAGCCAAACCCATACGCAGCTCAACCAGGAGTAGGAGCGCCTGCACCAACACCTGCGGCACCTGCGCCTAATCCGTATGCTAACGTACCACAACCAGGAGCACCTGCGGTACCACAGCAACCAGTAACACCTGCACCAAATCCATACGCTAATACAACAGCGCCAACACCGATTGATCCATTCGCACCTAGCGCAGTGCCAACACAACCAGTAATCAACATGCCTACTGGAATGGACGAGCCTACGGACATCGGTGAGGAAACTAACTTAGCTAATAACGGTGGAGTAGCGCCAACACCACCTGCACCAGTACCACCTGCGGCACCTGCCCCAGGAGCAACACCACCTTTACATAACGTACCTGCTAACGGTAACGGGTTAAATAACCTGGATGCAATGTTAGAAAAAGAATTAGGTGGCGGACAACAATAACATAACTGATTTATACCTAGTCTACTCAGGCTAGGTATATCTTGCTTTAAAATACTATTGTTTACTAGGAGGAAACAACGATGAATAAAGAACCAGGAACTGAAAAGCAATTTACTGAAGTTGAGCATGAACTATTAGGTGGCGTGTACACAAAGGTATTTCATGAAACAGAGTTCACATCACACGCACCTCACTATTTCAAAGTAGAACGTACAGAAGGCGAAGGAAACAACGTAGTAGGCGGAGTACACTTCCAAGAAGGTACTGTAAAAGAAGCAGGCGTTAATGGAGTATTCAATGAAGACTTAATCGCTATGATTCTTACTCGTTTACAGTTCTTCCAAGGCACTCAGTTCGCTTGTCGTGAAAACGCTATGGCAATTACGAAATTAGAAGAAGCGTTAATGTGGTTAAACAAACGTACTACTGATCGTAGAAATCGTGGCGTAGAGGGAACTTACAAAAAATAGGAGGAAGTTCGATGCATAAAATTGTACTTCATTTACTTAACGGTACCACAATCGAGGTACCCCGTGAAAGTATCGCTCATTTCGTCAGAGGTCAATCGTATGACACCTACATCTATATGTACCCTAAAAGTCCTAAAGTAGTTACTAGGGTACTAAATACGAAGCTTGTAATAGTGAAGAGAAAACTAGCTGCTAGTCAGAATACTATTAAGGACGCTATTGACCAGTTAACAAACGGTCATGTGTACAAATACGATGTTCATACGGGGACAGCAGTAGAAACTTATCATCCTTCAAGCAACACTGTTGATGGTGAATATACAGACCATAAACAGATCATAGAAGACGAAGGGGAATTGTTAACCTTAAAGTTAGTCAATTGACAACCTGGTGTGTGCTTACTGGCTAACTAGGAGGAAACATACATATGGCAAAAGCAAAAGGTAAAGGTAAAAATAAAGCAAACGCATCTTTAGACATCGATTTATCCGCATTAGCAGACGATTCAGGTCTTGTAATCCTACAGGATTCTGACTATGCGCTAGTAAAGGATAGACTACCGCTATTTTTACCAAAGATTGACCGCATTTTGGGTGGCGGACTTCCGTTTGGGCGAATGGTAGAAATCTACGGTAAGCCAAGTGGAGGTAAGTCGGTAACTACTCATCATGCAGCCCGTGTAGCTGCGGCACTAGGATGTATCGTAGTTTTAATTGACGTAGAGGGTACAGCCGACCGTGAACGTCTAGCCGCTATTGGAGTCGATATTAGTAAGGTACTGGTTAAACAGCCTGACGAAGAAAAAGGTATCGACTTAACAGTAGAAGAGATCGGGGAAACAATCGAAACGACCTTGAAAATCTTCAAAGCAAAATATCCAGGAGTACCAGTTGTGTATATTTGGGACTCAGTAGGACAAACACCTTCTAAGGTAGAGCTAGAGAAAGACTTCGGTGAGCAAAACGTAGGGGCACGAGCTAAAGCTATTACACAGTTCGTAACGAAAGTAGCTCCACAGATTTCTGAATCTAAATCACTACTAATCGGTATCAACCAAGTACGTGACAATATCGGTGGTAACCAAATGTTCCCTACTGTAAACGTTCCTGGTGGTAAAGCTTGGGAGCACTACGCATCTCTTCGTTTAGAGATCAAGAAGAAAGGTGCAGTAGAGAAAACGATTAAAGGTAAGAAAGAAAAGTTAGGACACCTTATGGGAGTTAAAACTCAAAAGTCGAAAGTATCTCGTCCATTCCAGGAAGAGGATTGCTACTTAATCTCTGATAATGGTATCGATTACGAGTACAATATCGCTAAAATGGCTGAAGAAGCGAAAATCCTCCCTAAAGTAGGTCAGAGTTACGAATACATTGACCAATTCAACGTGACACATAAGAAGAGCATTGACAACTTCATTGATTGGTTACGTGAGCCTGAAGGACAACATGTACGCCAAGAGTTACTTAACCGTTTAATCTTGGAAGAGTTCCCTGAAGGATACCCTGCATTAAAGAACGAAACATTGGACATTTCAGGATGGATTGACCAAATCATGCCTTTACCTGTACCAATGGCTACCAACTTAGAAAAGCAACCAAGCATGGAAAGCGCTCTAGATGCAGTTGCCAACGAGATTGTTAATGGAGAGGGGAATTAATCCCCTCTTATCTTTACATACAACAGAGGAGGGTTTAGCTTGTTTAAAGACAGCCACGGAGATATTATCGCTAATACGTTACAGTATTACAGAGAACGTACAAAAAGCAGTAGCACCGTAGCCCCGTCACCGTATGCAGAAATCAAAGCTATGCTGCAAAAGACGGTAGACGAAGGCAAACGGGTTATGATCGATATTAGAGACTCGTACAGTGTCCAAACTGTAGTTGTCCGATTCGAATACATTCATGATAGATGGGCGATGGGTAAGTCCATTTGTTATTATGACGGAGAAGAAGTAGAAATTCCGTATACCATCCACTATTCCGATATTTTCTGTAACAAGAAAATGAATGTCAAGGTCGTTGTAGAAGGAGAGAATCCTTTTAATGCCTAGAGATATTGAGAGAGAGCAGGAACAGTTGTGGAATGGTAATCGGTTTTCAGTCAACACAGAGGAATCCACAGGCGTATTCTTACGAGATGTAGATAAGCTGCTACACCAGTACAAGAACCTTCGTAACAGCATCTACAACCAATACAAAACTTACCTAGCTGATCCCGTATCTCGTGACGAGTTAAAAAGTTATATTGACGAACAGTTTATACGCCTGGTCAAAGAGTATGATATAGGCTCGGACGTGGATTTCCCTGGTTACATCAAGATTAAGCTTACGTATCGGGTGAAGAACTCGTACATCAAGTCTGTATTCCGTGACAGCCAACGTGTATTCGTTACACGGAACGCATTCGATGTATCAAACCTCCTTGAACAGAACCCATCTAATGACGAGGAGCTAGACTACTACGAAACTTTAGAGTTTGCACTAAAGGGTGTAGAGCTAGACGATATGGAAAAGCAGGTCTTATTCTATATCATACAGGAGCTTTCAGATGTTCAGATTGAACAGAAAATTAGGGATAATCACCCTAATGAAAAGATTAGCTCTTCTTTAGTCCGTAGCAAGATTAAGAACATGCAGACTTTTCTTAAAACAAAATTAAGAGAATCCTTAGAAAATTAATCTTACTGTTATATTAGTAGGAGAACTTTATGAAAGGGTGATCGCTGTGGAAGAGAATAAACAAGTACAGCAAGAGGAGCAAACACACGTTGAGAAATCTGTGTACGTTCCAGTAGAGGTTCCAAAAGTAGAGCCGATGATGATTGTTCGTTTACTTGTGTTCTTAGTTGCTCTTGTTAACGCAGTAGCAGCTATGTTTGGCTATACGCTAGATTTAGCAGTAGACCAACAAAATGCATACGACATCATCTCAGCACTATTCTTACTTGGTTCAGGTTTCTATGCTACTTGGAAGAATAACAATATCTCAAAACAATCTCGTGTTCAAGCTCATGTAGCTAAACAAGTGCAGATTGAAGACAAGAAGGGAGAATAATAATGGCTAAATTATCTGAAGTATTAAAACAAGCTACAGTAACGCTTAAAGCAGGCGATTACTTAGCATCTATCACAGACGCAGCAGGTTATGTTCCTACAATTAAAGGCACAACTTCTTTTGCTAAAGGTCGCTACCTTTTCAAAGTTGTGGGTGTAGGTGCTGCTGAAACAGATGGTTCTTACAAAAAAATGAACATCGTTCCTGTTGTTCCTGCGGGGGACTTCAAATCATTCGTTGATGATCTGAAAAATCCGATCGTAATTATCGAACCAACAAAAGTAACATACACTATGGGTCGTAATGACAAAGAATATCGTGACGTTTACCGTGGTAACACGATTAAAACGGAAAAGGACATCGTAGCAGGTAAAGAACACCGCATGGCTGTACTAGCGTTCCTTGAGTTCGTTAAAACAGAATACTCTTTAGGCGTAAACGACTTCGCATTAGGTGGAGACGAGCTTATTCCTAAAGCTTAATGAAAGAAGAGGGCATATGCTCTCTTTTTTTTTGTCCTAAATTAGTAATATATGCAAGTTTTTTGTTGACGATTCCACTACCACGATGATAAAATGTGATTACAGTTTGTATAAGCTGGATAACTATATGTGAAGGAGGAATTGGATGTTTCAAGACCAGGAGTTTGAAGATGAACCGTTAACCTTGCGGCTCTTTGTACCCCCGACATTTGAAGGTGTAACCAGTGTAGCGGTTATACAGGAGGTTTTACGTAGCAATATCATATTAGATATTGTATACACGAACACCCTCGACTTCAGGGAATACCAACGGTTCCAGGGTGCAGAGATGATTTTAGTATTAGGACTAGCTTATCGAGGATACAATTTACCCCAGGAGTTCTACACCGAGGTAGACGCACCATTTATGGATTTCGTCCATATTAGCACCTACGATAAACCGATTCCAGGAAACCATATCATATCGATAGTAGACGAAGAACTTGATCCGATTAAGGTTCTGTTCAATTTATTACATACATCTCCTGATACAACCGTCCTGTCGAAGTACATAACGTTCACGGATACGTCAGAATGGTTAGTAAACGCTATTAATTCATATCGCACCTGGACATGGGAAGGTAACGACACGACTCGTATACTGATTGCATTATACCATGCTAGTTATAAGCGCCTTCCAAGGCTCATGAAGGGACTTTCACTACAAGAAGTACTGAAAGCGCACGCACCGATTATTAAGGGGCAAATGGAGCGTATGGAGGACTATATCGAAAAGAAAGCTGCAACTGTGAAAGAACAAGTTGTAACTGTAGATGGACAGCAATGCTTACTTAAGGTAGTATTTGCTGAGGAATACATAAACGAACTCGCTAACGAATTATTGAATCAGCGACCCGCAGGTGTTCCTACGATCGTATGTGTAGGACGCAGTACAAAAGGAAATGACATATTCTCTATACGTACAGTAGGAGTACATGCAGGGAGAGTTGCACAGCTAATTAATGAAGGTGGAGGAAAAGAAAGTGTTGCTACTGTCTTTTCAGGAGTTGGTTATGCAGAACTAATGAGGAACGCTATCGCTACTAAGTTAGTGTAATTTGTTGGTTCTATCAAATATCATAATAGGTTTATATGCTATAATGTCATGGAGGGGATTTTAGATGGGAAATAGAACATATTTAATTAACGTATTTAGCCGATTCGTTAACACAAGTGGAAGTATAACTGACACAGCGTTTAACGAGTTAACTAATCTGTTAGAACAATTTAGCAAAGTGGTTTCTGAGAAATCAATTGGCGGTACGTTTGTTGACGTTGTAGAAACAAGATATGAAATTACAAGAGGGGCAGAAACAGGACAAGAGTTTATCTTACGATACCAAGTCCGCAACCCACATACACAGGAAGGTACTGAGTTCGCTTACACGTTTTTCAAAGCCTAATATTTACGTGGAGTGAGTAATTTGGCGAACGAGAGATTAACAGCACAAGAAAAAGAATTACTGAAACAGGAATCAGGGGCTTATGCAGTAGTCATGGGTTATCTTATGCGGGAACGTGGGAAGATAGCCCCTGCTGTATTTAACAAGATAATCGTTAAGTTAGGCTACGCTAAAGTCAAGAACGATGAACTAATGTCTTTTGCTAACACCGTAGAGAACGACTTAGAAGTTAAGAACCTGTATTTAAAAGCCTGGAACGGACACGTTAATCTTGATGACATCCCTCATGCTTTTAATGAGGACAAGTCTATAAAAGAAGAAGATGTATTTTCATATGTTACAAATTACATAATGGACAAGGAAGACAATGCAACTCGATTACGTGAGTTACGAAAGCTACAAAAAGACGGAACGATCATGGCTCTGTTAATGAAAGGCTTGAAGAAACACCTGGTCGAGGAGCTAAAAGGTTTACCTCGTGCGAAATATTTAACAACAGAACCAACGAAACCCCAGGTAGGGGATAAAACTTTAATACTAGCTTTATCAGACTGGCACGTAGGATTTATAAGCCACGATATGCATACGGGTGACCATAACTTCGAAAGGCTGAAGACATCCATCCAGGAAATCGTGTCGTATACGCTACGTACAGTACAGGAGAGAGATATTAAAGAAGTACATGTCCTATTCTTAGGAGACTTAGTAGAAAACTTCTCAATGCGTTCTACGCAGTCATTTGACTTAGAGTTCACCTTTGCAGAACAGATAGCAAAAGGGCAGCAGCTACTAATTGACGTTCTGATTACACTTTCAAAGTTTGTACCAGTTACATTCAGTATGGTAGCAGGGAACCATGATCGATTCGAGTCTGACAAGAAGACAGCGATCTTCAACAACTCTGTAACGTACACTGTATTAGAGAACCTAATCATGTTACAAGAGAAGTTAGGACAGCTCCCTAATGTTACGATTACAGATAACCGAAAAGACGTGTACCGCTTCGATTTAGATATTGCAGGGCAAGGTATAGCGGGTGCACACGGTGACCACTTAGCGAAGTCCAATGAAAAGATTCCTGCGTTTATGACGCACGGTAGACAAGTGGACATCCTATTTACAGGGCACTTACACTCATTCAAAACTATCCAAGAGAGCTTTACCCGATTACATCTTCAAGTAGGCTCTACAATTGGAGAAAATTCATATTCCCGACAAGGTAACTATCCGACAACGACACCATCACAACAGATAGTTATTTTAACGGAAGGTACTAAAATTCCTGAACTGATCCCACTGTGGTTAGGTCATGACGGAAAGTTACTATAAGGAGGAAACTATGAATACTTTTGATGTACTAACTATTTCGCTTTACGCTGTAGTATTTTGCAGCTTTGTTATGAACGTGGTAAACCTGTTCCAGGAGACAAGTCGATTAAAGGATATGGGACAAACCCCTCTAGTGGGTCGTAGCGCTGCGGTAATTATTGTTGCAGCTTTAGCCGAGGTATGTGTAGTAGCGGGTGTTATAGGGCTATTACAGCTCTTACCTGTACCGATTAATTCCTGGACTGTATTCGTAATGTTCTTACTAGGCTTTTTAGCACGTAACGGAGGATCATATTTCTCAGCCTGGTTACTGTGGTCAGTATTCGTTCGAATAGACAGACGTAAGATGTTAAATGAAATTAAGGATGAAAACGAGAAGGCTCTTAAATAGAGCTTTCTTTTTTTTTATAAATAGTTGTTGACTTATAGAAAACAACAGGTTAATATTGAGTTAACAAATAAAACAGTTCGAAAGGGAGATGTTATTATGACTAATCAATTTAAACCACTTGAGAAAGCTTTTGTTGACTTGTTACAGGCTGCGGAAGCAAAGAACCCGCTACAGATGGTTCAATACCGTTTAGGTAAGATCGGATTCGGAAATCAATGCGCTAAATGTAACGGTTCAGGTCATTACTTACACTTTGGAGCATGTTACAGTTGTAAAGGGATGGGGTCATTCAACATTCGTTTGACTAAAAAGTTATTTGCAGAAGTACAAGAAGCTGTAAACGGTGGAGCTTTAAAGAGATACTTCCAAGCAGTTAGAGCACAACAACTTGCAAAGAAAGTAGATGGGTACTTGTTCAATCTAATGAACAACAATAGCTTATCAGAAGACTATAGCAAGGCATATCAGGATAAAGACCAGGACACAATTGATAGACTACTTCCTATGAGAACAAAACAAATCGGTATATATGAGGACTTTAAAAAACGTTCTAAAGGGTTGGATGATAAAGGAAAACTTGAATTATTCGAAGAAATTAATAATAAACTTGAAGCTGTTATTGAGGAGTATAAAGCGGTTAAGAGTAAGGAGGAAGTTAAATGAAGAGAGAAAGACTGTATTCAGAAAAGCATACTGCGTTGTTCCCTATCATACACGAAGACACGCAGTTTATATGCACAAGGGGTCTAGGTGACCCCGATATGGTGCATGTGTACGCAAACGAAGAGGAAGTGACTAAGTATGGTTCCTACGCTATTAAAGACCAAGGGGACGCACTATACTTATATTGTGCTCCTGACAACTCTAGCTCTTTTAGCAGAACGGTAAAGAAAGAAAATATTGAAGGTGAAATACACGAGATTATGCGGCACGCTGTACGAAGAGATTATAATTTCTGTAAATAAAAAAGTTGTTGACAGTTAGCAAATAACATGATAAATTAAGACTATAAAATATAAACAAGTTATAGGAGGAATATACAATGGGAACATTTGGAGATCGTATGAAAGGTTATGAAAACTCTTATAGAACTAAATTACCGAAAAGAGTGCCTGTAGTTATCAGAATCGATGGTAAGGCATTCCACACTTATACTAAAGGAATGGAAAGACCGTTCGATGCAGTGTTAGCAGCAGCAATGTGGGGAACATGTCAGTACCTAGCTAAGAACGTTATGGGATGCAAGTTAGCTTATACACAGTCAGATGAAATCAGCTTACTAATCACAAACTACGATAAGCTTTCAACACAGTCTTGGTTCGATAATAACTTACAAAAGATCGTATCGGTAGCAGCTTCAATGGCTACAGCAAAGTTTAATGAAATCATGAGAGGTGTTTACCCTGATAAAGAGTTAGCACTATTCGATGCAAGAGCTTGGGTGCTTCCACAAGATGAGGTTAATAACTACTTCCTATGGAGACAGCAGGACGCTTCTAAAAACAGCGTAGCGATGGTAGCACAGTCTATCTTCCCACACAAAGCTCTGCAAGGTCTAGATGGGAAGGCAATGCAAGATAAGCTTATGGTAGAGAAAGGTATTAACTGGAACGATCTACCTGTATGGCAGAAACGTGGAGCTTGTATCATTAAGGAATACTATGAGAAAAACGGAGCACAGAGAAGTCGTTGGTCAGTAGATTACGACACACCAATTTTCTCTCAGCAGCCTGACTATATCAACCAATACGTTTACCTAAATAAGGAAAGTAAGTAGAATGAAAGCGCAACATGTGTATCTAAATTGGATTCCTACAGGTTGGAATACTCCTGAGTCGCATAGGGGTATTCCTCACGCTGCTAAGTTTGATTCATTAGAAGCACTGAAGAGAACAATGAGTAAACATCTATATAATGGTGAATGGGTTACGGATTCAGAGGGTAACCGAGTAGACATCGATTTAAAAAGTATATGTGCAAAAGAATCACGATAATTCAGAGTGATAATACAAAAATAACAAAGGGAGATGTTTGAATTGAAACTTGATTATGGTTCAGGGAGTCAGCCAAAAGCGGGCTTCCTGTCATCTGATTTTATTGGTACACCCAACTACGATTTCTACATAAAGGACTACAAAGTTATTGACGCAGCAGATCATTCTTGTGATGTGATTCATTGCAGAAACGTTATCCATCACATTCCTGAAAAGGATTTACCGATATTATTCGCAGAATTTAAACGATTACTAAAGCCTGACGGGGAGCTAATCATCTCAGAGCCACGGAAAGAGTTTCATAAACAGAACCTGGTTTTAGATTTAATTTGGTACAGATGGGTAGTCAACAACAGGGATATTATGATACCATATAACTATGTTGATTATAAGCAGTATCTAACTGAGTTCGACATCTTATCCATAGAAGATGAATACAAGAATGAAATCCTAGTGTGCAAAGCCAAACAGCTAGTCTTAGCTTAATAAGGGGGAGTCTTAAATGAATAAGTACGAGATTGGTACTGGTAGTTGGTATTGTAACGTTTCTTTCAATGAGTATCGAGATAAGATGTCATTCCAGGAGTTTAGAAAGTTCTGCTATGAGAAATGTAAAGAGCGCTTCAATAACTTAGGTCTTCAGAAAGGAGACAAAGTTAGAGTAACCTATATCGGTGGAGATAAGCCAAGAAAATATACAGGTATTGTGCTCGGTATAAACAGTATGTGCCTATGGCTTCAGCAGAATAAAACTGAAAGGTCTGTAGATATTATCTTTATCGATGAGGTGGAGCTCTTAGAAAGTGGTTCCAATGTAATTAACTAAGCTATAGAGGGGGAGCTATTATGAGAAGACCTGGAATGAGACCTGCAAGAGTTAAGTTTATCAGAAGCAAGACATTTAAACCTCTGTATGAAGTAGGGCTAAGAAAGAATAAGCTCTACGATACATTGTGGGACGATGAAATGGTTTATGAAATCTACAAGGAAAATGGTACGATCACTGTAGTGGACGATGAGGGGCAAGGGCACGAAATCGAAGAAGGCGACTACGAGGTTAAGGAATGGGAGGTGAAAAAATGAAACGCATGACGAAGAGTTCAAAAACAGTTATTTATACTCCTCAAGGTTACCTTAGAGATGTGTGGGAAGACTGGGAAGAGAAAAACTTTGATTTCACAGATGACCCAATGCAAGCCTATAACTTCCGTAACGATAAGGATGTGCCAAAGTACTTAGGCGTTTATGGGAATGTCAGAATCAATAATATCAAAGATGCTTGTAAGTATCTTGATGGTCATGTTTGCGAAGTGGATATAACAGTAACTACTGAATTTGAAGTAAGGATGGTGCATTAATGTTAATATTTATGATCTGTACCCTGCTGTATCTTGCAGCGGGGGTATTCATTACTAAAAAGGTAATGGTAGAGGTGGACGAGCAGCTAGGCTTGTACACTGAAGGGAAATACAAGGAAATTGATGACGATGACTGGGAAACTGTTAAGGACATCGCTAAAATGAAAGAACAGTTAGGTGAGAAAGCTTTCAATTACATCATGTACCCGATTTTAGTTCTTGTCACACCTGTAATGTCAGTGTATCATTTTATCAAGGATAGTATTGAAAAGGTGAAAGACTACTGGACTAAAGGTAGGTTCCAAAAGATTAAAGATGGTACTAAGGTTGTTATCCTGGAAAAAGGCAGATATGAAGATAAAGACCACTTCTTTAAAGAAGGTTATGTTGAAGGCTTCTTACCTGCTCATATGACTCCTCACAACCAAGACATCTATATGATCGGCTTCGAAGGGGACGACCTGGATACACGTTATGCCTATGAACCTGACAAGTTCAAAATCATATCCTAAGAAAGAAGGGTGTACATGAAATCTAAGAAAGAAACGAAGGAACTCAGCAAGCGGGCATTAGAATCAGTATACTGGCGCACAATGGAGAAAACTGCCGAAGGGTTAGGAGACCAACATATACTAGACTATATGAAGTCCATTGCCGATACAGTACACGAAGTTATCATAAGACAGAAAGAGAGGAAAGATAATGAGCCAAAATAGAGTCCTGGAAGATATGCAGCTAGAGTGGTATCTACTTCGTAACGGTTTCTATGTGGACAAGCTATCACCTCGATTCTATGGTGAGGAGACATGTGTAAGTGAAATTCAAAACTTACACGCTCCTTGCTTACGATTAGATACAGACGACCCGAGAAACGGGAATCATACGCTCCGCATCTTTGTAACCGATTCTGAGATATACGCAGAAGTACAGAACGATTACAGAAGCTTTGAGCGATCTTATTACATACCTGCACCACACGGAGTAAACGTAGTTAACATTTACGAGTACATAAACATCATTATTAGAGAGTAGGGGTAATATGAACCACGTTACAATAGGGGTGTATGCGAATGAGAGCTACGTTATCAACGTGGTTCATCCCGCTCACCTGGATTATCATATCGAGTATAATAAGGTTATGCGTTTTGGACGAGCTTTATTCGTAGATGGTAAATGTGTTCACCAGGGTTATTTATCTGCTTATAAAGTGGCAGAGTGGGAGAACAAAATTAAAGATATACTCAAGGGAGTAGATACGTCAAAGCCTTCAATTGAGTATCATTAGGAGGAAACAGTATGTGGATTCCATTTAGACGCAGACACTGTAAGCAATGCGGAGAAACCCTTAAAATGTTCCATAACGTAGAGTTTTGTGATCTAGCTTGCTGCGTGATGTACAGAGCCATCGAGAAGCAGCAGAAAGAAAGGAAGGCAGCAAATGAATCATCTAAGTAGAGAAGAACTGATTAACATTTCAGGTAGCGATTTAGCCTACCACCGTAAGGGTGTACTGCTTGTAGACAATAAACCGCACTACATTGTGGAACTTGTTAAAGAGCCGCACACAGCTCTATATGCAGCAGTATACGGTGTTCACCCAGGAACAGATAAATACCCTAAGAAACGTGCCATGCAGAAGGAAGGGCTCGTAGGGCGCTTTAACGGTACAACTAGACTAGCACAGATAGCAAATGCGTTATTCCCTGCTAAGAAGATTATAGGGTGGGAAGAAGAGCCGCCAATCTTTGTAGCTCCTATCGTCTCAGGTCAAATTTCAACCTTTACGAAGAAAGTAGAGGACGGATTCTTTGAAAGAGAGCCTGACCGTCTAACTACTGAAGGCGGGGAAAGAAAGATTATCCGAGGAAAGAATACAGGCGTATTCATTGGTTTATCTTCTATTGAGTGGGAAGAGAAGACTAGCATTCCGCTAGACTCACTGGTTAAGGCTCTAATCAATCACAATCAAAATGATGGATTCTTTGATCTAACTGGTGACAATAACAGCAAGAACAACCCACTAGGTACATATTACAAGGAGTGAGAGTAAGTGCCTTACATTATCCAGGAAGAGTACTGTCCGCACTGTAAAAGCATTCAGAGGATTAAATTTGGTTTCAGAATTACCTGCTTAAACTGTATGAATAGAATAGAGGAGGACGAAGAACATGAAAGCGATACTGAATAACATTGACTTTGAAAATAACAAGCTCTTGGCAAAATATATTATCCCGTTTCTAATTGGTCTAGACACTCTCACAGTTATAGGAGGGGTACTACTTCAGGAATGGTTAAGTACAGCAGGGTTTTTATTCTGTACCGCATACATTATATGTAACCTTATCATGCAAGTACAGATAAAAGTACCTAAGAACTACGTTATCTTCTTGTTTGTATACAGCCTTGGAATGGCAGTCTATGCAGCCTACATGTTATGGACACATGACTGGGTAAACGGTATTATCTACTCATTACTAGTAATAACAAACCTGATCGTGCTGAAATTCCGTATTAACGAAAACGAAGAGGAAGTAATCGAGGAGGGGAAATAGATGTTTGTACGTAAATCGACTTATGAAGCAATGGAGTCTAGATTCGAACTAGCAGAGAGTGAAAGACGCTACTATAGTATGAGTTTAGAGCATAAGAAATTAGAAGTAAGAGACTTAAACCGAGTAATCGATGATTTAAAGGCAGCAGTTGCTGCACAGGCAGCTCAGATTGAAAAGCTAGAAGCAAAAGACATCAAGATTGTTAATGAGCAGTCTAAACAGTTTATCGAAGTAGAACATACTAGTATCAAGGCAATGAACGCAACTCTACCTAAGTTACGTAAGCAAGGTTGGTCAGATAAGTTAAAGGTTAAGATTCAAGGTGACAAAGTGTTTACAGTGCATGAACGTGAAGTAAAGGAGGAAAAGAAATGAGGTCATCACACAAAGACCAAATTATTAGACGATACTCATTACAACATAACCGAGAGGGGAAAAGAGAAGGTATTTTTAAAATAACTAAAGCCATTACATTCTACGGGATTCTAAACCGTAAGGTAGAAGCGCTAGGGATGAAAAAGGGTAGACAAAGGGTTTATAAGAAACCATATTGTAACGCCTGCGGGTCTACAGTAACACATGAAAATAATGACGATGGTACAGGATTTATCGATGCTGCATGGAGTACGTGTAATGGTTGTAAGATGTACTGGGGTTTTGCAGAAACAATTGGTGAACATGGTATAGTGGTAGACGGAGAACCTGTCGCACATAAAGGGACGTTCGAAGAGCTTGTCAAGATACAGCGTGAGAAGCGTAATGTGCAGATTCACAAGTCTTATAAAAAGAAGAAATCACAACGTAGGAGGAAGAAATAATGACTAAATTTGGTATATTTTTAAGCGGAGAACTCATGATTGGTGGGTTCGATAACATTGTAGACGCATATCGTGAAGCGGAGTACTGTACAAACGAATTAGGAGTACCACACGAAGTACGATTCGATATTCCTAATGGACAGCTTAGTGACGGAAGCCACACATTCGATGAGTTATACTACCATCGCATGATACTGTTCGCTGTAATCTGTAACCTACATAAAGAAAAATCTTGGAAGTCCTGGAAGCATGACGATGGTACAATGTTTGATGATTACTTTATTGTAGGTATTGAAACACCACAGGGACAATTTACATATCATTATCACAAGGATCACTGGGATAAATTCGAAGTAAAAGAGTTAGCTGCTGCACCTGCTTGGGACGGGCACACCTCGGACGATATCACACGATTACTAAGCCTATAAGGGAGAGGAGAATGCTGTAGCAGGCATTCTCTTTTAGTTAGAAGGGAGTATACATAATGAGTAAGATTAACATAGAAGACTACATAGGTAAAAAGTATAACCGATTTACAATAGTAAGCTACGCAGGAGTAAACAAACAAGGTTATAAAACGTTTAGTTGTATATGTGAATGTGGAACGAAGAAAGAAGTTACATTGACTAAGCTTAAACGAGGTGACACTAAGAGTTGTGGGTGTCTTACACTAGATAGGACTAAAGAGACTAATACAAAACATGGTAAAAGGTACACGAGGTTGTATAACATATGGAGAGGTATGAAGTTACGATGTGACAATGAGAATGATCCTAATTATACTAACTATGGAGGTAGAGGTATCACTATCTACGCTGAATGGTACGATTTTGAAGCATTCTATTCCTGGGCTGTAAATAATGGATATACGGATACCTTGACTATAGAAAGAGTGGACGTTAATAAAGGTTACTGCCCTGATAACTGCATATGGGCTAATGCTACAGCGCAGGCAAGAAATAGGAGAAGTAACAAATATGTAACCCTTTTCGATGAGACAAAGACTTTAGCAGAGTGGCTACAGGACGAGAGAACAGCCATGAGCAGGAATATTTATAATTCTAGAGTAAAACAAGGTTGGTCGCCTGAAAAAGCTCTAACAACGCCTGTAAAGAAGTATAAAAGACATATGTAGGAGGTACCACAATGAAAAAGTTTTATGAATCAGACATCAAAGAATTAATTCTTAATAAGAGACATCTATTTTTAAGTAACAAAGACAGTAAGAGTACTGTAGTGTTTGAGAAGGGTATTGCAGTTGGGAGTACTATTGCAGACTGTCTTATTTTTTCTGAGGAAGGGATCATAGGTATTGAAATCAAGACAGAACGAGACACTACTAGACGGTTAAATAAACAGTTACAGAATTACTCACTCATTTGTGACAAAGTCTATGTGATGTGCCATGATAATCATGTTGAAAAAGTAGAAGCGATATTGTCCAAAAATAATTGGAATCATGTTGGGATTCTTGCATATACTGAGTTTAGAGGTGAAGCGATACTGGGTTTATACAAAGCAGCTACACGGTCACCCTTTAAGAAAGTATTCAATGCCTATCAGATGTTATGGAAGGAAGAAATCAACAATATCTTAGGGAGCTTCAAACGCCAAATGAAGACATTGGAAGAGTTCGGGATCAATGTAAACATGGTAGAGAGCAGGTCAGGCGGATTAAACGGTCTGTATGTTCAATCTAACGCTTCAAAAAAATATTTAAAAAAATCTCAAATGATAGGTATGATAATATCTCGTTTGGGAGAAGCTGAAGCTAACAAACTACTCTGTAACATCTTTATTAGCGGAAAGATGCACCCTGAGAAGCAACTAAAGTTTTATCACTTTAGAAAGAAAAGCTAAAATGTGGAAATAGACTTTCCTAATGAGGTATGCTATTCTAATGATATAGATAGATACTTACGGTTCTATCCTCAAATAGACCTCAGAGGGTTGGAGTAGAAAAAAGAGACAATCACAAGGAGGAATTTGAAATGACAGTTAAACCATTAAGCTTAGTGAAGTATGCGGGAGAATATTGGTTCACATTGGCGGACTACACTTTAACTCGTAGTACAGAAGGGTATTCAGATAGTGCTTCGGTTAAATCAGCAGTTAGAACATTCACAGTTAAGACTGACGGTACGAAGTACATCGCATTCAGAGGAGAAGCGCAGTTAAAGAATATCATCCAGGAGAATAAAGATAACCCACTATTCCATGCTGAGGATTTCCAAGGAACACGAGCAGCGATCATATCTTGGAGCATGTTAGATTCTTTAAACAAACGATTCAGAGAGAACAAGGAATACAAGAAAGAGTTCGCTAAATTCATGGATGCAGCTAGTGAGTATATCTTACAACAGCAAGTAACAGTTAACCATACACCTGATTCAGAAGTTAGTGTTACAGAGAACCGTTCTAGTTTACTACGTCAGTTAAGAAATGAACTTAACCGTTTAGATAGAGAGATTGAAGTTAGACAAACGAACAGAGAAAAGATTCTTCAGGCGGTTAACGCTATTGAAGGCTTAACTCTTGAAACGATATAAAAGCAAAAATTAATCATATAATGAATATTGTTGACTTTTAGGGTTGCATCTTCGGGTGTAACCCTTTATTATATTAAGTAGTGATAGAGAGGTGATACAGTGCATAAAAAACCTACTTCGGTACAACGGAGTATATCCAGGGGCGTAGGTGCTAGGGGCACAGGAACCAATAACATTAACTCTAACGGAGCAGATGCTTTCAAGAAGTCCAAGCAGAGCACCAAAGGTCATTACAGGATAGCATTCAGTCATGTGTATGAGAAGATGACTGAGAAGGATGTAGAGCTAAGACTTACATACATGAAAGACCTTCTAGCAGACTACATAGGAGTTCCTGGCGATATGCTCATTCTCAAACCGAAAAAGGCTCCAAATCCGACTCTAACCAGTCGAGATGAGGTGTTCTATGTTAAGGTAGGGAAAGACATCTACGGAAAGTGCTCTATTCGCACACAGCGCCTTTGGAAGAACAATCTGCTTATATTTGTATTTCAGGAGAAGAAAGCAGCATTGAAACCGCCTAAGAAGTCTTATAGTAGAAGTGATAGTTTCAAGAAGAAAACTACAAGTCAAGTTAGTCAAACGAAACGACAATCTTATAATTCACGTAAGGGAGGGAAAAGATAGTGAAGCATAAAGACAGATTATACATAATGGCTCAGAATCTTGACAGAGCTGTAAATGACTGGGTAGTTGAACACGGAAGTCAAAAGCTTTATGACTGGGTAGTAGAGCACGGTGGTGATCCTGAGACATTGGAAGTTATCTCATACGAAGAAAACATTCAAGAGAACGATTCAGTATCAATTCAACGATTTAAGGTAAAAAGAATGGAGGAAAAGTAATGACAGAATATGTAGCAGCAAAACGAAAACAAGGTTCATTAGGAATGTTAAAGGAACTGTTAGAAGATAAAACGAAGAAGGTACATGGTGTATTCTACACGAATGACCATTTCAGTGACCGTTACCTAAGCCGCTCTCATGTACTATCTGACGAGATTAATATTGAAGACGGTACACTGAAGCTAACGATCTCTACACGAGTAGAAAGCCCAGGTATCTTCGAGCTAGAAAATACACTAGATGAGTTTATTAAATACGAAGCGGGAGACATTCCAGGGTTTGCAGCAGAAGGACAGCAAAACGAACTACCCGTTGCTGAACCAATCTCAGCTACGAAGTCATTACATAGTGTAGACTTAGTTCTAGTTATGAAAGAACCGAAGATTACATACGTAGCGTTTGATATTGCAGGGGTGCCTTTCTTCTTAGTTACAATTGATTACGAATTAAGTCAGTTTGATGACAAGTTTACTCAACAGGTTAAACTATTATTCGGACAAGCGGATAAGATGAACTTCTTCTCACACTTCTACGGTAAAACGTTCACGAATGGTGATAAACGTTCCATCCTTAAATTAGTCCTGGATGAGAATATCACAGGTAAAGCGATCCTGGCTGTAGAGTTTGACAGCCCAGTAGCTGCTACTCAGATATACCCGCTTCTTTCTATGATCGCAGCATATACAAACGACCACGGAGATGCAGTATTCACTTCAGTAGGCGGGTACATTAAAGTGAAGCAAGAAGTTATATCACAAGGTACATTACGAATGTCTAATCATTTAAAAGAAGGTCAGTTCCGACTAGACATTCTAAGTAACAGCGGACAAGTTAAAATTATTATGGAACCGTAAGCTAGGGGATATTCCTCTAGCTTTTTCTTATATTTAAGGATTTTTTGCTGTATACAAATTAACAAAAAATACACTACTTAGTGTAAAAGTTATGGATACTTTGTACTGGGTTATTGGTACCAATCTTAAACGATATGATTTTGTTCACTATATTCTCACTTCTTAAACGTTAAAAAAGTACTGTACTTAGTGGAGTTTTTGAACTATTTACGAAAAATTTAAAATATACCGAATGATTTACTATATTATACATAGAACGCTGATACACAGGCTTTTATGAGGGAGTTTTCCCTATTTAAGAAGTGACTATATTTGAAAGGATTGGTATTTAAAATGGCTGATAAAAAGAAAATGAGTTCTAGCAGTGTGCTTGTTCAATTGTACAAAAACCGTAAGTTATGCACGAAAGTAGACAACATGCTCGATGAGGGGCAAACATACGATTACATTATTGATTTCTGTAAGGAGAACGGATTAAGCATTTCAAAAGCTTCCCTTACTAACTATAAGAAGAAACGTGAAGAAGCGATTGATAAAGGTGTACCATTACTTCAATTACTTGATAAACGAGCAAAGGATAACGTTACATACATCTCTAATAAACAAGTAGACATGTTTAGACAGAAGAAAGACGAGGAAGATGCAGAGATTGCACACGCAGCTTCTGTTACAGATATGACGAAGATTGATAAAGTATTCAGTGACTTGGAGTTCCTGGACATGGTAATTGAAAAAGGAATGAAAGGATTAAAAGCATTCGAAGTTGTAGATACACCTTTAGCTATGAAAGCGATCGAACTAAGAGCGAAGATTACAAACAACCAATTAAGCGGCTTATCGATTGCAGGACTACGTGAGCTTAAACTACGACAGCAAGCTCGTGAATCTGCTATGATGGAAGTAATCATGAAATACGTACCTGAAGAAAAACACGATGAGTTATTCAGTGATATGGAAGAATCTGAACGTATCTTCTATGAAAACCTTGATCTAACGGATGAGGAAAAACGTATTTCTACCGCACTGAAGACAGCGGGAATTGATTTCTAATAAAGGAGAGGAAACCACATGGCAGAGACAATAGATATTACACAATACGATAAGGTGCCTTTTAAGCTGTATAACACGCTTGCAGAGAAGTTACAGGCTCTTTTAAATGGTGAAGTACTATTTATTAAAGGATTCGAGCGTAAGGACAAGCTGAACGTGCTAATAAGGCTCGTAGATAAGAAGTACACAGTTTCTCAAATATCCTATGATGTTACAGAATCGAAATCGGACGAACGATACTGGCTTACATTTAACGTAGGACTGAATGACCTATCATTATTCACCGTTTTCAAGTTTGAGGAAGATGTTTTCCTTAAAGGGAATAAATATCAGGTCAATGATAAAGTAACGTACATAAGCAGGGACGGTACAAAAGATGCAGCGATCATAACAGAAGTGTACCAATCAAAAGCAGACCCGAATAAGTTCGCATACGGACTTTCACGAGAACCTGGTATCTTTTATGCGGAAGAAGAATTAAGCTCATTAAACTATATGTAAATGCAGGGATTATTCCTTGCATTTTTTTTTATGCATAAATTGTTGACATTTGGACAACCTCTATGATATTCTTTGGTTACAGAAGTTGTTAGAGAGGAGGGTAACCGTGGAAGGCACGAAATACTGTCCTCGATGTAAGAAGGACAAACCTATTAATGAATTTGGAAAAAGAAAGAGCAAAAGTAAGAAGGGCGGCTACATCCCCCGCAGCAATTGTAAGCTTTGTGATAACGAACGGGTACGAATATACAAAAGAGAAACAAAAGAAAGATTGAAAGAACATCGTACCAATGTTCAGCGAAGATGGTGTAGGACAAACCCTGATAAGGTCAGTACGTATCAAAATAAGTACTTTAGTACTGAAAAAGGTAAAGAAAAAAATAGGGAAGCTCAAAGGAGATTCCGAGAAAAGAGGAAGATGAAAATGACAAATCAAAAACAGAACGTTGACGAGCTTAGTGTGTTCCAACCTACTTTAAGTGGGATGACTTTCGAGGAGTTAGTTACAGCCGATTATAAGAACGGAGTAAAGCAGCAAGACATTCTAGATAAATACGTTATATCCACAACGCAATTATATGACATTCTTAACCGTAATCAAATTCCATTACGTAACCGTATGCGTAGTTCTAAGTCTAACGATCGTCTAATGACAATTACTAAAATGGAAATGGAAACTTTCGAATATGATTATAAACAAGGGATGCACCTTGAAAAGCTATACAAAAAGTACGGTCTGAACAAACACGGGTTATACAAATTAGTTGATAAATTAGGGCTTCCTAGACGTAACAAGAAAATTAAAGGTAAGCAGCAATTAGTATTCGACTTAGCCCAGGAAGAGCTAGTTGACCCAATAGAGAGTGTTAAATGCACATTAGAGAATGGAGAGCTGCATGTTAAAGTAACGCTGCGTGTTCAGCATACAGGAATAGATAGTATCAATTTAGAAATCAAACCACCAAAGGAGGAGAAATAATATGCCAAGCGCACTAACTGGTGAAATTTACGATAACGAAAACAACTCAGCAAGGGATTACCTTATTCGTTGCTCAAAGTCCTTCGGGGCACTAATACACATGAGAGACCTTGGATTAGATTTTAATGCTCCTCCTCGATTGTACCATTTGGATTTAACTTCTTACGATAGAGATATTGAGGAAGCGAAGAAGAAAATTGAGTATTACAAAAACATGTCGGTAGAAGATGTGGAACAACAAATTGAAGATGATTACACGTATATGAAGCAACGTCAAGAAACTTATAACGAAGAAGATGTGGAAATAATTGAACGTTACGATAAAGTGCTGAAGGAAGTACAAGCCTGGGAAGTTCCTGAATCTCTTACTAATCTTAAAGAGTACGCTGTAAACCATCTGTTAGAACAAATCCAATATCAATCAGGAGTACTTAATCGAAGAAATGAACGTAAGGAAGAGGAAGTCCCAGGTCAAATGATCCATCATGAAGTATGGAGAAGTGAACGTGTTGAGTGGGCTCAAGATGAATTAAAACGAGCAGAAGAAAGTAAAGAACGTGCTATAAAAGCAGTTGAAGAAAAGAACGCATGGATTACGGATTTACTTAATGCGTTGGAGAGTGTAAAATGATACGAGTTGTGTTTGAATATCTAAAGGATGGGGAGTTAACGGAAGTACAAAAGACGATCCCGTGTATCCCTAACCCAGGACATAAAGTGCAAACAACAGGTAAAACGTATAGAGTGCTAGAGGTTTTACATAAAGTGGACTTCAACCGTGTGCTCGTTAAAATGGAGGAGATTGACTAATGCTTAAAGTCGAGCCTACTAAAGTTGCCCTTGTGTTAGACTTCCTACATAGGGGCGGGGAACTCAAGGTAGAAGGTGCTACATACGTGTGGCTTAACAATATGAAAGTACGAGAGACAGAAACACACGAGTTTTATATAGATGGACTAGCTCGTAAATTAACGAGTCTTGATCTAGAAACTAAAAAAGAAGAACCTTACTACATAGGCTGTAAAGACATGGAGTTAACCTACTTCTTTAAAATGATTAACGATATTCCTGCAATGACTTATATAGAAATGCTCAAGAAGCTAAAGGAGATGAGAGCACAAAATGAAAACTAAAGGCGTAAGGATGCTAGAAAGCTTTGCAGGGTTTATCATATTCCTGGGCTTAGTTATACTAGCTTCACTGGCGACTACGGGTATGGGCTACGTAGTATTCAACGGTATTCTAGAATACGACTTCTCAACAAAAGCAATTTATTGGGTAAGTTTTGTATTAACATTCCCTGTAATATGGGCAATGGTTTTAGAGGACAAGAAGGAGGGAACAAACAATGAGAAGAAAAAGCTCTAAAGGAACAGCAGGAGTGGTCATAGGAATCTTAATAGCGATCGCTCTATTCGTAGTATACGTTGCTATCGGCTGTGTTATTCCCGCAGCATTAGCTTGGGTGTTAATGCACTTCGTTTTCGGTGCAAGTGTTACATACGCAGGAGTATATTGGTTCATATTTATTCCAATTTTAATCTTAGTCCTGCTAGGTGCATTATTTAATTCACGAGTATAATTCAGTCACAATGGAGCATGTTATAGATACAAACACACTGTAACACGCTCTCTAACATTTAATAAAAGTTTTTTTATAAAGGGTGTTGACCTTTGGAAAACAACGTGGTAAGATGAAGACAAGTTAAAAACAAAACAAATTTTAGGAGGAAACAAAAATGGCTAAGAGAGAACGTAAAGAAGTAGGATCAATGGAGCAAGCGGCAAGAAAGTTAGATATTGCACACCAACAACTATTCGGAACTGAGGAGGAAGTTAATATGGCACAGGTGGTAAAATTCGTTCACAATGAAAGTAAAGAGGAAGCAATCGTATCGGTTGACCGTAACGGTCTTGTATCTGTAACTCGTGGAGCACAAACAACTAACATGGGTAACGCTTACGATCTGAATAAAGTTCGTGACAGCTTCTTAAATTACGGATGGACAGAAGTAAAAGCTACAGCGGTTAAAGATGATGGTTTACGTGTAGTATCGGGTGGATTCGATAGCTTGTTACAACCAACAGGAGCTGAAACACCAGTAGTGGAAGAGGAAGAAGTATCTGACATTTCACCTAAGGCTCAAAAAGAGGTAGACGAATACCTTAAGTTACATGCAGAAAAAGCGAAGCTTGAAGCTAAACTGAAAAAGTTAAAACCAAGCATCACTGAGTACATGAATAACAACAAGCTTGATGAAATCAAAGGTACAGAAGGCAAGCGTGTAATGTTCCAGGATTCAGCGGCTTCTAACTCAACTTCACTTTACACTGATTATGAATTAAACGATGTAATCTTAGCTCTAGGTGAGCACAAAGACCTTATCAAACAAGCTACAGAGGTTCGTGTTAACGGTAAGAAACTGGAAGGTGTTATTGCTTCAGCTAAATTGGATAAAGAAATTGTGGATGCAGTTAAGGCTACTAAGATTAAGAAACCAGGTACTCCAAAATTCGTAGTAAAAGCTAACTAACACAGGAGGTAACAACAATGGCAGAAGGTTATGTGTCTTTATGGATGTTGGAAGGTGAACTACACGATTATTTAAAAGGAAATGCTGCATGTGCTTTTCAAAAGAAGGGTGAGTACCATATCGTAAATGTGCTTATCCCTTTAAGTCACATTAAGTCATCGGAAACACACGAGAATAACGATGGTTCTACAGATGCAGAGTTTTGGATTCAAAAACCAGTAGTAATAGAAGCTAAATAACATTAGGGGCTTAACCGCCCCTTAAATTTTGAACCTAAAGTCAACAAGGGGGCGGTAATATGAGTGACAAAGATTTAATGTCAGAAGCAGAATATATGGCTATGTACGAATATCCTGACATGGAGGAAGAGGAAGAAGACCTGACGTATGCTAAGATTAACGAGCTTATAACTGAGTTAGCTATTGTGGGCAGACGTATGAAAGGCACAAACAAGGTCGTACTCGATATACTGGACACAGACACACTTAAGTTTATAGCCTGGGGCGCTTATGCTCAGGGAGACTACAATGAGAAGTACGAACATACAGTAGTTGATATATTGCACGGTAATGCTCATTACTTAGATAGACGAAAGACACGATTAACATTAATGGGGTTTATCAGACCATTTGTGGATAGACGTGTAGATGAACTATTCAAATAAACTATGAGGAGATGTCAATTATGAGGACAACAACTGAGGAAAGAAAGCAATATGCGAAGGAATTAAAGAATGTAATTTGGGAACTGGGTAAATCGTTCCATACGAAGAACAAGGTATCACCGAACCGTTTATATGCAGGAAGTAACGTAGTAGCTCTAATGCAATACTTTGATGAGTCAGGAAAGGTTATCGAAGGTGTGAAGGCAGACACAGTATTTGGATGGAAAGTGATCGAGGTAGCTGAACCTGATTACTTAGCAGTAGGTCTAGTATCGGAACAAAACTAAATACCCAGGCGTTGCTCCTAACGCCTATTTTTTTTTACCCTTTTAGTCATAATTTTCGATGAATTGCATATATTCTATAACTTTTGAAAAAAGAACAAAAATATTATAGACAAAGTTACAGACTTTTGATACACTGTATTTAACAAGAAAAACACAGTGGAGATGAGGACATGTACAACTTTAAGCATGACATCCTCTCTGATGCGGAAACGAACGATCTCCTTTTACAAGCACAAACAGGAAGCGAAACAGCAATGGAACAACTTGTAGAAGGTCATGTACGCCTGGTGAGTCATACAGCACGGAGATACTACCACCCAGGTTACGAAGCGGACGATTTCATTCAGATGGGTATGGTTGCATTACTGAAAGCGATCAGAGATTACGATACTAAAAAGAAAGTAAAGTTTTCTACTTATGTAGTAACGAAAGTGAATGGGGAAATAAGCACTTGGTTACGAGAACATAGGCACACAATGCGGATACCACGGAATGTGAGCGTAGCGATTCAGAAGATACATTCAAAAGCTCTGACAGAAAGCACGATTGAAGAAATATTAGCAGCCCTAGATATGGACGACATAGAGTGTATTACAACAGCTTTGCAGATTATACATAACCCGCTACTATCGATAGACAAGCTTTTAGAAGGTGAAAAGAAGGATATGGTCATTGAACTGGAAGGAGATGTAAATGGGGAATGGTTACAAGTTATAGAAATAGAAGAAATCTTAAACCGTTTGGATTCCAGGTCGAAGGAAATTATAAAGTTAAAATACTGGCATAGTTTGGTTAACAGAGAAATAGCTCCGATTTTCGGAATATCAGGTGCTCAAATATCTCGTTTAGAGACAGCAGCACTAGCACAGTTAAGACAAGAAATAGAAAAAGAGCGGTTAATACACTCATAAAAATGTCGAGGAGGAGAAACGATGGGACGCAAAGGTATTGGTAAAATTAAGAAGGCAAAGGCTTTTAAGTTAACACAAGAGGAAATCAAGGAATTGATTGCAGCAGCGCAGGATGGGTCAGAAGAAGCTGAGGAAAAGTTAATCTTTGGTAACGAGCGTTTAGTTTGGAAAGTAGCTACTAAATATAAGAACAAGGTGGAATACCCACAAGAGGATATTTACCAAATTGGTGTAATTGGTCTTATGAAAGCTATCCGCAGATTCGACCTAGCTTACGATGTAAAGTTCTCAACATACGCAATTCCTATGATCCAAGGGGAAATCACACGCTTCTTACGTGACGACTACATAGTAAAGATTTCTAGAATCACAAGAGACATGGCTTTCCGTATCCTGAGACATGAGATAGAGCAGGAAAAGCCTGAAGTAATTGTTGAAACATTAGAGCTTGTAACTGAAGAGCTTCCATTCGAACGTGCATTAAAACGAGTAAAAGAAGCTTTAGATTTCATTTTCAACCATTCTATTAAGAGTACGGATGACATTCTATATAACGGTAGTGGTGGCGGTGGTGGAAATGAAGACATCACATTCGGAGAAGTCATTTCAGGCGATGTTAACGGTGACTGGGGAGCTTTAGTAGAGCTTAAGGATGTGTTCCATGTCCTGGACGAAAGAGAAATGTCCATCATTCGTATGCGCTACTACGAAGACCTAACACAATCTGAAGTAGCAAAGAAACTAAGCCTATCTCAGGTGCAGGTCTCTCGACTAGAGAAACGAATTTTAGCAACATTAAAAGACGAGTTAACTAAGGAGGAAGATACAATGGCACGACCAGGGGATAGAAAAAGAGCAGCGAAATTATTACGTGATACAGATATGGAACTAAAAGATATTCATGAGGTGACATTAGTACCAATGGACAAGCTAGAGGGACTTGAAAAAAAGTTCCGTGCTACTGAGAAGGAGGTGAAGACTGTAGCTCCTGCCCAACCAGTAGCGAAGCCTGAGCCTGAGCCTGTAGTGGAAGAAGAACCAATTAAAGAGGAGAAGGTGATCGAAGTGACTGAGAAAAAGAAAGCTCCTAAAAGAATTACAAAGGAACAAAGAACACAAGTAATCGAATTATTGAAAAAAGGTGTGTACACTGTACCTGAAATCGAGGAGAAGACAGGTGTAGCTTATGCAAACATTTGGTACTATGCAAATAAGCTTCGTATCGACATCGTTAAAACAACAGCAGGTATGGAAATAGTAGCGGGCATGGAGAAAGCGAAAAAGGAACGCCAAGCAGTTAATTCGATGATTCAAGGCGGCAACGTAGGTATAGCAGGTAAAGCACCTACTCAACCTTCACCTGAGATGATAAAACGTATCGCTAGTGCAGAGCAGAAGATTACAGATGCAGATATTATAAGCACAGCTCCTTTAAATGTAGGTGCGAATGTGTCACCTTTATCAGTCGGTATGGGAATTAGACCTCTATCTAAGGAAGAACTACAACCGATGTATGATCGGATAAAAGACCGTGACTACTCTAAGGAGATTGCAATGTTAGAAGCGGCTAGTAAACCTGCTGAGTCATCATTTAGTATGACGGTAGACCTTACAGCTACGGGTAACGCTCTTCCTAAGGGTGAAGTTATTGGAAAATTGGAACAACTAATTCGTGTAGTCCAGGAGCTACCTGCTGAAAAGGTAAACTTCAATATGAAAGTGAACAACTAGGAGGATTCAAATGGAACAGAACGAGAAGCAAGCACCGAATTACATTGTATGGGATATTGACGAAGTATCTCAGATATGTACGGATACAGAACTACAGATGTTAGACAATATTGTCGAGCGTGTCAACATGTTCCGACAGCAGCAAGGGAAAACAGAAAACACTCGTTACCTGGTTATAGCGGACAATAAGCCATACTTCCGTCCTTTCTCAGAAATGTTAGCTTTAATCCAGGCATCGGAAGTCCACAAATAAGGACACAATGTACAAAGTTTCGATAAAAAATCGGAACTTTTTTTTTTATGTACTGGCAACATTACCCACACACGCCCATATCATTTAGTAAAGTATTACAAAAACACACTTTCTCACACACCAAGTTAGAGAGTGTTACAAAGTAATACAAACGAAAATAAGGAGTGTGTAAAAGTATGATAACAAATAAATCAATAAAAATTCCTCCTGTAGATGATGGTATCTCGGTTGCTTCATTAGATGATGGGTTCGGAGACCTTAAGTTCGATAGCACAGGAACACCGTTACTGATCCCATCATTCGTAATCCCGTTCAAACCAAAGCCACAAGATGAGTTCTCAAATGGAAGTAAGCTAGAATACCTGGCAGTTAACATCGATGGTCAGAAATGGGTAGTCGGTAATTATGCAATCAAGATGGGAACGAATGTAGACTGGATAGGCGGGGAAAATAAGCACCTTGACAAAAGATTCGGTATCTTATTCAAAACAGCACTAGCTAGAATGGCTAGAGGGTACAGAGAGCGCATGTACACTCTAATGATGAACTTACCTATTAAGAATGATACAAAAGAGCGTAGAGACGCATTAATGAAGCTCGTACAGGGTACACACGAATTAGAAATCTCCTACGATGGAAAAGAATTTCTCCCTAGATGCGTAACAGTAGAGGATGTAGTAATTAAGAAGCAACCATTCGGCTCCATATGCGATGTAATGCTAAACGGAGAAGGAGAAATTATCGATCATAACTTAGCGAAAGGATTTAACGTCATTGCAGATGTCGGAGCAAGAACTTTAAATATTCTGACATTAGACGCATTAGAAGAACAGCCTGGGCTTACAACACATAATAACTTCGGAATGTTCCAGGCTTACCAAAGTGTAGGTGAGTACTTAGAGACAGAGAAAGGTATCCTGGTACCTGATGGAAAGCTTCCAATGATTATGACTGAGAAGGAAATACGGAATATCGATATTACACCTTTAATCAACCAGGCGTATGAGAACCATGCAAATAGAATCCTAAACACACTTGATAAGCTGTTAATCGATTCATACGGGTTTGTAACGAGCATCATTTTCACTGGTGGTGGAGCAGAGCTATTACGACCTTATTTAGAAGAAAGGTTTAAGGATAGAGGAGTTAACATGATCTTCCTAGACCGCTTCGCAAATGCAAGAGGGCTTCGTAAGTACGGTATACGGTTGGCTAGAAAGTCAAAGAAGAACATTAGTATTCAGGTAGGCGGTAACTCATTCAGAGGGTAGGAGGGAGGTTTTATGAGACAGTCACTGTATCTCAGGGAAACACTAGATGCGGATATTCTACTAGTAGTCGAACCCTTAATGCAGCACGCAAGCTTTGCACACGTCATTAGAGAACTGATTCGGGACGGTATTAAATACAGGGAATTACAGAAGAGCGGTAGAATGTATGACAAAGTACCACAAAGTAATACTCCTTCAAAGCCTTATAAACCAAAGGCTTCAGGCGTAAAGTATGAGAAAGTACCACAAAGTAATACAAAACCGTTAATGAACATCAAACTTGAGAAGAAAGAGGTCTCTAATAAGGAGATAGAAAGCAAGTTAGACAATTTCTAAATTCCCAAATTCCCTTTTTCCTTAATTCCCAGTAACAGCTTATTCACCCCCTAAATTCCCACGATTTTATGAGTCTAGATTCCAGGGGAATTAAGGGAAAATACAGTGTTATCAAGGGGTTAAAAGGGAATTAATCGATCACTCGAAAATCGTGTAAAGTTTCTAAGATTTTGTAAAGTTCCTTCATGTCGATGTTAATATTTTTCTTCTCCTTAATTTCATGGAGAACTAAATGATTTATCAATTCCATTTGTTTTTCGTAACGAGTATCGTATTTGTTGTAATCATAGCCTAAAAACATTTCGCTTCCTCCTTTATAGTGATTCGTTGAAAGTAGTTTTACCAAACAAAAATAAATTATACGGAGGTTTTTAAAATGGGTATTCTTGTAACTGGTGCTTCTATTGTAGTTATGTGCGTGAGTGGTGTGGCAGTATCTACAATGTTCAAATGGTTACACACGTACGAGTACAACTTCAACAACGGGGAAAAGGAGAAGTTAGATCATAAAGAACGTTTAAATAACATGATGAATCGCCCAAAGAACGCAAAATAAGCTAGTAACTATAAAGGAGGAAGTAAAAATGATAACTGCAAATATAAGAGCTCGTAAATTAACTGAGGGTGTAGAGTATATTCCGTTCAAAAAGGTTACAGTGACTAAGACTGAAGACGAATCGGTTTTTATGGTAAACAGCCTAATCGAGGAGGTGATGCAGGAGGTAGACGGGAAACGAGTAAAAAAGGTAAAGAAAATGAAAAAGTTACTAAAGGTAACAATGTCCGTCCTGGGTATGACACTAAACACCGCACCGAAAGCATTCGCAGCAACAGCAGCGGTTACATCGTCCGCTATAACTCCTGCAATGATATTCAAGTACGGGTTAATGGTAGCGGGTGTAGCAGTAGCGGTTGGAGTAGTAACAGCGATCGTCATGTTAGCAGTAGCGGGAATTTACAGAATGTTCAGAAAGAAACAGGAAGCAGATGCGTGGAGCCAAGACATACTAAGAGGGCTCGTGCAGGTGTTGATAAGTATTCCGAGTGTTTACCTACTATACTACCTGGCGAAACTTCTCTTCGACAACTTAGACTTCTTAAAACTAGCCTTATAAAGTGTGTGAAAATTTCGGTAATTCCATTAGCAACAGTTTCTACATTCTTTCTTACTTCGCTTACAGACAGTGCTTATGCAGCAACTAACGATGCATTCTTTGATGGTAAAGGCGGTAGCATGTTCCAGGGCATAAAGAACGTATTTACAGGGCAAGTACAAAACGCTATACCTGACCCAATACAGAAGCTCATTGCCTGGTTCGGGGAATTTACAAAGCTAATTGAGAACTTACCGAAAGCAATCGGGCAGATGTCCGCAGACCTAATGGCATGGATATACCAACTCTGTTCCGACCTGATCCTGAAAACTCCTTTATGGTTATTCGATAATGACTGGTTCTTTAACATGTGCCACCTATTCAGTGCAGTAGCTTTAGGTGCAGCAACAGTTTTAACTATTATAGAAGGAATCAAAAGAATGCTATCGGGTGTCAAGGATGGAAGAAAGTCATTAGCACCCACACCAATGGAGTTCTCTACAATTATAAAACGTTGGAGCCTGGTTGCAGGATTCACCGCAGTAGTCCCGTACCTATTCCAAAGAGCTTTCCAATTTCTAAACTTCATATCTGAAAAGATAACATCCCTGGGTGGAGATACAATGAAGGTCGCTGCCCTCTCCACTACTTTTAGCACAGTAGATGTTATAGCCCTCATTGCCTTCGATGTTGTCCTTATTAGTACAGTAATCCCGTTATTATGGCAGAATGGTAGACGATTCTTTGACCTATTGACATTAGGTGTGGTCACTCCATTAGCATTAGTAGCCTGGGTATTTGATTCCTACAGGCATCTATTTAATCAATGGTGGTCGAACCTAAAGCACTTATCCCTGGTGCAGGTGTATCATTCATTATTCCTACTCATAATCGGTTGGTTCATCTTCGGTATTCCAACACCAACAGACTTCACAGGTACGGTTATCAAATTAATAGTAGTAATTGGCGGATTCGGACGTATGACGAACCCACCTAACATCATAGCGAAACATTTAGATAGAAGAGGTGGAATGGAAGAAATAACAGGTACGAAGAAAAAGAATGCAGTTACAACAGTAATGAAGAATCTTGCTTTCTCAAAGAAGGCTGTTATGAGTCCTATAGGTCTTCTGAAGAAACTTAAAAAATAGGAGGAACTTATTATGAGTACAGCTACAATGATTATGCTTTTAAATTTAACGATGTTATTAACAAATGCTACGGTGTCTGCGGTACACTCGGTAATGATAATGAAGGAGATAAAAGGGGCGAACAATCGTGTGGACTAAATCAAGGCACGTCAAGAACCTTTCCAACTATTATTCTAAAGTGGAAGATGTAGGTAAAGCTTTTGAGGAGATTATGTCTAAGGAAAGTGAATGTGTATTCGGACTTGAGTTGAGACTACGATCAGGTGTGATGGGCGCAACGCTCGTCACTCCTTCTTTCTTAAGATTAGGTGAACAGAAACCAGGCAGTGAGTCAATCGTAATAGGCTGTATGCAAGGACTAACTTACTACGAAGGGTATTTAGTCGAGCCAAACTTTCTACCGCTCTACGGGGCGTTTAACGGGCTCTTATTAAATGCCTTGTCTGAGATGTATGTAGGGGAAGACGAACTGGTAGAATTACAATGGCTGTTCAGGAAACGATACGATGATTGGCGAACAAATGCAATAGACAGATACACAAGTTATTTAGAAGGAAATGATTACCCGTTAGGTTCCAAGCTCGGTAGAGGGTTCCAGGATAAAATGCTGAAGGTTTTGAACAAAGTATCGTCATTTGATATGGCTCGACCATATAACCAGGAAGTAGAGAAGAAGATTATGGATGAGGTATATCAATTCCAGTTACGAGTAGTCGTACATTCTGAAGCCCCTGAGGACGTTAGGAAGCGGTTAGAGCTCATCTTAAGCCAATATGACTCCCATAATGCACTACGCTTGTATAAACGAAAGCCAAAGGGGTTTAGACAGGAGTACTTAAGTTTCTTAATGACTGCGGATACAGAAGGACAAATACTTAGCAGAAAAGAAATAGCTTCCTTATTTGGTGGGGACTTAATTATAGAAGATAACGTACAGACCGAGGTACAAAAAGAAGAAGCGGTCGTACCTAAGGTTAAAACAGGTGGTCTAATTAGTTTACTCCCCGAATACAATAGACCACAGGTGGAGATAGACGAGGGCATTGTAGCAGATATTGCAGGAGCCTTGAAACGAGTTGGGTTAGTCAGCAAAGCTAGAGTTGAAAACAGCACAATAACTGCGGGTATCAGGCTCTCCGTAGTTCAGTGTAGTATTCCTAAAGACAAAACCCTTACTCAACTTATAAACAAGGCAAAGGACATCCAGGCAGCATTAGGCGTAGCGTCCCTAAGTATAGAGCAAGGTGACACCCCCGATACGGTGCGCTTTACACTCCCTAATAAAGTGCCTTCTGTTATAGGACTTCGGGAGTTATTAGAAGCTCCTGAGTTCCACAGTTTTGCTAAAGAGCAAGACCTCCCTTTCATTGTCGGGGTAGATGAAATCAATCAGCCTATATACCTATCCTTAAGTAAGCTAGTGCATCTAATGATTGCGGGTACGACAGGTTCGGGTAAGTCGGTATTTATGAATACACTGATCCTATGTCTACTCTCCACCTATCCTCCTGAGTTACTGAGATTCTATATGGTTGACCCGAAACTGGTAGAGCTTAGTCACTATAAAGGACTACCACATGTTGAGCATGTAGTTACTGATATGGGTAAAGCAGCCGCTATGCTAAGTAAACTTACAAAGGAAATGGATAGACGATATTCACAGTTCAGCGAAAACGGAGTAAAGAACATCAAATTATATAATGAGAAGATGGAAAAGAAGATGCCATATATCGTATGTGTAATTGACGAGTACGCAGACTTACAGGATACGAACCCTGAAGTTGAAGAGTATATCACACGATTAGGACAGAAAGCACGAGCAGCAGGTATTCATATGGTAATTGCCACACAGAGACCAAGTGCAGACATTCTCAGCGGACGTATCAAAGCAGTTATACCAAATGCTATCAGTTTCAAATTAAACGGGAATACAGATTATAAGACCGTCTTTTCAAAAGGTATAGGAAATACAGTCTTATTAGGGCAAGGGGATGGGATCATGAAAATAGACGGGTACCCGAAAGAGTTCCAACGCTTCCAGGGAGCAATGGTAAGTCCTGAAGAAAAGAAAGAAGAGCAGCTATTCGAAGACATATACAACTACTTCTCAGGAATCAGTGTAATGCCTGTATTAGACAATATCGTAGTACCTGAAGGGTTGGTTGATAACGAAGAGGTTGAAGTGGAGTACACATCTGATAATGAAGCCTTAGAAATTCTTAAAGGGGTTATTGCCAAGACAGGAGAAACAAAGACCAGTGTACTCAGGAAGGAAATGGGCATAAAAGCAGAGAAGCTTACCGATTTAATGGGTAAGTTGGTTTATGAGGGGTGGTTAATTAAGCATCGGTCAAAGGCTAAGGGTTACGAACTCGTGGTTGATGAAATAACCCTGGCACGCTACAAGAAGTGAGCTCTTCGGGGCTCATCTTTTTATTTTCTAACAGAAAACAAATTTTAGTTCTACTTTACAAATGAACCCCATATGCTATATCGTGTGGGAGAGAGCCACAACAAAACAGAAGACATTAGGGAGGAATTACAAATGAAAAACTTAAAACAAAAGGTATTATTAGGTGGAGCTTTAACAGCAGCATTACTAGTAGGGGCAGTTGGTGGAGCAGGAGCAAGCGGGTACTTAAATGACAATACACAGGACTTAGTAACATTCCAGGCATGGAGCAACGAACTTACAGCTAAAGTAGTAAGCAAGAACGGTACGATTAAAGAATTAAACAAGGCAGTTGCAGACCTAGAGAAAGCAAACAGTGATCTGAAAGCTTCTAACCAACAAAAAGACCAGGAGATTGAAAAGTTAAATGGTGAGGTTGCAGCATTTACAGAACAGATTAAAAAGTTACAGCAAGACATCGCTAATAAGAACCTTACAATCGATAAGTTAACAGCTTGCATTGCAGAGCTAGAGGGGCAAGTTAAAGGGTTACAGGATAAAGTTTCAGGCTTAGAGAAAGTAAATGCAGAGCAGTTGGCTACTATCAATACACTGAAAGAAACATTGAAGGCTACAGAGCAGCAGCTTAAGAACACACAGGTAATCCTGGCTCAAACGAAGAAAGAGCTAGACGAAGCTAAGAGCGCAGGTAAAGAGAAGGATAAACAGATCGCAGATTTAGAAGCTAAGTTAAAAGAGTATCGTGACGAAGTATCTAAGCTGAAACCATTACAACAGCAGCAAGAGAAGCAAGTTAAAGATTCAGAGAAGTAAGCTACAGGGTGAGCCTTTACGGGTTCACTCTTTTTATTTTAAATTTGTTGTTGACTTATAGACACTATGATTATACAATAAGGTCATGAGTTACAGACGAGTTATAGGAGGTGTATTTATGAAGGCAAAGAAGAGCCTATGGAATGATACCTTTAAAATTGATATTACGTTTCCTGCAAGGTCTTACACAGATAGGTCGAACGTAGAAGCTTTAGAGTTTACAGGCTCATTAAAAGGCGCAATTCGTATGGTTATGAATGATTATGGTGATCGTGACTTTGTAGCGAATTTTTACACAAGCGATAATGAATGGATAAAAGAGATAGGAGTATAGGAGGAGTTATTATGAAAACCAAAACAATTGTCATTCCAAACAGAAATGAAAGACTATTTAGAGAGGGGCAGCTAACAGAGACTATTACAGTCGAGTGGAATTGCCCAACTTGCGGGAAGGAAATGCCTGAGCCGCACTTAGAAACGTTAGAGGATTCAGGTGGAGTGCCTTACAAGGTACATAAATGGTTAAACGAATGTTACCATATCTTATGTTACGATGAATTAAAAGAAGTGGAGGAGGAAGTACAATGAAAGAGCAAACAATTGTTGTACCTGTAAAGGATTCTAAAGAAGGGTTATCGATAGTAGGTACCAAAGTTGTAGTAGCTTTATGGGAATGTCCGAAATGCGGTAAGGAATTAGAAACACCTTATCTTGACATTCTTACTGTAAACGGTCAACCATTCGCAGTCCATCACTGGAAAACTAAATGTGGTCATCGTGTTCCTTACACAGAGCTTAACTTAGTTGATCGTTACTATTTAAAAGATAAAGGCGAAGACCGCTCAAGCTATTTGATTGATTTTAGCTTAGACTACCATAATAGTATTACAATGCACATTGATACACACGACTTCCTGGACTTACACTTAACACCTCAACAGGCGTTAGATGTATCTGAGAAGCTACGAGCGCTTGCTACACGGGCGTACGGGCGAATGAAGGTGAATGAAGGTGAGTAAACCAATATTTAGAATGCGTAGAGACGTTCATAACGGTGCAGAAGTCTATTATGAAACAAGTGGAGGGTACGGGGCTATTACTTATTTCTCTGCCCCTCCTGAAAGTATTGACCATGTAGACCTAAAATATTTACAAGGTCGTTTAAATAACGTTGTAACAGGGAAACAAGTTGAGTATGTCAAGCGTGAGTATAAGCGTTGGTACAAGCAGTTATTCGGAGACATACCTAGAGAAGCGATTAAGTTCGCAGAAGTTCCTTTTGAAGTCATGATGCAATGTGATGGGGACATTCGCTGCGAATGTTGGGTACTAAGTAATAGCCGCAATAAGTACGGGGTAGACTTGAAACAGCCGATGCTATTCAATGAGTTCCTTCGTCAAATTGGTACACACTTAACCCCTATGAATTGTAAGACGGTACTTACGGAGTCTAGATGGTTTGTAATCGATGACGGTGTACAAGTAGACTTCTATATGAATAAGTATAAAGGAGGGAAGTAACTTGTATATGTTTTTCCAGGCTCATAACGAGACCAAAAGAGTAATGAATAGGTTGTTTAAAGAAAAAGGGTACAAGCTAAAGGAGAAAAGGTTTGTACTAGGTACAGTATTAGGATATGTACCCAACTTAACAGATATGACAATTGCTGAAATGAGATCGGTAATTGATTATTTAAATAAGGAAGAGGAGACTAATTAAAGGGAGAGGTTAGCATGGAAAATGAAAGCTATCTGACACCTGAAGACTTTGACATCGCTGAACAAAATGGCATAGCAAGACATATAGCTCATAGGCGCTTTTATGAGCAAGGGTACACAAGGAAACGAGCAGTCACACAACCTGTACAAAAGCGTCCTAATCCCTGGGCAGAATGGAAAGAAGTTGCCTTGAAGAATGGAATCTGTAAAGGTACATTCAAATCGAGAATCTATAAAGGAAGTACTCCTGAACAGGCTGCAACTGAACCTATTAAAACAAGGGCAGAATTAGCCGAGCTTATGGAGAAGGGACGAGTTAAAAAGCGTAGAAGGATAAGTAAGGAACTTCATGAACGGGCTAGGAAGAACGGTATAGCAGCTACGACTTTACAGTATCGCTTATTATATAGTAAGCACCCTTGGTCGGAAGAGGATGCAGTCACAATCCCTCCACTGAGTCCTGAGGAGACGACTAAACGTGCGAGCTCGTTCAGCTCATTCAAGAGTAGCAATAATGCATTTTTTAAAAAATTGTATAGGAGGAAAGAAACCTATGAAGGAAATTCTAACAAGCGGGAAAGTACGTCAGGAGTTTAAGCGACTAGGTATTAGTCCTATGCGTACATATGGAGGAGCACATACTACTTACAAAGTGTATCAAATGACTGATGAGGAATTTGAAATATTGAAGGTGGACGCAAAGGACAATAACCCCGATCACTGGAAGCATGGTGGGTGGCGTTGGTCAACAGGAAGTAACGCAGGAGACCCTGACATAGCACTTACTGTTAATGGGCACAAACTATTCTGTTGGAGCAGAGACGAGGATAGGGAAGACTATGGTTATGGTGGTTTATTATCGTACCTTTCTAATGTAATGGGTTGCTCTGCATTTAGAAATGTCTGTGCGCTAACTATGGACTTAGCTAGACATAATAACATGACGTTAGGTGAATTGTTTACTAAATATGAAGGATATAGGGAGGAAAATTAATATGCCAAAAGATTACACTTTACGAGGGTTTGCTATTCATGATTCATTTACAGATACACGAGGGAGCGAAATACGTATACAGCAGAGTTCTGACGCTTCAGATAACTGTGTATGGATTTTCTGTAAACGAGAAGAACAGGACGACTCCCCTCATTTAAACGTGGAGCAAGCTAAACTTATGATCGCAGCGCTACAGGAGTTTGTAGACACGCATGACGAGGAATAATACCGAGACCCTATCTATAATTGGATAGGGTTTTCTTATGACTATAACTTGTCTATAATTTATTTTATATTTTTTAAAAAAGTTATTGACCTTCCGAAAACAACATGATATATTTAAGTCAACAAATAACAAGGGGCTGTTAAATATGAAGATCGAAGCTTTGGAGTTAAAAGTTGCAAAAGGTGAAGAGAAGGTTAACAAGTGTGCAGGAACGATCGAAAAGCACAAGAAACAACTTGAGAAGAAAATACAAAAGGTACATAAAGAAGTAGGTGCAGATTTAACTGGTCAGAGCAAAGAAGAGATTGAAAAAAGCAGAGAGCCTTTCATTTGCACAGATCATTCTTGGTCATTCTTTGAAGTGATCCGTAAGCTTGATGACATCAAAGGTGCTGAAAAGAAGTTAGGTGAAGCAGAGCAAATCTTAGCTAACTGGAAAGAGAAGTTAAGCATTGAATTAAACAATGAAAAGTTTGTTCAAGACAATGCACCTCAAGTAATTAAAGATTTCTTAGAAGCATGGAAAGCTCAAGCTCACGAATGGCATGTGAGACGTTACCAGGGCTACCAAGACTTCAAGAAAGAGTTAGCAGCTAACGTACTTGAAACAATGCTTCAATGTATAAAAGATACACCACAGTATGCTAAGTACTTAGATGAAAATGGCAATGTCCAGGAGTACTACAACTCAGTGTATGAATTATCGAATGTAACACCAAGAAAATATATGAGTGACTACTTAAAAGAGCATGGGTTGGATTATAAATCTATAGAAAACCGAAAAGCTAACTACGCAGGAGCACTTGTTATACGCATGGACACTATGCGTGATGAGACAGAACGTTTAGCATGGTTAGAGCAAACGTTAGAGCAGGACAAAAAAGCTAAGATGCTTGACCTAATCTACCGTATTAGCGGGGCTGTAGGTGAAATTACAGATGCTTCTAACTTAAAAGTAAGCCAAAAGGGTAATCTTGATGGATTTATCGTAGGCACAACAGGAAAAGCAAGAGTTGAAACGATCGGGGCAGGTGGTTGGAACATTGTATGTTTCCATTATAGAACCCTAATTAAGAAGATAAAGTAAACAGTTAAACAATAATTTGGAAAAAACTTAATTATATAGTTGACTAGCAGTAAACACCCTGTTACAATGAGTATATAACATAACAAGGAGGGTGTTGGACATGAACCCTATGGAAGTTATAGGCGCAGTGTTTGCAGTCATCGGTATGGTAGTAGCGTTCCTCGTACTCCTAATGTTTGCTCCAGGATTCCTGATAATCGGTGCGATCTTAGCCGCAGGTTTTGCAGGGTGGCACTGGGAAGGTAAACGACAAGAACGTGAACGAGATAAGAATAACCACTGAAGGGAGGTGACCATGTTATGGTAGCTTTAGAAAACGGTGTTTACGAAATTACTAAATTGATTGCAGATTACAAAGCAGGTAAGTAGGGTACCAGGGGGAGAAGCACATGGAGTTAACAGCAGAGAAAATACAGAAAGCTCGACACTTCTTAGACTTAGCAGAAAAACATTTAGCAGATGGCAACAAGAGAATGGCTGTCGGTTCTCTCGATCATGTGAAAGACCATGTTCGAGGGGCGATTTACATAACGATTGCAGAGATTGAACATGAAGAAGGTGAGTTCTAATGATGGTATGCATTGGCAACCAAAGCCACCACTTTCTAAAGTTTTTAAACTGGGAAGGTTGCGGTGAGAAATGGGAGCGTGACTTCCCTGACGGGAAATGCCCTATATGTAGAGGTAGCTTAGTACCTGAATCCTTTGTAAGGAAAGGGGATGATGATTAATGTCAATGAACAAGAAGCTTGCTAAAGACTTAACAGTCGGTGAGTTTATAGAATGGGCTATGGAGACTCCTGAAGTTGATATGACAACACGAATTATGCTTGGTGTTGTTAGGAAGGACGAGCCTAAGCTAGATTGCCCACAGAATCAACACCATGTTCAAAGATTAGTAGTTAGTCCTTATGCAAATGAGTTATTCTTAGTAAATGAAAACCAATAAAAACAATTAAAAGGGAGAGATTGAAATGGAATTCAAACAATTTAAAAAGGAACTTAAAAAGAACTTTAAAGGCTTAGTACAAGAGGTTGACCATTTATTTGAAGTAGAAGTAGACAAGGATGTAATGTGGGACTTATATTTAAACAGCTTCCCTGAAGGAACTAACCGTATCTTCCGTGAGCGTAGAGAGTTCGATTGCAGCGCTTGCCGAAACTTCATTCGTAACATGGGTAACGTAGTAGTTATTAAGGATAACCAAGTACACACTATTTGGGACTTCCAAGTGGAAAGTACAACATTCCAACCAGTACTAGACGCTTTATCACGCTTCATTAAAGGACAAGCAGTTACAGACGTATGGGTTAACAAGTTCAAGAAGATTGGTACTGATAGTAACCTAGAGCAAGTAGGCGCACAAATTTACGACTGGCAGCATTTACACGTAGAATTACCTGAGAAGTTTGTTACTCGTAGCAGCAGCTCAGAAGCTGAAATCCGTGGTGGACTTCGAGATACACGAAATGTATTCTTCCGATCATTAGTTGAGATTTCAGAAGAAAGCGTAATGACAGTGCTAGACCTAATTTCTCAAAACTCATTGTATAAAGGTGCAGAGTGGAAAGCAGTATTAACTCAGTTCCTTACGTACAAACGAGCATTCCGCAGCTTAGGTACAATGGCAGAAAGAGAGAACTATGCTTGGGAACAATCAGTAAAAGTTGGAGCAGCTATGGGTCGTATCCGTAACCACAGTATCGGTACTTTACTTGTCAATATCAGTGAAGGTATGGATTTAGATACAGCGGTTAAAAAGTATGAACAAATTGTAGCTCCTGCTAACTACAAGCGTCCTAAAGCAATCTTCACTAAAAAGATGTTAGAAGAAGCACAAAAAACAATCCAAGAGCTAGGCTTAATGGACGAGCTAGGTAGACGTTATGCACGCTTAGAAGACATCACAGTCAATAACGTTCTATTCTCTAACAAACTTGCTGCTAAACGTATGGCAGGTAATGTATTCGAAGAGATGATGAATGAAGTAGCTGTCAACCCTAAAAAGTTTGCACGAGTTGAAGAAATCTCTATCGAAGCGTTCTTAGCTAACGTATTACCGACAGCACAAGAGCTAGAGTTGTACTTAGAGAACAAGCACGCAAGCAACATGGTTTCACTGATCGCACCTGAACATAATACGAGCAACACACTATTCAAATGGAACAACGCTTTCAGTTGGGCTTACTCAGGCAACATCACAGACAGCTCTATGAAAGAGAATGTAAAGTCTGCGGGTGGTAAAGTCGATGGTGTGTTACGATTCTCTATCCAATGGAACGATGAGGAGTATGACGGTAATGACTTAGATGCTCACTGCTTCGAGCCAAACGGAAACCGTATTTACTTCGGAAGCAAAGTTAGCCGACACACTGGTGGTAAGTTAGATGTAGATATTATCCATCCATCTCAAGGCACACCTGCTGTAGAGAATATCACATGGGCTTCTAAAGCTAGAATGCTTCCAGGTAAATACAGATTCGTAGTGAACAACTACAACAACCGTGGTGGACGTACTGGCTTCAAAGCTGAAGTTGAGTTCGATGGACAAGTATTCGCATTCGACTACACAAAACCATTACGTGACGGTGAGAACGTTGAAGTTGCAGAAGTATACTTTGATGGTACTAACTTCACTATCACAGAGAAATTACCATCTAGCGTTTCTACAAGAGATGTATGGGGCTTAAAAACAAACCAGTTCATCCCAGTATCAGTAGCAATGTTCTCTCCTAACTATTGGGACGAGCAACAAGGAATTGGTCACAAGCATTACTTCTTCATGCTGAAAGATTGCGTGAACCCTGAGAACCCAAATGGCTTCTACAACGAGTTCTTAAAAGCAGACTTGTTACCACATAAACGAGTATTCGAAGCGTTAGGTAGCAAAATGGCAGTTAAGGAAGTTGAAGACCAATTATCAGGTGTAGGTTTCTCATCTACGAAGCGTAACGAAGTGTTAATCAAGGTTAAGGGTCAAACAGAACGAGTAGTAAAAGTAAAATTTTAATAAAACTAAACTAATAAAAGAAGAGGAGTAGTGAATTATTATGACAGTAGAAAAAATGTTTGAGGTAGCTACACGTACGAAAATGCTTTTCCCATTCCGAGGTATGATTTCAGTAATCGATTTATGGGACTTAACACCAACTCAGTTAGACACAGTGTTCAAAACGCTTAACGCTCAGTTAAAGCAAGTGTCTGAGGAAAGCTTAACAAAAGTAAAAACAACTAAGGACAAAGAGCTTGAGTTACAGGTTGAGATTGTGAAATACATCTACACTGTGAAAGTGGCTGAGAAAGAAGCTGTACAACAAGAAAAAGCTAAGAAAGAAGAGAAACAAAAGTTATTAGCTATCTTGGATACTAAGAAGAACGAAGAGTTACAAAACAAGTCTGCTGAAGAAATCCAAGCAATGATCGACAATCTTTAAACAGTAGGGGGTTCGCCCCCTGCTCCATTAAATAATAAAAAACTAAACTTAAATGAAGAGGAGAAATACTATTATGAAAATCGTTAGCGTTGGTACTACATACAGAATCTATGGGGATGACTTAAAAACTTATGACAAATTACCTGCGGGTACATATAAAGCTGAGTTCCACCCACGATCAGGCTTCTTCCTAGAAAGAATTGACAACTTCGTATCTAAAGAAGAAAAGATTTACGGTAGCCACCAGGAAAAGATTGATAAAGTTCTAAAATCATACAACAAGTTCGATCGCAGCTTAGGTATTATCTTAAGTGGTCACAAAGGTATGGGTAAATCAATGTTCGTACAATTAATCGGTGAACGAGTTGTAGAGGACTTAGACATTCCTGTTATCATGGTACCAAAAGCATACCCAGGGATCGCAGACTTCATTGAATCAATTGACCAAGAGTGCTTAGTTGTATTCGATGAGTTTGAAAAGATGTTCAACCCACGCAATGAGGAAGCAGAAAAGCAAGACAGCTTACTAGGGCTATTCGATGGTACATCTCAAAAGAAACGTATGTATGCTATCACAGTTAACGATTTACATAAAGTGAACAGCTTCATGCTTAGTCGTCCTGGTCGATTCCATTACCATATCCGTTTCGACTATCCATCATCTGCTGAAGTTGAAATCTACTTACGTGACAAAGTGGACGAGCAGTACCACGGTGAAATCAAACATGTTGTATCGTTTGCAAACCGTGTGAAACTTAACTACGATAGCTTACGTGCGATCGCATTCGAATTAAACGAAGGTTATACATTCCGTTCTTCTATCGGTGACTTAAATATCCTAACAACTGAGACACAACGTTACGATGTTAAGGTTACTCTAACTGGCGGCAGAGTTATCGACTTCAAAGACCGTAACCTTAGCCTATTCAGTGAAGAGATTCGCCTGGATAAATACATTGACCGTGATGACTACCTGGTTATTACATTCGACCCAGGTAACATCGTGGAAGGCACTAACTGCATGACATTAGAAGGTGAGTATGTACAAACAGAATTACAGTCTGACAGCGAAGACGTAGCGCAAGTTACAGTTGAATCTGTAGTCATTACTCATGTAAGAGAAGTTGGCGTTAACTACAACTTAGCATAAAAGTAGGGGGCTTTCCCCTACTTCTTTTAAATAAAAGGAGGAACCAAGATGAAGGAGAGTATAACTAGCAGACCTAAACATGTACTACGTGAACGTGAAGACGCTATAAAAGTAGATGTATTCCTAACTTCAGGACAGGTTATCGAAGTATACTGCAAGGAAGCTAAGTTTGATGTCATTCAAAGTACAGGTGAAGTTAAAGGATATATCTTTAACGGTATGATACAACCCCAAAAAATTAATATCCGTGTAAACTTAATTGCAGCTTACACAATTACAGACGTTAAAATATAGGAGGACAAGCCTTTGATGGTGTTACTAGCAGCATACATACTATGCTTACCTATCATTTTAATAGCCGCTTTTGGTATATGGCTATCTTATCAGTTAGGGAAAAGCAAGTTTATAAAAGTCATAATGATATTATTCCTGATCTATACGCTGTGTATGCCTTGGGTGGCAACATACCAGGATGTACCAGTTTATGAAATTATATTTGGTTGAGGAGGAACAACAACATGTTAAACTTTATTGGATGCGGGAGTGCATTTAACACAGCTTTAGGTAACAACAGTGCTTTCATTAAGGAAGGTAACGTACTATTCATGATTGACTGTGGTAGTGCTAACTTCGACAGAATCAGACGTAGCGACCTGCTAGAAGGTGTAGAGGAAATTGTAGTACTAATGACTCATACACACCCTGACCACGTAGGATCGCTTGGAGACCTTATCTTCTATAGCAAGTACAAGATGGGTAAAATGGGGGCTATAGCGACCACTGTATACGCTCCATACGATATGAAGATTAGTAAAGTGTTAGAGGGTATGGGCGTAGGTAGAGATGCTTACAGACTAATCCAGTTCGATTCAGCTAACGAATATCCACCAGGGTTTAAAAAAGGCGACTTCCATATTCAATTCTCAGTGGTTCCTACACGTCATGTGTCGGCACTACAATGTTACGGTTATCTAATCTCTTACAAAAACCAAACAATTTACTATAGCGGAGACTCTAACTTTATATCTCCATACATTGCTACAATGCACGAGCAAGGTAAAATCGATTACTTTTACCAAGATACGTGTATAGCGGACTACCCAGGGAATGTTCACCTATCTCTTAAATCGCTCAGTGGGATCATCAAGGCGAATCGTGGCTCGGTATACTGTATGCACCTGGACGAAGGTTTTGATACTATAGAAGCTGAAAGACTAGGGTTTAACGTTGTACAACCTATTCCACTTAAGGAGGAAACAAATTGAAGACTAGTTTAAAAGTACCTGATAAGCTTAAGATTGGATTCCAAGGCGGACGAGATACATACGATGGGCAGTTAGCCTATATCATTTACTGGGATGAGAAAGGCGTATTACGTAAAGAAACTTCCTGGGAGAGTTGGAGACATAAGAACATTGAACCTATAGAGGTCGATAATGTACCAACTTCAGGTTTAGTACTGAATAAGAGAGCAGGCGGGTACTCTACAGGGTGGAATCATAGAGACTCTTATGTACGTGTCTACGATCCTCGTGGCTTTGAAATTGAGATCACTATACCTAACCTATTGTTCATTCTAGAAAACTGCGTGTGCAACAAAGGGAAGGGCTTAGAAGGCGAGTTTGTATACGCATGGGATAATACAAAGCTTGTACTACTTCCTGTAGACTCACCTGATTATAAAGAGATCATAGAGTATAACACAATGGTTAAAGAAGACCTATTTGTTAAGCCTAAGGAGTTAAAGCCTGGCTTCACTTATATCACAACGAGTGGTAGAGAGGAAGTATTCTTAGGTAAGCACCACCATTGGGATAGTTGGTCTGAGAAAAAGAAAAGTGCTAAACATTTCTACTTTGGTTATATAAGTACGGATGACAACGGTAAACAGGAGGTTTCAGTTACAGCCACAAGTAAGATCGATAAACGATTTGTACGTGCTGCTTCTGATACACCTCACGAACGTTATGCCGACATGATAGACCTTATGGAACATTGGGAGTGTTATTCACCAGTCGATACAGATGCTTATATATACACCGACATATCTGTAGAAGACCTAAGTATTGCTTTAGAAAAGAGACTAGAGGAAAAGAATGCGTGTTTGTACTTCTATGCCACAGAAGGTAGTCACAGAAATGAAACAGTAAAACTCTTTAAAGAACCCATCTATAACTACCCTCGTTGGCACAGAAACCAAGACAGAGAGGTTGTAGGGTATGAGTACCAAGCACGTTATTGGGATCATAGTAGACACTACTCAGACAGAGATGTCTTGTTAGATAAAGGTACACTAGAAGAGTTAGTTGAACGGTTAAAACCTTCATTACATCGTAAAGTGTATCTAACTAACGGTAACTTCCTTAAGGAGGAGAAAGCATAATGGAACCTTGTAAACGTTGCAACGGTACAGGCACAGAGGAGACCGCTTCAGGTGGTTTCCAGTGCAAAGTATGTAAAGGTACTGGTAAGCGCCCAATCCAGGTTAAAATCGATTGTGATAGCGGAGACGGGTACTATGCAAAACTTAAACTAACCAAGTCTGAATATGATCTCAATGAAAACATAGAAATCGAAGTGTTCAGACCTCGTAACGGAGAGCAAGAGCAACGTGTATCCCATATAGCATTAAACTTACAAGTATTAGAACTAACATTAGATTACCTGAAACGAGGAGGAAAATAGATGGACAAGCTTAAAGTAATCGTAGGACTGTGCTTCCTGGCACTAATCATGTCATTCTCTATCTTTAGTTACTTTCATGTATCTGAGGTAGAGGGTGTAGTTACAGAGAAGTATAACAAGCGTAAAGGTGACTCAGACCACTTCTACGTAGTTGTACAAGAGAAGAATGAGGACGAGAAAGTATTAGTGAACAAAGACAGCTTACTAATGCTTAAATGGGACTCAGCAGACATCCAGGCTAAAGTACATGAAGGTAAGAAATACAAAGTGAAGATGCGTGGCTTCCGAGTACCAATCTTCTCAATGTATCCTAATATAGACACTATTCAGGAGGTAAAATAGTATGAAAAAACTAATTTCCGTAGGTTTGTTAGCTATTATGGCAATGGTAGGTCTAGCAGGATGTAGTACAGAAGCAGATACGGTTTCACAGAACTTATCGAAATCAGCAGATTCCTTTGAAGTGCAGCGTAGAGTAGTCTTTGTTAATGGTATCACTGATAAGTATTTACTATCAGTTGAAGGATTATGTGCGCTTGATGCTAGTAGCGATAAGAAAGTAAGCATTACATGTAAAGTAGGGAAAGACCAGTATAAAAAACATTATCTTGGCTTGAGCGACAATGTTACTTACTTCATTGAACAGACAGATGCAAAGTATGAAGATGCGTACCATTACAAAGTAATCTTTAGACCTGAAACAATCATACCTGATATTGACTTACAAACAAGTAATAAGAAGTAGGAGGGGCTACTGTGGGTTTACTATATAAGCTTAAGAATTGGAAGATGTATAGAATATGGTTACACCGTACCACTAGCAAGAAGTTTCATGACTTTAACCGAGGTTCAGGATTCTATCTACATAGGTTTGGTTACAGTGCGAATACACTATGGGAAACTGAGATGCGATCAGGTAAGACTGGAATATTCCAGTTAGTAGACTACAGGTTCCATAGTGACCCTGATGATATGGTGGACTACGCCTGGTATCAGTTCTTAGGTTATAAAGGTGTAAAGCCTGTAATAAGTTGTACGTTTGAAGAGTTTATGGAATTATATGGTGAGACATTTAAACCAAAGAAATAGGAGGAAACAATAATGGCAAAGAATAATGACGCTCGTATTTTAGCACTTAAGAAACTGATCGAGGAGAAACGTGAAAAGTTAGGTGACTGGAACGAAATTCTTAAGACTGAAACTAACTGTGTATTCATTTGGAATAATGAGAAGAAAAATATTCGTGTATTACGTGAGGATGAACTACCATTCTTTATCTCATTGTTCCACTCGTTAATTGTATCTGCTGAGACACAAGACCTGCCTTTAGCGTCTGTAAAAATGAGCGGTAACTCTGTACAAGGAATGCTTAACGACTGTAAAGCACGATTCACACAGTTAACAAAAGCAGAAGAGCTTCGTGATCTACAACGTGCAGAAGCTAAGTTAGATAAGCTGTTATCTGAAGACAAGAAGACTGAACTAGAATTAGACGACTTAGAAGGCATGTTGAAAGGGGATAAAGAGTAGTATGAATCAAATAGAATTTCAAAGTGTAACCTTCTCTCTGCAAAACAGGGAGGAAGTTACAGTCGATAAACTCATGATAACTGTACTGCGCTTATCAGATATGAGCTTCGGTGTACACATTGAAGGTGGAGTAATGCATAACCTAGTAAAAGCGAAGCGTGCAGCTATCCGTATCAGAAAGACTTCTTCAATAGGTGGAGACAGTACCAAGTTTACTGCACAGTTTGAGAAAGATAGTGCAGAGATCGTACGTAAGCTAAAAGAAAGTGACATTATCTCAGTTACATTTAACCTTAGCGATGAAAAGAAAGAAGAGGTAATGTTATACTGGGGTAACACAGACTTCGCTGCTGAGGGTAATGTACGAAACCCTAACCAGGAAAGCTCTGTAGAAGAAGTTAGTGGCGACTTCTGCATTGGAGTAGGTTACTAAGTATGGCTAAAGATATTAACTTGAGTAAGGTTAAGGATGCAGCAAACAACCTAGTACTAGAGGATAATATGAGAGTGGTACGCTGCGTAAATATATGGTCTGACGGTAATAAGATACGTAGGTTTTCAGGTCAGAATGCGAAGAGTACTTGGCATAAACCTGAAGACGGGTATAAGAAAATGATCGCAGTTTTAATAGAAGTAGACGAGGAGATACAGGGTTAACACTCTGTATCTTTTTTTATTTATATTTTTTGTTGACACTTGGACAACCTCTATGATATTCTTTGGTTACAAGGTTACGAGGAGGTGGATACATGAAGAGCTTGGGGATGAAAATTGGTGTGTATGTTATTATAGCAGCTTTAGCAATAGTTGGTGCAGCAGTCGTAGTTAGTAAAGTGAGCGTAGGTACTGCGGTCATAATTGCACTAGCTATTATAGGAGCTTGTAATGTAATCGATTGGCTTTCAGAATGGCTAATTAACTAAACAATAGTAAGGAGGGTTAACATGGCTGACAAGCGAGAGACAATTAAAGTGATTAAAGATTCCCTCTTCGAGATCGTAATGTCAGGAGCAGGGGACGTTAGGTTTGCCGCAAACTATCTATATCATATGGATAGGTTCTCCAAGGAAGACATTGTACAAGCAATTAAAGAAATGCAAGCAGAAATGGAGGAAGATTAATGGAAAAGCTACCTATCTTAGTTGGGTGTATGTTTATCATCCTAATGGTATTCCTGATCGGGTGCGGATTCATAATAGCAACCTTCGGGTGGCTCGGGGTCGTATACGTTCTATCAGGAATCGGTGCATTCTTCATAATCGGTATCTTCTTAGGCATCATCGCAAGTTTATTTGGACTTTAAGGAGGAAGTTTTATGCATAAAATATACGTAACAGTAAATGTAAGCAACTTCGATGGAGAGGTAAAGGGTATACCGTACGCAGGGTTAAACTTTGATATGGCAAAGGAACGCTATGATTACGGTCGTGCTTCTAAAATTGAAGTTTGGTTAGAGGGTGTTCACATTGAAACACACCAGTTCCAAAAAGTAACGAATAAAGAGGAGAATAATGATTACGACTGGGTGAAGGTATACGACCGTAAAGACAAGCTTGAAGAGCAAATCAAGAAAGCTAACACGGAGCTTGAAGCGTTAATGGCAGCACACATTCTACTACAGGAGGAAGATAAGAAATGTTCAACTTCTTTGGAAAAAACAGCGGAATAAACATTAATGGTAAGTCGTATTCAGGTAATAACATCATCTTCAAAAATGGACAAGTTATTGTAGATGGTGTGGTACAAGATGGTACCCTGGATGAGAAAGTTAAGATTGTGGTTGAAAGTGGCGTAGAACGTATCACTTGTTCAGAACCAGTACATATCGAAGGTGACGTTACAGGAAATATTATAGCGCAGTCTAGTGTCAATTGTAATAACGTTACAGGCAATGTTAGAGCAGGGACAAGCGTTAACTGTAATAATGTAGGCGGCAACGCAGTATCAGGTACTTCTATCAATTGTAATAACATTAAAGGCAATGCTACTGCCAAAGTTATTAATAGGGGGTAACAAAATGGAAACTTATGTAGTTAGTGTAGGTTGTAACGATATAAAAGATATTAAGTATGTTGGTGATAATCTCCAAGCTGCAAAGGATAGTGTAATTGAGTATGAAAAGAACGTATACCTTTATGTATGGAACGGAGGTATCCTAGTACGTAAGTATATCAGAATCACAAGAAACTTTGGTAGAGATGTACAGTGGAAACTTGTAGAAGATTATCTTGGTGATATGAAAGCCCAAGCTGCTATACTACAACAGAAGCTTAGTAAGATAAATGAAGTGGTTACGCCTGAGCCTATGCACAAGGATGATGGTGAAGGCGGTTGGTACCTAGCATGACCTTTAAGTTAGTTGTAGCAGGTTCCAGGGACTTTAACAACTATGAATATGCTCGATACATTCTCGATCATGTGCTACAACATCACTTACCTAACGTAGAGATTGTATCAGGTAAGGCTAGAGGTGGAGACAAGATGGGTGAGCTATACGCTGACGAACGAGGATTACCTGTTAAAGACTTCCCTGCTAACTGGAATAGGTTCGGTAAGAGTGCAGGCTACAGACGTAATACTGAAATGGCTGATTATGTTGGTCGTGAAGGTGGTTGCGTATGCTTTTGGGATGGGCAGAGTCGAGGAACTAAGCATATGATAGATATATGTCTCGACAAAGGCATTCCATTAAGAGTTATACACTATTAAATGAGGAGTGATTATATGTTCATTTGGATTATGTTACTATTAGCAGCAATTTGGGTGGGACTAGCTATTTGGGGTTACTTAGACACCCAAAAGCCAAAGCAGAAGAAAGTAGAAATTAAGAAGGCTGAGAAGGTTGACAAAGGTAAAGAGAGCCTAGAGAAAGCTAAGAAAGAAGCCAACGACTACCTACGTACACAAGGTTACAGCCCTACGCTTCATGTTAGCTCAGGTTCAGTAAAGACACCTACTTCAAGTTCAATATCTGCTAAAAATTACAAGGCTACTTCTGTAGCAGCACGTAAGCAAACAAGCACTAGCACATCAAGCCGAAACACTAGCAGAGATCGTAACGATGATGACCACAGCTCAGGGTTAATGTTTGGGGCACTGGGAAGCACTTACTCAGACGACAGCTCATCTAACAAATGCTACGGTGGTTACAATCATAGTCACCACGATTCAGGTAGCAGTCATGGTGGAGGTGGCTACAGCGGTGGTCACGATTCAGGCGGTAGTAGCGGCAGTGATGGTGGCGGTTCATTCTGTGACTGATATAAGATGGTGCGGGTGTAACTAATCTTACACCCCTCCTATAGTACAAGGAGGATTAACATGGAAATTAGAAGAGTGGAAGACCCTACATTAGAAGAGAAGATTAACTTTTGTTACAGAATGGCTGCAATGAAGGGTGACGAAGTAGAGTGTTGCTTCGAAGATATGTTACCTGAGAACTTAGAGAAGTCTTATAACTATTATGTACAATGGGAGTACAAACTGCGTCACGAGGGGGAATAGAAATGGCTATTGTCGGTGATTACATGGTGTATGGTAACTGTCCGAAGTGTGGTAAGTATTTAGCTAACGGTACAATGTGTTGTGATGCGCTCGTAAAGAGTAACTATAGTGTATGGCTCGATGGGATCATGAACAAGAAGCAAGAGGCTAATAGCATTACAGTAGTAACAACTCCTCGTATAGGTATAAAGTTCATAAAAGAAATCATGGAACAACGAGGTAAAGAATACTACGGAAAGCTTGCAGAAGAAAACAAGAAGATACGAGAAACATACCCACTAGCATTCGCAAAGGATAGAAATAATCCTGCTTATTACCACATTATACTGACAGAGCTGTTTAATAACAACTTAGTCACATTAGAGCAATACGAAGCTATTACAGAGAGCATTCATAATAGGTTTAGCAAGCAAGAGGAGTGATACTATGTTAACAGACTTTCTTGAAGCACTTATGAAAATACTACTAATCACTTGTATTATCTTACTACCTATTAGTGCTATTGGTATGTATTATGAGTGGAAAGATTGTCATGATCGGGGAGGGGAACTTGTAGGTACAGGTGAGTACACAACTACAGTCAATATGGCAGGCAAGGTTCCTGTCCCCTCTACTATAGAAAACAAGGAGTGTAGCAAATGAAGAATATAAGCTCAGGCTACATACTAAGTTTCTTAGGTATATGGGTAATGGTTATCTTCATATCAAGCATGGGATTAAACTTATTACTAACTAATTTAAAATGGGAAGTATACACTACAATGCCTGGAACTGTCGCTCTTGTGATACTTCCTTGGGTAGTAGGTACGGTACTAACTTACATTGTTGTAAGAGAGTTAAAGGAGGAGCAAAATGAGCAGAAGGGTAAGAAGAAGAGCGGTCTCTAGATGTAAAGGCTCTAATTCAGAGATTAAAACCTACTGGCGTAACCGTGTTAGGGATAATGCAACTAACCTAACACCTGAGTATATGTTAAGCTACCGTAACCGTAGACGACAGTTGTTCAATGAGTTACACCACGATTATACCCAGGTACTAAATAAGGCTAGAGCTGAAGGTGTAACTATTAACCTAAACGGTACAGTAACAGGTAGATTCAAAAGTAACGAGCTTAACATAACAGGCACACCAAAAACTTTAGGGGGTAAGGATCATGAGTGATAAAGCAGTCAATTGGTTGATGGATAGAGCGGACAAGCTAGGTGGATTCATCGATGAATTAGCAAAGCAGTTAGGTGTAGCAGCAACACATGTATATGAAGTATTAGTTAAGCAGCAATTTGTAGATGGTGTTAGTTTATTAGTAAAAGCATTAATTTGGCTTGTAGTAGTAGCAATAGTTTGGTTCTTGGTCAATAAATTGATTATCAAGAAATGGGAAATGTTTGCGGACGAAGGTATAGAAGTATTGTTTGGGTTTGTTATTGCAGGTGCTATAGTGTTCACGATTATCGTAGCATGGAATGAGATTGACTGGATTACATTAGGCATTAAAAAGCTTATGAACCCTGAATACTACGCATTACAAGACTTAATGGACTTTGTAAAAGGTCAGGTGGATAAAAAATGAGTTTAAAAGAGGAAATTATATGTGCAATCCTTACACTTGTGCTAGGTGTAGGGATAGTATATGCAGGAAAGTATTTCAACATTGCATGGTATTGGTATATAATCGGAGGATTATCACTGCTAGGCTTAAGTAGACTGATAAAAGAGGAGGAGAAGTAACATGTTTGTATCAGTTAAGTGGAAGCGTTGGTGTGAAGATGCGAGGAAAGAAGTTACTAATCTTAGAAAGAAACTAGAAAGGGAAGAGGATCGTACTGAGCACTATAAAGATAAGGTACGTGATCTAGAACTTAGTTTCAGTCGTATCCATCCTAGATGGGGTGAGTACGAATATGTAGAAATGGCAATGGACTTGTTTAATAAGTACGCCAAGAATTGTAGACAGGCAGGTAAGCTAGAAGATGGAAGAACATACTACTGGTATTATGCTGAAAATAATGGTGGTAGAGACATGAAAGTGGTACCATGTAAAGAGCTACCCGATGGATACATGCGATATGTACAGAAGTATGAAGAACCTCATCGTGATTGTGTATACTGTGGTAAGAAGTTTACATTGATTAGCGGTTATCCTACTAAAAATGCTAGATTCTGCAATGAACATTGCTTTAACAACCATGTATGGGAACAGGCAGATCGTAAGCGAAAAGAGGAACGAAATGAAGCAGAAGACACTGATTGAGAAGCTTAAGCATAGAAAAGCCTTACTAGAACGACAAGTAGATCGTCTAGAACTTAGTGAAAAGAATTATGAAAGCAACGAAGATAACCTGTCTAAGCATGGTCTTAGAAGTTGGGGTAAAATAACTGGTAGAGTTCTAGCAAAGGAAATGGAAATATCGTTCCTGGAGGAGCTAATAGAGGTAGAGGAAAAGAAGATTAAGGAACGAATACAGTTTATTAAAGACAGACTTACCGCTCTAGATGAGCATGACGATGTAGTAGGTTATGATGCTGAAGACAAGAATCTGCCTATAAGTGCTCATGTCTCATATGGATTACGAGTAGGAGAACTACATTCTAAGACATGGGAGCTTAAGTTCCTAGAAAGCTTAGTAGAGGGGGATGAATATGGCAGCAACGACAATTGATTTCGTTCAGACGTTTAAGACTATAGGAGTAAAGATTGGTGATGTATTTTTATACAATGGACACTATTATGAGGTATCTCAAATCAACTCAGTAGATCGTGCGCTTCATGGATTACAGGTAAAAGGTAAAGGTAGACGTATCGTAAGTCCGTTTGAAACTAAAGACGATGCTAAACTACTAACATCTGCATTCTAGGAGGGTACTTATGAGAAAGACCAGGAAGAAAGCTGCAATTAGGCAAACGATTAGGGAGAATTACAAAGCGTTACATAAATTACATGACCAGGAGGAACACAATATGAGACGACCAATTATGAAACATTACTTATGTTTCTATATGATGGGGTTAAAACCATACAAATCATTTATTGTAGGTAAAGTATACAGCGCATATGAAGGCAAAGAACCTAGTTATATGGTATTTACAGATGAATTTGGAGAAAAGCACCCAATAGCCAAGGAGAAGCTTAAGCACCACTTCAGAGAGGTACAAATGATAACTCCTGAGAAGTATACGTTGCCTATGCAACTCGAATGGTTAAAGAAACAGGAAGAAAAGATAGCTAGAAGACAGATGAATCCACATCCGTTAATGACTGAAAAACATGCAGATGATATGATAGCTGTTCAATCACTGATCCCTGTAATAGAAAAGCTAATGAAAGAAGCACAGACACCTCCTACTGTAGAGGAACCAGTAAAGGTACAAATACTATCAGTAGAAGAATACGATGGCATGATGGGGCAGCTAGACCAGTTAAAACACACGGGACAGTTAAAACAAATAGGTTACACACAAGTAAGAGCAATGATAACAGAACTGTATAAGAGACAGGAGAATTAGTATGCAGCAAGACTATTACGATTTCATGCACGATCGTATAACAAAAGCATATGAAAACAAAGAAATCACCTACGAAGTATACATAAGTTGTATGAGCCACTTAAATGATAAATACAAGGAGGAAATGAAATGAACATTGAGAACTCAGGGAACCCCGTACATAAGTATATAGTAGAAACAGCTATTATAGAACACACAGACAGAAAGGTATTCTTAAAAGCAGTAACAGAGTATAAAGATAAACTATTAGATGATGGATTCAAAGTAGAAGTACATTATCAAGTAGTCGTAGTACCAGGGCTTACCACAACAGTTAAGCATTACATGTATATAGAAGGTAGAAAACTAAACGAGGAGTTCTTAATCATATGAGTAAGCATGAAGTAGTGATGTATATAGAGAGTGGGGATGCAGAACATAAAGTAGCATACGAAGCAGCCAATAAAGTAACTGAGCTTATGAATGATGGATATGCAGTAACATCTCAGTATCGGTCATCCCCTACAGGTAAAGACAATTGGAGAGTAAACCACCAAATATATATCGAGGGTAAGAGAGAAGTTAAAGAAGAGATACCCTATATAATGACACATGAGGAATATAACGACATCCTGAGCTCTATAGGTGCTTTCCATAGAGGAGACCAAATGGATCATAACGCTCACCTACACATGATACGATTCGTTAACAAGATATATCAAAGACAACAGCAACATAGGAGGGGATAATATGAGTACAGCCCAATTAGCAATCATTATCTCAATGTCCATATCAGGCGGGATTATAGGATACCTAGCAGCTAGACTACAACAAGAAAAGAATAAGGTAGAGTTACTGATAGCAGCAAGACGAGTAGTAGGTAAAATATCCTATGACGTAATGATTGACAAACTAAACAGCGACTACACAGCAGGTAAAATATCATACGATGTGTACCTAGACCAAGTAGCAAAAGTAAACAGAGTATATGGTAGAGGAGAGTAAGTATAATGTCAAATCAAAAAGAACCAATCGTAGGACATCTAGTAGTACAGGATAACCCACAATCATTCTTAGAGAAAACAACACAAGCAATCAAAGACTACACCGCACAAGGATACGAACTAGAAACACATTATCAAATGATACACAATCTACAAGGTGGAGTAACACATTCTGCTTATATAGTAGGTAAACTCAAAACAACACCTGAACTAGCACCTACTATAGACTATGTAAGAAAACAATTTGTATGTGGAGATATGCCTGAAGCTGTATATAAAGTATTAATGGAACTAATTATAAATAACATCAAAAAGTAGTTGACGATATGAACACAACATGCTACTATAATAAACGTAAGACAAACTCACTACTAAGGTACAAGCATATACTATATAGTAACAGCCTATAGCAGAGAAGTATACATAACATATAGAGTAGAGTATGAAACATAAAGCAACCAACATGTAAGCAACACATGTAAGAGTGAGTATACTTCAAAGCGCTATATAGTATAGAGTAAGTACAAAGTAATGATCCCTAACAGTAACATTTAGTATATAGAGCAGTATGAGATAATAGTCAGAAAGCACTATATAGTATATAAGGATTGCAGGTATAACTATAATAAACAACAACTAATAACTTATATAGGAAAGAGCGAATTACACACCTATAGTACACACCCAAAAGTCGAAAGTTATAACAAGTTGTAATATACTATAGAACCTTCATGTTTTCAACCGTATATACTATATAGGAACCTCACATACACGTATATAGAATGGAATGCAAAACACACTTACGTACTGACACCACCCAATAGTCAAAAGTACTCGATGTATAGGTGAAAAACACTCGATGGGACTAGAGCCCCAGGTTTTGTGTTTGGGATGCTCCTCAGACTAGACTCTCATAACTGCATCTATAAACTAAATGGACAGGCAGGTGAATTACAACATGATTTCATTAGCATATACAGTACACTGTGACGAATGCGCTGATAAACAGCCACTAGTAGCACAGTTACTAACAGAAGCACGATCAGAAGCTGCTAATATGGGATGGACAAGCGAGAAGATGGGCACAGGGGCTCAACAATGGTACTGTCCACCGTGTTCAGCTAGAAAAGTGAATGAGCAGGTAAATGGTGCTGCTTCAGAAGAATAATACATAGTATAAGGGCTGCTCTTAACGGGGCAGTTCTTTTTTGCGTTATTTGAGGATAACTGAGTAGTATATGCTTATATTTCCCGTTATATGTATAGTATATGTGTTTATTTGCTAATTAGTTGTTGACTGTGCGTATACAGTGTTGTAGTATATAGAGTATATAGAGGGGAGGTTATAGTATGCTTACGAACGAACAACCTGTATACATAGTTAACGAGCCCAAGACATTTGACATAGGGGGCGTATTCACATTAGTACTGATCGAAGGTGAGAATGGTTTATACGGTCACTATACGAATCATACTACGAACACGACTTTCTCTTATGATGGTGCAGGGTTGTCACAGAAGAAGATACTTAAGCAATTTTGGGACAAGGCTAAGAAGATACGTCCCGCTGCTGCTACAAAGTATAGAGGATTTAAACGATAGGAGGGAAAGTAATGCTTAGTTGGTTTCGTAAAAAGAAGCAGGATCAGACTAAACATGATATGGACTTAATGAGTCGCAGATTCACAGGTGCCTTTTGTGCCCATATAGTATTCATACGTATGGCAGGTGTTAAGGATAGGTTTGTAGTATGGAAAGATACACCTGGTATTATAGGTCGTCATAGGCTTGCTAGTAAGACTGTAGTTAACCATATGCTGCAAACACACTATAACGTGCTAGTACTGTCTGAAGAGGTAACTGTTGGCTACGGTATGAAGACTCATAATGTGATCGCTAAGAACTGGATAGGAGGAGTTAGGAATGGCTAAACAATTTGCATGGGACACAGAGGTATTAATCGGTAATATTCAGGAGACTGATAAGGTTAGGCATGAAGTAATACACTGCACGCTTAAAGGACAGGCTTATATAGCGATCGTAGAATGGAAGCTAGGCAATGAGGGTTGGAAGCGCACAAAGAACCGTACAATCAAAACTGGTGTGTTTGATGCAGCAGCTATTATACTGAATCGTTATGATGACGTAGCAGATGGTAAAGGTGACATTGATCCAATGGATGTAGATGTGAATATGATTTCACAGAAGCAGGAAGAGTAGTAGCTCCCTGCACCACATAGTAAAACGTAAGTAGCTCCCTGCACCGAGTAGGGAGTTTCTTTTTATATAGGCAATTTACTAGTAGCTCCCTGCAAAAAGGTCGAAAACCTTAGTAGCTCCCTGCAAAAAGGTCGAAATTGCTAGTAGCTCCCTGCGCCAGGACTGGACGAGCCGCCCGAGGAGAATTGTCAGAATATTTCGTCAATTATAAACACCAGAAGCCCGTGCAATCAATTGTCAGAATATTTAAGCAATTCAGATAATTATAAGTATGCTCACATTGTAATCATTATAATTGTCAGACTATTCTGTATACTATATATGCTCTTACTTTATAATCATTCAAATTAACTGACAATTCAAAATATATAATTAAATTGACAATGTACTATATCCATGATTCTAAATTGACTGACTATTTAACATTCTGCATATAGTATCATATTGTAATAATTATAATTAACTGACAATTCAGATAATTATATAAGTTCCTACATTAGAACGATTAAAATTAACTGAATATTCTTTTTACTTGACACTAGCTATTATACGTGGTACTGCTACATGTCCAAATTGTCAGAATACTTAATTAACTTGACATGACCAGGATTATATGATAGGCGAAACGTGTCGATATTATCTGATAATTCAGAATACACTGTTTACTTGACATATCGCTGAAAGTATGAAACTAATTGTCAGATAATTATAATGTGTATAATGAGCAGAATATTCTGACAATTTCTAAACGCCTGGTATGACTGCGTTTAAAATCCCAAATCGCTCACACGCCTTTCTAGCGGTCTATGTAATACACTTGCTAGGGGTGGGGTGTTAAAATCCCGTGTGCGGGCTGCTAGGTGCCTTAAAATGAATCATAGGAGACTGTATGCACGCCTATATCCTGCCTATAGGCTAGAGGTCATTGTATACACTACTCTAAATATTCTGACAATTCTGAAAATTCAGATAATAATTTGGATCGTGGCGAGAGCACCGTTTACAGAATATTCAGTCAATTTTTAAATTTGAATTTTACGATATAGTTCTGATCGGGATCAGAGGTACATTCAAAAAGTTAAATATACTGAATAGTCTGACAATTAGGACGTTGGAACGACTTATTTTCCCTATAATAGAAGGAAAAGTTTTTTAAAGAAATTTGCATTTTGTTGTTGACCTTTAGAAAACAATCCTGTAAAGTAAGAGTCAGATAAGGCGAACACAAACAACTAAATAAAAGGAGCGTGCCGAACATGAATAAAGAAGGCATTCAAAAGTTTTTAGCTGCTGCACAAATTGGTGATACGGTTACCATTTGCACTATGGAAGGCAGAGAGGAAAACCGCTATCATGGAGAGATTCTTTCTATACATGATACGCACATCATTGTAAACGATGAGAGATGGCTTTTCAGCGTACCAACAGCGGTATCATATCATCACTTCTACTATCATTCATTAGAAGTAAAACAAATTCAAAATTAGTTGTTGACTTTAAGAAAACAATCATGGTAAGATGGTATCAGAAACAAGGGCAACACAAAAAACTAAAAAACGAAAAGGTGGAATTTAAAATGAAATTATACCCAACTACTTACAACCCAACAGCGAGCTTTAAAAAAGAGATGTCAAACGTTGAGCTTTACGGTATCGAAGCAATTATAAATGAGATGCACAAGGATGAAGAATTTTTCGCAACTGCTGAAGGATTAGGGCTTTCTTATACATCTTCAGGTGACTATGCGATGTACAACATTTGCAACGGTGACTACGAGCACGAAGGGGCTAACCTTTCATACTTTGCTATCACTGAAGACGGTCGCTTGTGGACAGTCGCTTATGATGAGGAAGAAAACGAAGTATTCTTTGTAATCGAAAATTAACAAAGGGCGGGGGCTCGTCCCCTGCTACATATCAAATAAAATAATAGGAGCGTGTACAATATGGAAATGTTAAGAGTTGCTGAATTTGAAGGAGCTAAAGCTACGATGAACGTATTAGAAGGTGTTAAAAGGATAGTGGCGAACGAGTCATACACAAACGAAGCTATTGCAGCAGTGGAAAGACAGTTGGAAGAGAACGAAGAGAAGGAGCTCTTTGACCTTCTTATCGAGCATGGAACGAAGGTTATTGCAAGTTATCCCATTTCTAACAATCACGGGTTCGCTATCATCTACCTAGACAGTGACAAAGCTATCATTCAAGACGGGGAATACTATGCACTATGCGAGATAGACGACAGAGGGGAACACATCGTATATGATAGTTTTGAAATCCCACTAGCTGAATGTATGCGAGTTTAAAGGGGGCGGGCTGATATGGATACAACTGTATATAAATTAGGTTGCGAGTTCTTGGAGACTGATGCAGACGAAGAAACGCTGCAAGAGGTCATTAATAAGCTTACAGAAGAGCACGGGGAAGACTACGACCTGGACGAAGTAGGGGACGCTCTGAATGCACTGGGGCACTTCTCACGGTATGTAGAAATTAACGAAAATATTAAAAATTATATCCCCGAACATAAAGAAGATTAGGAGCGTGTACACTATGATAACTAAACTTATTCAAGTAGAGAAAATGCAGTATGAGCATGAAGGCGAACAAATTGATTTCGACCGTTATGTGTTCGAACGCCAAACGCCTATGAGTAACCAGGATTGGAGCATTGTTGTTAACTTCAGAACGGGTAAAATTACAGGTGATGCGGTGCGATACGGTTCATGGGATGACCTGACAGAGGAAGAGTGCTTGGAGTGTTTGTCCACACTAAAGCCCGACCAAATCACTAGAGACTTTTCCCACATGCTACCAGGAGGTGCGAACTAATGACAGAGAGAGAAAAGCAATTACTAGAAGTGATTCAAACGTTACGAGGTGAGGTGTACGATGCTATTAGTTTTATGGAGACTTTCGATGCTGATAGTTTAGCCGATAGCGAGGAAGAGGGCACAGAGCGCCTACAAAATAAAGAAGATGCAGTTGAGCACGCAAACAAGGTGCTAATAGAATTAGGTTTAGAGCAATAGTATATAAAAATAATATTAGGAGCGTGTACATTATGAAAATTATTAATAGTATCGGTCAAATTGTTAACGGGGAAGGTAGCGACACTACTGTAAAATTTGTTAGAAAATACCAGGATACAGAAGGCAAGTGGAAAGGCTACGAGTTTGAAACTAGCGATATGATTGCCTTTCAAGTATTCAATGAAAACGGGAAAATGACTAGCGAATATGTAAGTGATATTTTCCGCCTGGAAATAGCTGAAAATTATGCACTGGTATTAATTGGTAGTCATGACGAATACTTTGTTATGGAAGACGTTGACTATGCATTCGATACGGAAAAACTAGTTGAATATGTTAACCTGCATGAAAGCGAGATTCCCGACTATCAGAAAGAGTATGAAGAGTGGGAAGAGGAAGAGGGTGACTATTAATGTTATGTAGATGTGAAGTTTGCAGCAGCTCATTCAATCATTCGTGGGATAAAACAATATGCACGACATGCGAGGAAAAGAAACGTAAAGGCTATAGCAATGAGAATCAAAGAGTCATGCTGAATGACTTGAGCACGCTATTAGATAAGCTGAATGCAGAATATACGCATGATGAAAGCCTACGTGAAAAACTAGTAGACGCAAATATATATCCTAGTCAGTTAAAAGACATATCAGCAAACTTAAGGAGGTTACTACGATGAAAGAGTTTGGAAGGGGTTCACTAAAGGTCATGGTATGCGGGCTTGCATTATATGGTTTGCTTGTACTCTATTCACACTTAATAGTATTGGGGATGAAATAATATGAGCGATGAGAGAAGGCAGTTTTTAGACCTGGTATTATACAGCGCTGTGGAAGACGCTAACAGCGATATGGAGCTAAACCAGGGGAATATATCCCAACTGATAGATAACGGGGTTACGTGGGCAAATAGGCACCTTAAAAGCGATATGCAGTTGAAAGCAATTGATAGACATATCTTGTCAGAAAAAGTTAAGTTCGAATTGGAAAATAATTAGGAGGTTGTACAAATGGAATTAGTCAAAGGTCGCACAGTCGAAGCAGGTCAAAAGGTCAAAGTATATGTTAACTTGAATCAGCAAGGAAGGTTTTCACTAGTAGACGCTAAAAGCGGGCTTGTGGTAGCGTATGCGGAAACTGTGCACCTGGCGGACGGTAAATTCCATGTAGGCGAATCAGGTCGTAAAAAGATTCTAGAAAGCAAGCGTAAACGGGTTCATGCGTGGGTAACTGGAATACTTTTAGGGGTTGATATAGAGCAACCGAGCCACCTCACAGAAGAGGTGTACTACAATCCATATACACATGAGAAGTTCGAAGCACAGAACGGGGATATTGTCAACCATGCACAAGAAATATATTTTGTCAACAAACGATGTTATATACAGAAAGGGGAATAAATATGTATAGTATACGCATATATTGTATGCACCCACGTAAAGGGCTCCAGGTGCGATATGTCACCTTTGATACTTATACCCTGGCAACCGACTGTATAGAGGTTCTAGGCGGTAAGGAAAGCCCAGGATACACAAGTGATATGTACTTGGAAAGTGGTACGATTACTAGGGATATACTAGGCGAGTTAGTGAATGATAGGTCTATAGAATGCCCAACACTGATTAACTATTTAACTAAAACGATATAAGGAGGAGCACACTATGACTGAATTGTCAATGAAAGATTTATTACTTATGGCATTGTTTGGAGATGAGGAGGAGAAGGACGAAGCACGAAGGGAAGCCCAACGAAGGCACGAGGAGGAAGACGAGGACGAGGAAGAAGAAGAAGAAGAAGAAGAAGAGGACACAAATGATAGATTGTCAAGTCGTGAACGAGCGATGAGAGAAGCAGGACACAGAGAGACCGACTTTTTCTAGAGTCGGTTTTTTGTCGTTTGTCAAGCATAACTTTTCGACACGGTTCGACATCACCCCACCCCGTACCATTTTTTACCATAAAGGCGTACCACCCCTACCCAGGGGGCTACCC